AACATTTAACGAATTTAAGAGAATTATATTGTTCTAATAATGAATTAACTAGTTTAGAAGGTATTGAAAATCTAATTAATTTAAGAATATTATATTGTTCTCACAATAGATTAACTAGTTTAGAAGGAATTGAACATTTAACCAATCTAAAAGTATTATTCTGTAATAATAATGAATTAACTAATTTAGAAGGCGTTGAACATTTAACGAATTTAGAGGTATTAAATTGTTCTTATAATCAATTAACCAGTTTAGAAGGTATTGAATATTTAACAAATTTGAGATATTTATATTGTTTTAATAATGAATTAACTAGTTTAGATGAAATTGGACATTTAACGAATTTAAGAACATTATATTGTTATAATAATTCATTAACTAGTTTAGAAGGAATTGAACATTTAAAGAATTTAAAAGAATTATATTGTTTTGATAATAGATTTACCGATGAATATAAAAATTATTTGAAATCATTAAAAATAAGAGATTTAAGAACATAAAATGATAAAGAAATTTAGAATATTTGAACAATTAAATATATCTGATATTGATCCATATGGTGAAGAAGATTGGAACGATGATAATGATACACTGATAATACAGTTAGCTAAAAAACAAAATAAACCATTAGATCAAATAGAAATATTAGATTGTAATAATAATCTATTAACTAGTTTAGAAGGTATTGAACAATTAACTAATTTAAGAGAATTGGATTGTTCTTATAATCAATTAACTAGTTTAGAAGGAATTGAACATTTAACGAATTTAAGAGAATTATATTGTTCTAATAATGAATTAACTGGTTTAGAAGGTATTGAACATTTGACTAATTTAAAAACATTAATTTGTTCTAATAATGAATTAACTGGTTTAGAAGGAATTGGACATTTAACGAATTTAAGAAGATTATATTGCAATAATAATGAATTAACTAATTTAAAAGGAATTGAACATTTGACTAATTTAAGAGAATTAAATTGTTCTTATAATCAATTAACTAGTTTAGAAGGAATTGAACATTTAACCAATCTAAAAGTATTATTCTGTAATAATAATGAATTAACTAATTTAGAAGGTATTGAATATTTAACAAATTTGAGATATTTATATTGTTTTAATAATGAATTAACTAGTTTAGATGAAATTGGACATTTAACGAATTTAAGAACATTATATTGTTATAATAATTCATTAACTAGTTTAGAAGGAATTGAACATTTAACGAATTTAAGAGAATTATATTGTTCTAATAATGAATTAACTGGTTTAGAAGGAATTGGACATTTAACGAATTTAAGAGAATTATATTGTTCTAATAATCAATTAACTAGTTTAGAAGGAATTGAACATTTAACGAATTTAGAGAGATTATATTGTTATAATAATCAATTAACTAGTTTAGAAGGAATTGAACATTTGACTAATTTAAGAGAATTAAATTGTTCTAATAATCTATTAACTAGTTTAGAAGGTATTGAAAATTTAACGAATTTAGAAAAATTATATTGTTATAATAATAAATTTACTGATGAATATAAAAATTATTTAAAATCAAAATTAAAATTAAAAATACATATAGTAATATAAAATGATAAAGGATTTTAAAATATTTGAATCAAAGCAAGAATTAAAGGTCGGTGATAATGTTATCATAAAATATGAAGATTCTAAATATTTTATGCAAACAGGTCAAGTAATGTCTATAGAAAAAACCGGGGATTGTAATATTAGATTAGATTATACGGGAGATATTGTTGTTTTTTATAAAACTAACTTAATAAAAATTATCGGGGTTGTAGAAATACCAAGTGGTCAAATTAGAATTATGTCTTATGAAGATTGTGTTTATCTGGCAGCTATGAATATATTGACTTTTAATTTTGATAGAGGATATTATTATTATTTGTCAGAAAATAAATGGGAGGTGCAAGATTATATATTGTTATGATTAAAGACTATAATACATATAAAGAAGATTATAAAATACCAATAGTTGGTATACCAAGCGGTGAATATTTTGAAATAACATTATCGCAGTTTAATGATTTGAACGATTTTAAAATGTTAACATATAACATTAATCTTGAAATATTTACATTTCAAGATGATGATATTGATAATATTGAATTTCTTGTTAATCACTGACTATATGTAAAAAAATATAATTTATGAAATATATTAAAAAATATAGATTATTTGAAAACGTAGTTACTGAATTGGATTTATCTTATCATAATCTAAATGAATTACCAAAATTACCAGAAACATTAGAATATTTAGATTGTAGAAATAATAAATTAACTAAATTACCAGACTCACCATAAATATTAGAAATATTATACTGTGGGAATAATAAATTAACTGAATTACCGTAATTACAAAAAACACTAAAATATTTAGTTTGCAATAATAATAAACTAACCGAATTACTTGAATTACCTGAAACATTAAAATATTTGAATTGTTATAATAATAGATTATCTTATAATGATTTAAATGGTTATTGGAAATGGTATTATAATTTATATCCTGAGAGATTAGCAGCAAAAAAATATAATTTATGAAATATATAAATTAAGAAACATTAGAAATATTACGTGGTAATAAATTTCTTATTGAACGCATAATTTGTTAAAAAATGACATCTAATTTTTAATATATAAATAAAAAAATATTTTTTCTATATGAAAATTGGAAATTTCATTGAATTCTTGTACGAAGGAAAAAGAGAGGAAGCCAAAATTAATGAATTATTGGAAATAATGAAAAAACGTAAGTTGACATCAGATGAAAATGATTTATTAATATATTTAAGTAAAGGTGGTACTTTATCTGATGAAAAATCACCAGCATTGAAGTTACATAAAACAGGCGGTTACTTATATGATGAAGAAGGAAATGTTTTAACAGATGAAGAACCAGTCACCGAACCAGGGAAAGAATTTATAACGACAAAAGGTAGAAGTAGACCATTGGACAAATTACAAACTGAAGATATTATTGATGCTAGAGTATATCGTAATAAAAATAGTGAAGAAAGATTTATTTATTCCTATGTTACATTAAAAACAGATAGCGGTATTACAAATGATTGGATTATTTATAGAACAGAAGGTGGCAAAAAATTTGGTATGATATTAAATACAAATTCAGATAAATTTAAATATTATAAACAAATTGTTCCGGATATTTTATGGAAAGAATTGGATTATAGGTATGATTATGGAATGATTTTAGATCAAGATTTATATGAAGATTTCATCAATTTCATTGAATTATATACAAGAAATAAATCCGGGAGAAATGATGAAATATTAGATAGATTACATAAGAGATTTTGTACATTATTATAAAAAACACATTAATAAAAATATGAAAAAAAATAAAATCAGATTAATAAACGAAGGAATATATGATTTTTATGATGCCTATGAAGGTTCAGATACAGCAGACAAGATATTAAATTATTACGTTGATAAAATTAAAAAAAACGGCAGAGGTTCTCTAACTAGAAAAGAAATAGAAATATTTGATAATGCCAGAAAGGGAAAATTAACTCTTGATACCCCAGTATACAAGAGAAATAAAGTGACAGGGGATAAAGAAGTCGATGAAATGGGTAATGTAATTAGAATAGATGATGAAAATAAAAAATTACCTGGAGTTCCTTTTTTAACATCTAAAGGCAAGGGAAAAGAGAAAAAAAATATTATTAATGGTCGCTGCTATTGGGATGTTGATAATCCTTGTAAAGTTTATTATGTATTCAATCCATCAAAAATTAGTAGCGAAAATCCAACAGGTCTTGTAATATACAAAACGCATTCAAAATCTGAAGTTAAATTCATGGGTACTTTCATGGTGCCAAAATCCGATCAGAAAAACCTTAGACCTGATGAATTATGGAAAAATGTAAATAATAAATATGATAAAGGAATTATTCTCGATAAAGATATGTATCTTAAATTTATTAGATTCGATGAATTATTTCACTTGAGTAGATTAAATTTTGCTGAAGAACTGAACACATTATATAATGATTTAGTAAATTACCCATAATTATAATATCGAATAAAAATATATAAAAATATATTTATATATAAATAAAAAAAATTAATCCGATAAATGAACAGAATAAGTAAATTCAAAACATTCAAATTATATGAATTGAATGATAATGACATCGATCAACAATCCGAAAGAGGATCAAACAGAGAAAACCAAAAAACAGAAAAGAATGATAATAAAATTCCATTTCTAGAAACTTTTGGTAAAGATTTGACCGCCATGGCTGAAGAAGGTAAATTGGACAAAGTTGTTGGAAGAGAAAAAGAAATAAAACAAACTTGTTGGGTATTAATGCAAAAGAAAAAAAATAATCCAGTTCTTGTTGGCGAAGCCGGTGTTGGTAAAGCTCAACCTCTCACTTCAAATGTTTTAACTGTAGATGGATGGAAAAAAATGGGAGATTTAACTACGGACGATTTTGTAGTAACTCCAAACGGAGATAAATCTAAAATTATTGGAATATATCCACAAGGCCAAAAAGAAATTTATGAAATAGAATTCAAAGATGGATCTAAAACCAAAACCTGTTTTGAACATTTATGGAAAATTTACGGAATACCCAAAGGTAAAAATAGAAAATTTGGATGGTCTATATTATCAACGGGGGAAATAATAACGTTATTGAACAACACAAAATATGATTTAAAAATACCTCTTGTGAATGAAAATATTAATTTCATAAATAAAAAAAATGATTTTTATATTGAACCATATATGCTCGGAGCATTATTAGGAGACGGATGCATTAGTGACAACTGTATTAGATTTACGAATATAGATGAAGAAATTACAGAAAAAATAAATATATCACTAGATAAAAGGGGATATATTTTAAATAAAATAAAAGATTCAATATCATACAGATTGATAAGTAAAGATGGATCAATCATGACCAAATTCGAAAAGGGAAACACTTATAATATGTACATGAAGAATGTTTTAGAATTGGGATTAAATAAAAAATCACATGAAAAATTCATACCAGAAATATATAAAAATAGTGACGTTGAATCAAAATACGAATTAATACGTGGTTTATTGGATACTGACGGAAATGTTTCGAAAAGCGGAACAATAGTTTATTATACGACAAGTAAACAATTGGCTACAGATTTCAAATATATAATAAATTCAATAGGTGGTCTTTGTAATATAAAAAGTAAAAATCCAAAATATAATTACAAAAATGAAATTAAAAATGGTAAAATTTGTTATTGTTTAACGATAAGGCATCCTCATCCTGAAAAATTATTAACTTTAAAAAGAAAATTAGATAGAGTTAGTAAGAACTATCAATATAAAAATAATTTAAAAAATCAAATAATATCCATTAAATATCACAGCACTGAAGAAGCTCAGTGTATTATGATAGATGATCCTAATCATTTATATATAACAGACGATTTCATTGTTACTCATAATACAGCTATAGTTGAGGGATTAGCTCAATTGATAGTTTCGAAAAAATCACCGAGAGCTTTATGGGACAAGAGGATTTTTTCAATAGATATGGGAACTTTAGTAGCCGGTTCTAAATATAGAGGTCAATTCGAAGAAAGAATGAAAGTTCTATTAGATGAATTAGAAAAAAATCCAGATATTATCATCTTTATAGATGAAATTCATATGATAGTTACTGCTGGTGGTGAATCTGCTGGTGCAGCTAATATGATGAAACCTGGATTAGCTAGGGGAACAATAAGATGTATTGGTGCTACAACATATAATGAATATAGAGAATCAATTGAAAAAGACGCAGCTTTGGAACGTAGATTTAATATGATTCAAGTTGAACAAAATACTCCGGAGGAAACATTAGAAATACTCACAAATATAAAAGATAAATATGAAGATTTTCATCTAGTCAATTATTCGCCTGAAGCTTTGGCTGCTTGTGTTAAATATTCTGGAAAATATATGACTGATAAATTTTATCCAGATAAAGCAATAACTTTAATGGATGAAGTTGGTGCAAAAATGCATTTGGATGATAAAAACATACCGGAAGAAATGATTAAATTGGAAGCTGATATAGATGAATCGAGAAAGAAAAAAATGGAACTCATTAACGCTCAAAAATTTGAAGAGGCATCTGATTTGAGAGAACAAGAAAAGAAATTAATATCTAGATTAATTGAAGTTAGAAAAAATTATGAAGAACAGTCTAGGTTGAATAGACCTGATGTTACTGTAGATGATATAGCTGAAGTTTTAAATGTCAAAAAGGGGATACCAACAGAAAAATTTAGCGAAGATGAAGGTGATAAATTATTAAAAATGGGTGAAGAATTAAAATTGTCAATAATAGGTCAAGATGAAGCAGTAAAAAAAGTAACTAAATGTGTTCAAAGAAATAGATCTGGTTTAAGAGATCCAAATAGACCTATGGGAGTGTTTCTATTTTTAGGACCTACCGGGGTAGGTAAATGTATAGATAAAACAAGTTTGGTAACTATAAGAAATAAAATAACGGGCGAAATAGAAAAAACCGACATTTCAGGTTTTATACACACTTTAACCAATACCAATTCAATATAAAAATATAATAATTTTAAATGAAGTATAAATTTAAATACACCTTCTTTGAATCTAATTTGGAGCCGACATGTAATCTTTGTCATTCTAATTTAATTTTTAAAAATAGAGTTTCAAAAATAGAAGGAAATTATTGTGATATAATAAAATGTTCAGATGATAATTGTATAACCAACACAAAAAAACTAAAAAGAAAAGAATTATGGAAAGTTTTTTTACCAAATGAAGTTTATGAAAATTTACATAAAAAAATGTATAATATCATGTTATCTAATAATTATCTGAAAAAAGAATTTTGGATTAAGAAAGGTTTTTCTATCGAAGAATCCTTACAAAAAATATTTGAAATTCAATCTATGAATTCAAAAAAAGTCAAAAATAGATTTGTTGTAAGTAAAGAAAATTTAAAAAATAATGGATATACCAACGATAAAATAAAAAATATATGTCAAACGTCATCTATGGTATCTTTTTGGGTAAATAAAGGATATACTAAAGAAAAATCTGTAGAAAAAATAAAAGAAAATCAATCTTACGCATCAAAATTTATTGATTTTGAAAAAAGATTATTACCCTCAAACGTTGATTATTGGTTAAAATTGGGATTTTCAGTAGAAGAATCTAAGAAAAAAGTTTTTGAAAAACAAACTACTTTTAGTAAAGACATATGTATTAAAAAATATGGATACGAAAAAGGAATAGAAATATTTACTAACAGAACTAATAAATGGCAAGATTCTTTAAATAAAAACGGAAATTTAAAAATTGGATATTCTAAAATAAGTCAAGAAATTTTTAAAGAAATATCAATAACAATGAAAAGAGAAGATTTTTTATTCGCGACAAATGGCGGAGAATTCAGATTAAATAGGAAAAACGGGGGCGTGTGGATATATGATTTTACTGACGTAAAAAATAAAAAAATTATAGAATTTAATGGCGATATGTATCACGCAAATCCGGATAAATATTCCGAATTAGAAACACCTCACCCCTTTAGAAAAAATATTACTTCAGGTGAAATTTGGAAAAAAGATAATGAAAAAATAAATATAGCCAAAATTAATGGTTTTGATATATTAGTTATTTGGGATTCTGAGTATAGAAAAAAATCAAAATTAGATAAGGAAAAAATTATACAAAAATGTATAAATTTCATTAATAGTTAAAAAAAAAATAAATTTTAAATGGAAACAAAATATGGCCAAAAAGAAAATAAAAAAATTATAAAATCTATCAATGTTAATGATTATGAAATATTAACAGATAATGGTTACGTTGATATAAAATATTTACACGAAACTACACAATATGAAGTTTTTGAATTAGTATTGAACAACGGTTATTCTTTGAAGTGTGCCGATGATCATATAGTTTTCGATTCTAATTTAAATGAAATTTTTGTTAAAGATCTAATGGAAGGCGACTTAGTGATAACTGACGATGGTGTTCAAGTTGTCCAACAAATCAAAAATTTAGGATATGTTGATAATATGTATGATTTTGAATTATCGGAAGACTCCAATAAGAGATACTACGCGAATGGTATTTTGTCACACAACACACAGCTCGTTAAAAGTTTGGCAAAATATTTATTTGGTTCTGAAGATAATATGATTAGAGTCGATATGTCAGAATATCAACAAGAACATGAAGTAGCTAGAATGAAAGGGTGTTTTACTCCAGATACAGAAATAACTATGAGCAACGGTAAAACTAAAAAAATATCTGAAATTAATTTAGGTGATAAAGTTTTAACCCATTTAGGCAATAATAAGAAAGTAGTTGATATGTATATTTACAAACACGAAGGTGAATTGGATTCATATAAAATATCAAATAGAAATGTTTTATTAAACTGCACTGAACAACACGAAATATTGGCCATAAAACCAAGTATTTACAATAAAAGAATTGATAAGAAATCATATGACATTAATAACGCTAAATTTTATAATAGTAGAGATTTAAAAGAAGGAGATATTTTATTATATCCAAAAAACATAGAAAATTGTGAATCTTATAATAAATCAGTTATTGATTTAGCAGACTACGCTAAAGATTTACCTAAATATAAGTTCGATGATAATTTTGTGTGGTGTTTTAATGATATTAAAGTTAATAGGTTCATAAAAATCGATAATAATTTTCTAAGATTAGCTGGTTATTATTTGAGTGAAGGTGTGTGTACAAAAAATAAAAAAACTATAAAATTCACATTTAATGTAAACGAAAAAAATTACATAGAAGAAACTGTAAATCTATTAAAAACGATTTTCGGATTGGACATTAAGATTAGAGTGAAAGATAATCTAAGACATTCTACAAATATTTTTGTAACATCTAGAATAATAAATATCGCACTTAGTGATTTATTTGGAAGGACTTGTTATGATAAGAAATTACCTGATTTTATGATGACTATAGATAATAATATGTTTCATAATTTTTTCGAAACAATATTTTATGGTGACGGAACCAAAACATTGAAACGTAAAATGGTTTATAAGACTGTTTCAAAAGATTTAACATCCCAATTAAATACGCTTCTTAAAAAATTTGGTTATTCTTCACAATTTAATGAAGTCGTTCATAAACAAAAATCGAAAATATATAAAATTTTTAATACTATATTAACTGGTTTTAATATTGATAAAATGAACGAATCTTTACCAAGTTTGAAAATTACTAATTTTGAAATAAAACCAAAAAACATTCAAAGAAATCAGTATCAGGATGATAATTATTATTATTATAAAATTTTAAAAAAAGATAAAATTTATTATAAGGGTCCTGTGTATGATATCTCAATTGAAGATGATTCTACATATATAAGTAATGGAGTATCTGTACACAATTCTCCTCCGGGATATGTGGGTTATGGTGAAGGCGGACAATTAACGGAAAAAGTCCGAAGAAAACCTTATTCTGTCATTTTATTAGATGAAATCGAAAAAGCACACAAAAAAGTTTATGAAATATTTTTACAAGTTTTCGATGACGGTGTAATGACTGATGGTTCTGGAAGAAAAGTGGATTTTAAAAATACTATTATCATTATGACTTCTAATGTGGGAACAAAAATGTTAGGAAGAAGAAATGCTATAGGTTTTGCTGCTAAGGAAGAAAAAAAGGATGAATATAATAAAGAACTCATTAAAAAAGAATTACATAGACAATTTTCTCCAGAATTTCTTAATAGATTGGATGACGTCATTGTTTTTAAATCTCTATCAAAAGAATCTATATTTAAAATTATTGACATCGAATTAAGTAAGTTAAAGAAAAATTTACAATCCAAAGGATTGACATTAAACTTATCTGATAATGTTAAAAATCTATTAATGGAAAAAGGATGGAGTGAAACTTTAGGTGCTAGGCCAATGAAAAGAGCTATTCAAAGATACATTGAAGATGTTATTACTATGGAATGGCTAAAGAAATCCATTAAAGATGAAATTAATATGGATTACAATAAAGACACTAATGAATTAACAATTAACGGAAAACCGGTAGATGTTGATGAAGATTTGAACGAAAGACTTATAACTAAATATTCCAAATTTAGAAGAGCATCGAAAAAATCCATAATGAGAAGAAGAAAAATAACATTGAATGACCCAAACGACGATTTGATTTTTAATTAATATCATATTAAATTAATTAAAAAAAAACACCATTAATTTGATTGATGGTGTTTTTTTTAATACTAAAATGGGTTGTAAAAAAGTTGTAAAAAATACAATTTCGGTCAGTAATTTTTAATATATACTATATACTATTATAAACTATTTATATGTATATTTATATAAGAAAATAAAAAAATTACTATGGAAGATTTTAAGAAGAAAAGAAGAGTTAAAATTTTCTTTACAATGGAAGAAGATGTGAGTAAAAGATTTGATGAATATATCGAAAAGGAAAATATCAACAAATCTATACTCATTCAATATCTAATAGACAAACATCTAAAAGAGTTAAAAAAATAATTCTAAAAATAAATGAAGAAATTTAATAATATAAAAGAACTCATTGAATATAGCCAGGATTTCGATCATTCTAAGGAACTTCTTAAAGAAGAGGGGGTTGTTTTCACAGATAAAGATATATGTAATCTAATAATAAATAAATTAATGCCATCAATAGATGAAAAAATATGTGAACCTTCTGTTGGTAAAGGCTCTTTTGTTTTTAATTTATTAGAATATTTTGTGAATCTAGGACATACCATTAAAGAAATTGTGAATTTTACTGAAAATAATTTATTTTGTTTTGAAACAAATAAAAACATATTTGATGAATTTAAATTATTATTATCAAATTATTTTGAAATTTATGGATATGACTATAATTTAGATATGAAAAACATGTTTAATTCTAATTTTTTAGAAACTGATAATAATAATTATGATGTGAGCCTGGGAAATCCTCCTTATATAAGAATACAAAATTTAGATAAAGATTATCTAGAAACTTTAAAAAAACAATTTAAATCTATATCCATTGGTAACGTTGATATATATTATGCTTTTTTAGAAAAATGTTTAAAAAATTCTAAAAGAATAGGATTTATAGTTCCAAATTCTTTTTTCAAAAATAAATCGGGTAATAATTTGAGAGATGTTCTCTATGATAGAATTGATTATATTTATGATTATGGAACTTATAAAGTGTGGAACAAAGTATCGACATATACCTGTATATTAACTTGTCAAGAAAAGAAAATTGAAAAATTAATATACGAAAATAAAACCAAAAGAATTGATATATTAAAAAATGAATTAACTCACAATAAAATATGGATTTTTAACAAACAAGAAAAAAGTCATAATAAATTAGATGATATGATAATTAGCATAAGCGGGGGGTTAGCTACATTAAAAGACAACATTTATAAAATAGATAGTTTTGATGATAATTATTGTTATAAAGACGACTTTAAAATTGAAAAGGAGATATGTGTACACATCCGTCATACTCAGGATTTCTTTTCAGAGCTCCAATTACAACCTCATTTATCTTATTCTGCCTAGCCTTTCCTCTAGAATCGGATATGCTACTAAATGAAAGTTCATGTATTTGTTTAATTTCTTCTTCCGAAAATGTAAGATTTTTCATATTATTAGTTCTAATATATATTGATATTACATATCAATGAGATCAAATCTATCTTTAGCAAAATATTTATTTAAATTCAATTCATTATAAATGTTATTACCGTATAAATCAGCTAGATTGTTCATGTCTTTAATGTTCTTTTCTAGATAATATTTAAATTTAGAACCCTTTCCTTTTGATAAGTCGTTGAAAAGTTTTTTCCACAAAAAAACAGAATATCCATCATCAATCATATCTTTTGCTTTTTTTTGTCCAGCTGAATCGGCATCTAATATGAATTTTAAATCCAGTTTTTCAACGTTTAAAGGTGATATATCGGTATCTAGTCCAACTAAAGCAATCGAATTCGGAAAAAAGGTACTATCTAAATATCCTTCAAAAACATATATAGAATCATCAAAATTAATATTAAGAAAATTGAATAAGGCTGACATTTTATTATAAGGTACAGATTCTATTTCATCTAATGGATCATCCGGGTGAATCATGTTATAAATTTCTTGAAAATTAATAAACTTGTATATACGTTTTTCTTTATCATATTTTAAATTTCTTAGTTGCATTCCTAAAATTTTATCAGATGTTCTATTTAAAATGATTATAACTGGTTCATTCCATTTATCAGTTATATGATAAATACCCTGATATATGTTATCGTGATTAAATATTTTTCTATTTATTAGATAATTATGTTGTATAGATCCAGATATTATCGGTGAAATATTAGATAAAGATCCTTTGACTTTATTAATATTTTTAAAAAAATCATCTAGATTTATCAATTTATCCAAATTTTGAATAATGAAGTCATCTTTTTTAGAGTATGACCAGTTTTGATCAACATAATTATAAATTTGCATACGTTTTTCTGGATCAATATCTATTCCGAAATGATTACAATATTTTATGAAAGGCATGCTGCAACTATCGTCGTTATAACATTTCACGAAAAAATTTTTCAAATAAAGATGGGCGCGCTTCACATTGGGCCGATTATGACTATCGCCACAAATTGCACAAGCAAATGATATTTCTTTCGGATTTTGTTCGTTTGGTCGAACCACCAACTCCATTTTTTCTGGAATGGTATGAGCTTTGTTCAAGATATCTTGAACTACATTTTTTATATAATTTAGATCTAGTTTTCCTTTTTCAAAATCTTTTTTAAAATCCATTTTAGTTTTTCTCCAATATTATCTTTATAACTTATTCTTATTAATTTTATATCATTTTCTAGGCAAAAGTTCGTTTTAATTTCATATCTAATTTATATTTAATCTATCTTGTCCTATTATTTCAATTATTCCAACTATTATATGGATTATTTATCAAATTAACATTGTAATATCTACAATCATTACTTACTTCGGTGGTTGCCCAAGGAGGCAAATTGAATTTTTCATTTTCACTATTTAATTCAATTTCACCAATTACGAGTCCTTCATTTTCACCTTCAAAAATATCAATATACCAATATTTTTTGTCATAATTGATAGTTATTCTTTTTTTAATTATTGTCTTATCACATATTTTTAATATTTCTACCGCTTCATTATACGGTATTTCATATTCAAATTCTTTTCTTGTTATATTTTTTGTTTCTCCTTTTATTGTAATATATGATTTATCGTCAACAACTCTAATTCTAATTGTTTTCTTTATATTATCACATAAATAACCTTGTTCTATTTTACATGTCCAATTAGTTAATTTAGATATATCTAATTTATTCAAATCAATTAAAAATTTACGTTCAATTTCATTCATAAGACTAATTTTTTTTATAATTTTTATATCATATTTTTATTTCAAAGTTTTTTCTTAAAATTGACATTTTTGACATTTTTATTTTAATATATAACAATAAAAAAAATATATGATGACATTAAATCAGAATGGAATGGATAAAATAATACCACCTGGTGCAGAGATGATAAAAGATTCTGCATTGTCGGATAGTGAATTAAATGATCTGAGAGAAAAATTTAAAATTCAATATGCTAAATCTAAGGGGTGGGATCCGAATAATTTGAATTCTGAACAACTTAATGAGATATATTCAGATAAGAGATGGCAATCACCGGGATTATTGTTATCTTAAAAGTTTAAATTTTTCAAAATTATACCAACCTGTCAATTTTTTTATCATAGTTTATAAAATTATTGGAGATGTATCTGACCAAGTTCTATATAGCCCGGCGTCTGGTCTGAGAATTAAATAATTACCTAACATACAATTATCTACTGTCCATATACTTCTTCCGTTAAATTGATATTTATTCTGCGATATTTTATCTCCACCGTTATCTTCTATATAATTTGATATTTTTTCTATTATATTGGATGATGCTTTATTAACCTTTATCCATTTATTTATTGCATTATCTTCGTCGGTGTGCCATAAATTTTTAATAGTAACTTGATTTGGATTTATTTCATCAATTCTATCAAATAATTCTTTTATAGAATGTTTGTCGTAAACGTTGACTAAATTTATGCTAAGTCTTAATATAAAACCGTATGATTTTATATTTTTACAAACTTGTTCTAAATTAAAACTCATTTTTTCTTTAACTGTTATAATGTCTAAATTATTTAAATTATCAAATATATCAAAAACAGAAACAGAAATAGTTTTAACACCGACAACTTCTTTTAAAAAGGATAAATTCATATCATTTAGGAGAACTCCGGTAGTTTGAATTTCAATATCGAACCAATTATTTAATTTTTTATTGAAATTACCTATTTTTTCCATGAACAATTTATTTTGCATTGGTTCGCCTTTATCACTAGTGATAACTATGTTTTTACACCCTTGTTCTTTAACTTCTTTTAATTTATTAAGATATTTTTGATCGAAGTCTATGTTTTTAGACATATCTTTATATAATCCGGGATCACCACTTATTCTTGCTATACAACTTTTGCAATTGTTTATACATCCTTTCAATGGAACTGATATTTGTAAAGATGATATTTTGAAAGATAGTGCTTCTTTAATGTTATTTATATAATTGGTTTCCATATATCTATTCAGACATAATGGACAAATTGATTGGTTGGAAGAAATAAAATCTTTATATTTGTATATCATATTTCATATATATTAAAAAATAAAACTAAAATTAAACATTTGATGTTTTTCTAAATATAATAGATAAAATATTTGATAAAATGTATATTGACGATGATGATTTTTTTGAATTTGAACCGAAGTCCTTGGATGTTTCATCGACGTTCAATTTTACATGTAAGTTTAAAATTATAGATTCCGACAATGGATATAAGTTATCTATTCACAAAATATATAAAAGAAGTTTATCCAAAGCTAATCTCAATATAATTGAAAACTTAATTGAAAATAGAAATATTCCAATGTTGGTGAATGATGTATCTGGTTTAGAATTGGAAAATTTCAAAGTAAATAAATTGTATGACGGCGAATTTGAAATGAGTTATTTTTCTAACGGGTCATTTGATATTTATCTGGGTAGTGTCATTGAAAAATAAATCTATTTTTCTTTTAAAAAATTTTTTTGTTTCGACAAAATATCGTATTTTTGTGTCTTCAAATTAAAAATAAAAGTTCTTTTTAAATTGGTTCCTTTTTAGATATATTATATATTATAGATAATAAAATTAGATTAAATTAGATTAAATTAGATGAATTAAATTTAAATTAGATTAAAGGAACATCGGCGCATTCGTCTAGCGGATACACCCTAACGGGTGTGAGGACACTCTCTTTTCGGGGGCGCTACTGAAAGTGTTAGAAACAAGTGGGTGCAAGTCCCACGTCGGTCTTATCGTCTAGGGGAATTCCATCGGATATCAATGGATAAGGATTCAATCGGTTCTGATTGAGACATGGGTTCGAATCCCATTAAGACTACGAATTCATTGAACATTTATTAAAGATTTTTAATTTCATTTCTAAAACTCATATTATGAAAAAGTTGATTTTTATCTATTTAGTTTTAATGTTAGTTTCTATTTAGTTTTAATGTTAGTTTCTTGTAATAGTCTTGAAATAAAGAAACAATCAGATCTTGAAAAAAGTGGTTACAATGGATATGTTAAAAAGATTACGATGATTGGGTATGATCGTGTTTTTCATCTTAATGAAGATGAAGTTGAAAAAATTATTTTGGAGTATAACGAATATGGTTTTATTGAAAATTCTTATAGTTATTATCGTGAAGAATTGAAAGAATATTCAAAGTGTAAATATGATAAAAATAATTTTTTAATTGAAATAACATCATATAATAGTGATAATACTATTAAAAGTGTTGATAAAAACTACAAATATGATCGATATGGGAATGAATTAAGTTCTGAAAGTTATAATTCATTAAACATTTTAGAATCTACATTTCAAAATGAGTATAAATATAATGATAGTGGTAATATTCTTCAACGTATAATGAAAATAACACATTATAATAAAGGAAGCGACAATACTATACTGAGATCATGAGTAATAGATACACTTAATTATATTTACAACAGTAAGGGTATGTTAATACAAGATGGACATAAAAAAATCAATTATGATGATAGTGGAAGAATTTTAAGTGAAACTTTTCATGACACATCAAAAGAAGTCTATATTTATAATAGTCGTGGTATTTTAATTCAAAAGAATTCTTTTTGGGATGGTTCTTTAAAAATTATTACCATATATGTAGATTATGACTTGAAAGGAAACATTTTGGAAAAGATGTATAAAAGCATAGTCAATGATGATGATACATTATATACTATATATAAATATGATATTGAATATTATTAAATGTTTGGATAAAAGATGGATTCACAAATAGAAAAAAAGAAGAGAAACTAAAGTTTCTCTTCTTTTTTCATTTTTTATAAATCTTTAAGAAATTCTTTTATATTATAATTACCTAGAGTGAGATAATTTGTAGAAGCTATATTACCATCATGCGGAATATAGGTACAACCACTATTTAAAAAGGATATAAGTCCCTGTGCTCCACAATTATGAGACATAGCTAACATTCCACTAAGAGTGAGGTGATATCCTCTTATAATCTTATTATTGTATTTATCTAGATATGGTTTAAGAATTGTGTGATTTCTTTTAAGATATATTATAACAGCTGCCTTTTGTACCTCATAAGAACCAAGAAATTCTTTTTTAGATACACCGCCAAATCCAGCGGATGATCTAGCTGAAGGACCCATTTGCCATCCACCCCAATAAACACCATTTTCGGCTTTAAAATTTTTTCTGGATTCTAATTCGGATAACATTTCTAAAAATTTTTCAGCATTTTTTGTAGTATCCTCTGAATAATATGTCACAAAAAATATTCTTTTTAATAATTCTTCTTTACCTATGGATAAAGTATTGGAAATTCTTTTTATATAATCATCTATATGTATTGAATCTGGTACATATATAGTATCAACTTTTGCGTTATTAACAACTCTTTTAATCTCAAAAAAATTGTTATGTTCTAAAATATATTTCCCCCCGAAAATGGTAGCACATAAAAAAACAGCAAATATTAATGAAATTTTTAATATGTAAAGTTTTTTATATTTTAGAAAATATACGAATTTTTTTTTCAAAAGAAACCAACTCATTTGACGAACATGACTGAGATAAAAAAGATATGTTTCCCAGTAGATTGATAGTTCTTCATCTTTGTGATATTTTTTTTTGTCCTTTAGAAGGAAATGTAAAAGTCGAAAATGTTTCATTTTATTTCTATGCAATTTATCATGAAAAGTTTGAGAATTTATACGATAACGATTTTAATATATAGTATAAAATAATATCATTAAATGCCTGGAGAAACAATAGGTAATATAGGTCATCAATTTAATTATGATAATGTTTATTTGAGAATGGTTACTTTAGCACTGGCCAGAACAATGAACAAAACAATAAGATGGATAAATTATTTCAAAGACGAAAAAAGATGTATAACTGTACCATTTAATTATAAAATGTTTGGTTCTGAGAGATTTTTATTAGATTCATTTGTTGATGATATAACAGACACTAGGGTTGAATTAAACACGGATCAAATACCAAGAGGTATAATATCATTAACATCTTTTAATTCTATAAGTGACGAATTTGCAAATCCTAATATTTATATACCAAAAGAATGTAAAATTAGAAATGAATTGAAGAGAATAATAACTAAAGTTAAATCTGTCCCAATGCAATTTAATTTTGATGTAGAAATAAGATTAGATGATGTAAGAGATGTGTGGTTATGCTCTGAAAAAATAATGATTTTATTTTTTAATTATTTTTTCTTTAGTATGGATTATTATGGTCTGAATATTCCATTGGTATTAGTTTTACCTGATGATAGAAATATTGAATTGCCAACAGAAGGAGACTTAACAAGTGATAAAATTAAATCAATTAAATTTTCTTTAAACGTAAGAGGACATTATCCTATATGGAAAGTTGATACTGATAATGTTGAATGTTATAATGAAGAATTCGAAAATATTAAACGTGTTTATTGGCAGGCTTATGTTCATGATATGGAAAAATTGAAAGAGAGAAATGTTCCTGAAAAAGTAAATGATAGTGACTATCAGAATTCTGATCATAGAGAAGTAAAAGATATTGAAGATTTTAAAGGGAGATCTTTCACTGTTGATAATCCAAATTATGATAAATTCGATGTTTAAAAAATAAGTATAATTTATGAAAAAAATTTTAAAACACATTTGGAAACATGTTGTTAAATGGAATGAGTATATTACAATACCGATCGCTATTTTATTATGGTATTTTAGTCCAGTATTCTTGCATTGGATTGATCCAACAGCGGCCACTTATGATTCAGGTATATTTCAAATAATATTATTTAGCACCATACAATTATTATTTTATAACGGTATTGTGTGGTTGGTTTTGAAATGGACATGGCCTGGAATATATAATTTTTTGGATACCATTTTAGAGGAAAAAATATTGGGAAATGGTTCGATTACACAATGGGAGAAATGTAAACTTGTCATAATGATATTTGCGATATATTTCATTGGTATAATATTATTATCTAGAGTGATTTAAAAAATTAAATACATACATGATGCGTAAATTATTATTATTTTGGTTTTTATTGATTATAACGTTTCCATCGTTGTCTCAAAAAATTTATATTGAACCTAAAAAATTCGATAATAAAATCGTATATTGGTTTTACGAACAACCAAAAGAAACATATATTACATTATATAATACAGAAGAATATGTAATTACACAGAATATCATATCTGAAAGAGATTGTTTAAAATCTAAATATGATTCTTATATTGGTGTAAGAGAAAATGGAAATAATGCGGGTAAAGAAGTAGAATATTTTTTAAAAACAGCTGGTTTAGGCAAAGGGAATCCTTGGTGTGCATCGTTTGTATATACTATGTTCGTTGAATGCGATAATGCTTTTATATTGAAAAGTCCTGGTTGGGTTCCTTCTTGGTTTCCACAGAATAAATTAATATATGTTAGAGGAAAAATAGACAAAGAAAAACCAGAACATGGAGATTTAATTGGAATATATTTTCAAGAAAAAAAGAGATTGGCTCATATTGGTTTTTATGATTCGGAAACAAAAGATTTTATAATAAGTGTTGAAGGAAATACTAATGAGGAAGGAAGCAGAGAAGGTGATGGTGTTTATAAGAAAAAAAGAATTAAAAGAACTATACATTCTATAAGTTCTTGGATTGAATAAACTATTATTCTAATGATAGGATACCGATTTTTATATTATCGTTATCTTCTAATTCCTGATTTGGATCGTCTACATAAATAGCATTTATTTTGATGGATCTCATTCTAACTAGTTCCACGAATTCTTTATGATCTTCCACCAAATCATGATTTTTTAATTTTTCATATAATTTCATTAATGATTTTTATTTTTTTATTTTAAATATATATCCAGTTCGCCGTTAAAGTTTTTGAAAACTTTCTCGAAATTTTTTACAATTACTTGTAATGATATGTACATCGATGTTAAGATATCTGTGACTCTCTCATAGTTATCATAACCATATACTGACATATGTTGAACTGACATATTTAAAATTCCATTTACAAAAACATCTCTAAATATTGAGTTTTCGATTTTAAAGCCTCTTTTCTGATCTTCTATAATTAAATTATACATGTCATTTCCTAATAAATTTCTAATTTTAAAGTATATTTCGTTTGTCGCTTTATCAATCATTTTTGAAAACAAATCATTCAATTCATTTGTTTTTAATTTATCCAATTGATAGTTATCTATTGCATTAAAAACATATTCTTCAATAGTATCCACATATATTCTTATAACTTCTCTCAAAATTTCATTTTTTCTTCGATTTCCAAAATTCATATTCGGAATCTTTATATTTTTTATGTTATTTATTTCTTGAAAAAAATTATGAATTTTTAATTTATCTATAGCGATTTTTCTTTCTTCTTCACTGTAAATAACGTTTTTTTGTTCATATTGTTTATTATTTTTTTTCCAAAAAATAATGAAATTTTTTATTTTTTCGCCGAAAGATTCTGATTCATTTCCTTTATCAACAAATGTTTCTTTTATTTGTTTAATGACATACAAGATAGCAGCGAAAACTCCAAACGAAATGAATATCGATGGGTAGTTTAGATATAACCAATTTATAGCAGCTGAGAAAAATTCATCCATTTATATTTCGATATTTTTTTGTTTTATATATTAATTTTTAAAATCGGAAAAAAGAATGTTAAACACAACAAATTGATTATTCCCATCTATATATGAACAAAAAGAATTTTATGTTTTATTATTACGGAAGAAAGAAAAGAATTATAAATTATTATCCAAAACCAATATATAACAAGATTATAGAACCCTTCGCTGGAAGTGCTTCTTATTCAATGGAATATTTCGAAAAAGATGTGATTCTATATGAATTAAACTTTAAAATATATTCTGTTTGGAAATATCTTCAAGAAGCATCAATTAAAGATATTTTAGGATTACCAATCTTAAAAAAGGGTGAATGTCTTAACAACCCGGAATTTAATCATTTAAGTGATCCTGAAAAATGGACAATAGGACTATACTTAAATCCTGGTTCCTCGGTTCCAAAGAAAAGTCCTGGTAACTTCTGTGATTGGGATGAAAAACATAGATTATCATTGAGTTCGGAATTGTATAAAATAAAACATTGGATTATAAAAAATGAAAGCTACGTAAATTGTGAAAATGTCAAAGCTACTTGGTTCATTGATCCACCATATTCAGGAAACGGAGGAAAATATTATACTAATAATAAAATCGATTATAATTCTTTATCCGAATGGTGTAAGAACTTAAATGGTCAAATTATAGTTTGTGAAAATGAAGGAGCTAATTGGTTATCATTTGAACCTTTAGTGAATTTAAAAGGACAAAAACATAATAGAAAAGAAGTATTGTATTATATTGAAAATAATTAATATAAAACTATGGAATACTTATAAAATGAAAGAATATGATAATAAAGAATACTGTATTGAATATCACGTGATAGAATATGACATCGACGACGTCAATTATGGTAATATAATTACGAAAATATTCAAATGTATGTTAGCATATAAATATCTAAAAATAATAGATAAAACACATAATAAGATAAATTATTATAAAGATAATATGAAACATAACGACTATGGGCCATCAGTTATTTCGGATTCTAATTCATTTAGTTATTATATAGAAGATAAAAAGATCAGTGAATATGAATTTAAGAATAATAAAAGGACAAAATTAATAGAAGATATGTTAAATGACATTTATCAAAAATAAAGTGATCGGTGTCATGGATAATATATATAAAATAACACTAAAAGATAAAGATCTTAACGGTTTCCAAAAAAATGTTGATTTCATATTTGATGTTGAAAAATTCAAGTCTTTAATATCTGAAGATAGAAATGGAATAAACTCACAGGATTTTTATATCGAATTATTAATAGAGTCAATTGAAAAGGAATTCAAAAGAAAATATAATATAAATTAAAAAATATGTTAGAACTAAATAAAATTTATTGCGGTGATACTATTGAATTTATGAAAAAAATAGACGATAAGTCCATTCAATTAATTTTAACAAGTCCACCCTATAACGCATCTCAGAGAAAAGATGGTTTTAATAATAAATATCCTATTGACGATACTCATACCGATAACATGTCAGAAAAAGAATATTTAGATTGGTTGGTGTCAGTATTTAAGGAGTATAGTAGGATCATTAAAGATAAAGGAGTGGTGGCATTTAATATGAGTTATACTAAATATTCTCCGTCTCTCCCATATTTTTTAATTAATAGAATATTCAATGAAACAGATTTTTTAATAGTCGATACTGTTGCATGGGAAAAGAACAGCGTAACACCTTTTCCTGGGCATAAAAATAGATTGACTAGAAAAGCTGAATTTGTTTATATATTTGTTAAAAAAGATCATTTAGATGATTTTGACGCCAATAAAGAAATATCATCAATAAGTAAAACTGGTCAAAAATTTTATAAAATATATTATAATATACTTAAAACTAAAAATAATGATGGTGCAATAAAGGAACATCGCGCTTGTTTTTCTAGCGATTTTGCAAAATTCTTTGTTGATTTATATTCTTTCCCCAATTCAATAGTATTAGATAATTTTGTAGGAACAGGTACAACTTGTTTAGTTTCCAAAAAAATGAATAGATATTATATAGGTATAGATTTATCACAAACTTATTGCGATATCGCTAATAAAAGAATTTATGATTAATTAGATAATTTCATTTAACAGGTCGTTTTTATTTATTGGAACAACTCCAACTTTTTCACATACCATTCCACCAGCAATATTAGATATTCTTGCTGTTTCTTTTATATCCACACCATTAATATTCAATAATGTTGCCACTGACATCACAGTATCTCCAGCACCGGACACATCAGCGACACTTCTTTTTTCGCCTTCTATATGACTATGAACAATTTTATCTTTATCTTTATAAGATAAATAAATCCCTCTATTACCCATAGTAGTATAAAAAATGTCTATGTTCTGATCCTTCATTAACTTTTCTACAAATGGATTAATTTCTCTATATTTTTCAATATAAATTTCTTCATTTAATCCCCCTTTAAGTTCATTAAAATTTGGTTTAAATATTCTAATATTTTTATAGGAATTAAAATTTCTATATTTCGGATCCACGAAAATAGGAATCTTTCTCTTAATAGAAAGATTCATGATATAATCTATAATTTTCTTTGTTATAACACCTTTATCGTAATCTTGAAAAATTATAGCATCTATTTTATTATTAGCGACAGCATATATGATATTTTCTTTTAATCTCAGGAATATATCGTCATCTATATCATTTTTTGTTTCTTCATCTATTCTTAACATTTGAGTATTATTTCCTATTATTCTAATTTTATTGGTGGTTTTTCTATTATTTGATTTATAAATGAAATTTGTTATTAAACCATTTTTTGTTAATAGATCATCTAATTCAAATCCCCTTTCATCTTTACCAATGATAGAACATATGATAGGAGTAGCTCCGAGTTCGAATATATTTAAGGCCACATTAGCCGCTCCCCCCAATTTATTGATTTTTTCTTCTATATCAACAACCGGAACAGGTGCCTCGGGAGATATTCTTTCAACCTTACCCATTATATAAGTGTCCATCATTATATCACCAATAATGATTATTTTATTTTTTTTGAAATTATCGAATAAATTTTTCCATCTCGTTTTCATTTATATTTATGGTTTTATTTTTTTAATATATATAACTAAAAATTAGGTCGTTGATGAATAAAAAACTTGAAAATTTTATTTTTTCTGAAGAACATCCGGATTCACATATATTACGTTTCTCTGAATATAGAAGAGGATCTAATGAATACGGTCAATTGTTCCAAGATTTAATGATGATTCTTAGATTAAAAAAAGAAAAAGATAAAGATGAAATTATTTTGAACAAGAAGGATTTAAAGAACATAGATTTATATAAACTTATAAAGTTATCTAAAAATATTAAAGAGATGAGAAAACTCGGAATGAGTTTTGATATAGAAATAAAAGGAGATAAAATGAGATTTTATAATCTTAATAAAGTTAATAAAGAATATCATTTGGAAAATAATAATATAAAGTGAATAAAAACTTAGAATTATTGAAGAAATTAATTGAAGACACAAAGGAAGATAAGGTAAATTGGATAAAAGCACCAAAACCATATGTTAGTTGGGGAATTGCTGCTTCACGTGATCATTGGAAAGGTGAAATGAAAATCACGGAAGATAAAAAGATGGTTTTTACTTTAAATTATAACGTTGATGATTTTTCAATGTCGGAAATGAATGTATATTTTATTAATTCAAAATTAAACACTAGGGAAATGATATGGAGTATAGAACCAGGTATATTCTCTTTTAAAACTGAAAATAATATAAAGAAATTGATAAGATTTTTAAATAAAAGAGAATTGGAAAAAGAAAAAGAAATTAATGGTCCATTTTTAAATAAAAATTGGGAAGAAGTAGTATATTAATTACGAATCAATTATTCATCAAAAGCATCTCTTAATTGTTATTCATCTTCTCCATAAGGATCATCAATAGTGACAATTCTAGATTTTTCTTTATTTTCCTTATATTTGGAAAAAAATGAATAATATATAAAACTAATATATAAAACTAATATAGTAAAAAAAATATTGATATGGAGAAAATCATTTTAGTACATTACATTGATGTTGGAAATATGTCAAATAGAGATGCCAAAGAATATTTGGTCAGATACATAGATAAGATGCCCAAAGATAATAATATTATAAACTATTTTATTCCGACAAAAGGAGAAAATAAAATTGATTGTTTAAATCCTAAACTGGTATCAGAAGATGAATTTAATCATGTAAAGGGAATACTAGACAGGAATCAAAAATTTGTAGATGATATTATGAATTGGAAAAATATTTAAGAGAGAAAAATATTATAAATAATTTTTTTATTTCAAATAAATATAATATCTTTGTATTACAATTTTAGAAAAAAATGACTTATTTTTAATAATATATAAAACAAAAATATAAAATAAATATATAAAATAACAATTTAAAAAAATTAAATAAAATGATACACATTTATAAACATAGTAAACATTCATCCTTTAGCTCAAAGTGGTTTGCCACTATCGGGGTGTTGATATTGTTATGTCTATAAGAATGTAGCATAAAACTAAATAAACCCCGATGACTAAAGTTGTTGGGGTTTTTTGTTTTATTGTTCTTTGAAATGTTGATTTAATATGATATACGCATGGTGTAATGGCTGCATGAAAATCTCCAAAATTTTAGGTCCTTGTTCGATTCGAGGTGCGTGTGCATAGAAACTCTTTTTCGGACCTTGTAAAATTTATATATGATAATAAAAAATTGTTATGATAAAATTATATAGTGAAATAGAGTTTGAAGAAGCTAAAAGTAATGAAAAGTTAAAATTACAATGTGTTGTTTGTGGTGAAACATTCCTGGTTTGATGGTATATTCTGACAACCACATTGGTTCAAATCCAATCTTTCCCACAAATGGGGGTGTTGCTCAGATGGTAGAGTGACGTATAAAAATGTAAATTACTGAAAGCATTTTAAGCCGTGTGTTGCTGGTTCAAATCCGGCCATCCCCTCGGTGATCGTAGCTTAACTGGATGAAAGCACAAGATTGTGACTCTTGTAAATGAGGATTCGAGTTCCTCCGATCACACAATAAGGCTCTTTAACATAAGTGGTAAATGTACTGGACTGAAAATCCAGAAATCCAGATTCAACCTCTGGGGGAGCCACAATTTTTGACTTCGTAGCTCAATTTGGTAGAGCACTAGACTTTAAAAATAGGAGCACATAAATAAGAAATTTTTATGTGAATTTTCTCAAATTCGGTGAACTCTTTAAAATGACAACACCGAGCCAAGCCTGAAAAGGAAGGTGTAGAGACTAGACGGGAAACATCTAAGTCGTAAGATATGATGAAGGTATAGTCCAGACCACAAACTGAAAAGGTAATGAAAATTATAGTGGTGAAGTTAATCTAGGGGTTATGGGTTCGACCCCCATCGGAGTCACAGAATTTTGAACTCATTATTTTTATGGAAATAATAAAAATAATGAGTTCAAAATTAAAATAGGACAAACACATTTTTTAATTAAATATAATAAGGCGGATTGACGGAAGTGGGAACGTACTATTCTCGAAAAATAGAGTCAGGATAAAACCTGTGAATGATCGAAGCATTCATCCGCCGCAAAAATAATTGGAAAGTTGGGCTCGTTTCGACTACGAAACTTTCCGCGAAGCGTGAAGCGTGGTTCGATTCCACGTGTGATGGTTAATGCATCAAGCATAGAAGGTTAATGTCGCGCTAAATATTGGAAGTTTGACCGAGAGGTAAGGTACCAGTTTGCTAAACTGAGGTCGGGATAAAACCCGGACAGGATCGTTACCTGTAACTTCCGCAAAATGGTGGAGCCCATAGGAGAGGTTAGCTGTCTTGAAAACAGTGAAGTCGGTGAGGCCCCGGCGTAAGAGTTCGAGTCTCTTCTCCACCGCATTCGACTCCGTAGTTTAATATGGGGTAACAGGTAATACTGTTAAAAAATGGATTAAAAAATAAATGAGTTCATAGGTTAAAGGTAGACTAGAAAACTCTTAATTTTCGGATTCCAGTTCGATTCTGGATGAACTCACAACGATGACATAGTGGTTGTATAATTGAATCTCTCAACATTTTCTTGTTTTTCGAATATTTTGAATTTGGTTATCATCTCAGTTTTCTTCATTTAATCATTTTTATATCAAATATTTAAACGTTACTTAATCAATTTATTTCTTTAGTTTTAATTTTTCTAAAATATTTTAAAACTATTTGAATCATATCAAATATATAAATTGATTATGAAATATGTATTAACATCAATTATTTTATCTCTATTATGTTTAATTTCTTTTTCGCAAAAAATAGATGGTGTAGGTAAATTTAGAATAGATAAAACCAACATATCTATAATATCTAGTATAGAAAAGGAAATTAAACAAGAATGTGGAATAACCAATAAATTAGAATTTTATTCTAATAAGGAAAGAATGACATTCGATGAAATATTATTAGAATCCAGTGAAATTAGATTATTTTATCTTTCTGAATATACATTATCTAAAATCAAGTTAATGGATTTGTATTTTGTTTTTTATAAAGATTATTTAATAGAATTAAGATGCGATAAAAATAAAGAATTAGATTTATTTTTAACTAGAAAACATGGTAGACCTATTATTGAACAAAAAACAATATCAAATATTAAAAATTTAAATTTAGTATATGATGAATATGTATCAAAATATACATGGCATAATAATAATATAATAATTATATCGTTTGAAAAAAAACAGAATTTTAATGGTATAATTAGAAATGCTGATTCGTATTTTAAAATATACGATAGAACGTATGAAAATCTGATAAATAGAATTAATATAATATGGTAAAAAAAATTAACAAATAATGGAACTAAAAGATATTATAGAACAATCTAATACAATAGCAACAGAAAAAAGATTTTGGGAAGATTATGATATTAGTATAAAAAAAATGAAAGGATTGCCCGATCAATATACAGATGATGATATAGAAAGAATTAAAATGGCTTTTTATAATGAAAAGATAGCATTGATATTGTCTGAATTAGGTGAAGCAGTTGAATCAATGAGATTAGGTAGATTTTATAAAGGCGGAAAAAAAGGAATAGAAGAATTGTTAAAATCTTCAAAAGAGAGTAGTATGTATCCGTCAACATTTATCACTCATGTTAAAGATACATTCGAAGACGAAATATCAGATACCTTTATAAGATTATGTGATCTTTGTTATAAGATGAATATAGATATAGAAACATTCATTAAATTGAAACTGGAATATAACAAAAGACGAGACGATAGACATGGTAAAAAATTTTAATATTTTTTTATTACATCAATTATTCCTATCTTTGCTTAAGAAAATTTCATCAAATGAATGAGTATAGGAATATTGATTCACCAACCATTTATATAGAATCATTAATTGAAAAAACAGAAAAAGACGAATTATTATGGGCGAAAATAGAAGACGGTAGATTTTCTAAAAAATATATCGCTATGGTAGATATACCAAAAACAAAAAAATATCTTAAAATAATCACGAATGAATTATTATTAACACCAGATTATAGTTTTTTAAAAACAGAGTTTTATATTGGAAATAGTAATAAGATTACTTTTAATACTATAAATTTTGGAGATAATGAAAAAGTAAGAATATTAATAAATTCGATTAAAAATCAATTAAAATAACGATGAATATGAAAAAATATTTCGAAAAAAGAAAATTAGTTAAATTTTTAGATAATTTAACTATTAATGATTTAACTTGTCCTTTACCACTTGGTTATATGATTTATCATAAAAATGAAATTGATATGATAAAATGGATAATTGGTTATTATGAAAATAGAACAGCATCAAAACCAATTGAATTTTTTGGAAACCGTTAAGATCTTTATCTTTTAGTGTTCTTTAATAAATAAATCCGAAAATTATCAAGATTATGTTAACGAAATGAAAAATCATAATCTTGAACCGAATAGCGAAGCGGACAGACTAAAATCAAAACAGAAACGTATTTCTTTTTTATACAATTGGATATATTATAAAAAAATTACAGGATTTTAATAAATCAAACACTGAACGACGCAAAAAATCCAGCAACGGAAGGAATAATTAATAAAAAAATATATTATATCATAATCTTGCATGAAATGAAAAATAAATTAAATATAAGAAATAAAAAAGCTTTTTTCAATTATGATATTTTGGAAAAAGAAATAGCTGGTATTGTTTTATATGGAAACGAAGTCAAATCAATAAAAAATGGTCAAATAAGTTTTACTGATTCATATTGTGATTTTATCGACGGTGAATTATGGTTAAAAAGTTTTCATATAACTGAATATAAAAATTCTTCATCATTTGAAAATAAAGACCCGAAGAGAGATAGAAAACTTCTATTAACTAAACAACAATTAAGAAAATTTCAAAAAAAATATGAAGAGAAGGGGCTTACAATAGTACCATTAAATATATTTTCTAATGACACAGGTTTAATTAAAATGGAAATAGGACTAGCACGTGGAAAAAAATTATATGATAAAAAATTAAATATTAAAGAAAGAGATATAGATAGAGATACTGAAAAATATGTAAAAAATATTTAAAAATAAAATTAAAAAATGAGTAAAATTGGTAAAAATTCACTAAAACGAGCTGTCGATTTATCTAATAAATTTGGGTTTAATATAACAATAGATGAAATAATTAATTGTTATAGCGAAAATCATCGTTATTGGCACACTTTAACACATTTATATAATATATTGGATGGTATTGATGATTTATATAAAGATAAAAAAATAGACGACAGAGAATATAATATTCTAACTATTTCAGCAGTTTTTCATGATATAATTTACGACCCAAAGAAAAATGATAATGAAGAGAAAAGCGTTGAATATATGATGAATAAATTCAACGCTGATGAATCTACTTGGAGGCAAGAAGAAGATATTAAAAAAATAGTTAATATTATTATAAATACTAAATACCATGACTCTAAAGATAGTTTGTGTAAAAAATTTAACAAATTAGATACTTCTATAATTGATGCTCAATTTATTGATATGTTGGATTGGGAAAATAAAATTTATAAAGAGTTTAAATGGATAGGATGGAAAACTTATAAAAAGAAAAGAGTGGAATTTTTGCTAAAATCTATAAAAGATCACACTCATAATGTCATTAATATTAAAAATTTAATAGATTATATTAAAAACAAGACTCCTAAAGTTGGAATTTGTTATTACGAATTAGATAAATTACCTAATATAACTGAATATAAAAAAGATATAGATGAAAATAGTAATTTGTTCGATAATATAGTAATTATTATAGTTTATAATACTGATAATTATTCTAAAGAACTAATAAAAGAATATAGTATAAATAGTAATAATAATGAATTTCATGTGCTAAAAGATTTTGATGTCATTGGATATTTAAATCATCGTAACGATAACGTGACAATAATAAAAAAACTCGAATATATGGAACAATATAATAAAGATATTGAAAGTCAATTAAATTCATTTAGAACAATTTATATTTAATATTAAATGATTTATTTTTATTTTTTATTATTTTTGTATTCATATTTCATGAGAAATGACAATAAAAGGATTAAAAAATAAGGTAAATTTGGTTATTATAAAGACTAATATTAATAAAGAATTATCAGAATTAAAAAGATATAGTCGTCGTGTCAATTACATACCTATTGGTCAAAGATTAACAGTAATTGATCCTTATGGTGAGGAAAACTGGGATAATTAAAAATATATCGTATGGGAGGCAAATGCTTAAAATCTACAATTACTGAACGTAAGACGACTGAACAATTCTATGATATTCAATCACGTTTAATTCCGAAATTAAAAGAAATTTTCGAAACTGATATTCATGTTCTGAAATTTTATCGTTCTAAGGCGGAACACGGCGACATGGACATTCTTCTAAAAATAGATGATAATTTTTATAATAAGAAAATTAATATTAGTGAAAATATCGAAAAACATTTTTCACCAAATGAAATTGTAATAAATGATGGTACGACAACATTTGATTTTGAAAGATTTCAAATTGATTTGTCGCCAGTGGATCATAATATATGGGAATCTACTAAGTTTTGGATGGATTATGATCCAACAAGTAATCTTTTAGGAAAAATATTTAGATCGATAATATTTGATAGTTGGTGGCTGCCGGGAAAAACTATATGTGGACATTTAAAATATAAACCAGATGGATTATATGCTATCATTTACAATAAATCATTATCTAATAAATTAGGTGAAATTTTAATTACTAATGATACTAATAAAATGTTCACATTTATTGGATTAGATATTAACCGTAAATATAATGGATTTGATACATTAGAAGATATTTATGATTGGATTATTTCGTGTAAATATTTTAAACCACAAATATTTTTCTTGGAAAATTTAAATCAAGATGATAGAAAAAGAAACAAGAAACGTCCAACATTTTGTAATTTTTTGAAGTTTATTGAAAATTTTCAATTCGATAAAGAAAAATTAACAAATGAAGTATCATTAGATTTAATCAATTCTAGTTTTCCAGAATCTCACTTACTTGAACAAATTGAAGCATTAAAAAAACAAGATGAAAAAACACAAAATATTAAATTAAAATTCAATGGTAAACTTGTAATGGAATGGACTGGATTAAAAGATAAAGAATTGGGTAATATAATTAAAAAATATCGTCAGTTAAAAGGTGAACAATTTTTTATTGAAACAGAAAAAGATTTAATTAAATTGGATTTTCATGAATTTTTTAATAATCAAAACAATAATAACTAATTAAAAATATAAATAATATGATAACAATGATAGTGAATCACGAAATCGTGATGAAAGAGTATGAAAAAGAATCTCAGGAACTCATTAACATGTTGAGAAATAGCAACAGTAAATACAAGAATACCGATGTAGAAAAAATGAAATGGGCATATAGTTTCTCTTATTTTAAAAAGAAATCCGAAAGTAATTCGGAATATTATGAAAGACTTTATCACATGCCATTTGATGAAAGACTAGAAGAGGAAATAAAAAAAGTTAGAGTTAATATCGCATTAATGGCCGGTTATTTTAACATATCTGATAGAGTTGAAGGTGTGTCCGATAGTGTTAAAGAAGCAGTTAAATATATTACTATTCAAAAAATGGTAAATGAACAAACACAAATAAATGATAATGATGTTATTGATTCTATTCCGCTCCCTAAAGAAGAAATGATTCCTACATCATTAGAAGATCAATTGAAAAACGCAATTGAAGCTGAGGATTATATTGAAGCAGCTAGAATTAGAGATGAAATTAAAAAAGATAAAGATATTAATATATAATATAAAAAATAATTATTATGAAAAATATTAAAACCAGTTTAAACGAATTTGTTAAAGAAGATGATCCTTATGGTGAAGAAGTAGATGAACAAACCAGATAAGAAAAAATTGAAAATTTGATAAATGAATTTAAAAATAAATTTCATGATCCAACTATTCCTGGAAAATTTGTCGATGAATTCCCTACTTGTGCAGATTATAATGATAGTCTAATAGATGAATATGCTGATACCAAGTATCTACGTCTAGATTAGAATCTTGAAAAATACTTGGTGTGATTTTTATAACGGATTGGTGAATGTTGGATGGTAATCAATTTTCAATTAAAAAATATGATTATTTAAAAACAATATATAATAAAAAATAATGAATTTTAATGATAATTGAATTTAATAATTTCATTAACGAAAATTTGTCAAATCAAGAACTAGCTGAAGATCTTAAAGGTGCCAATTTTATCAATATAGATTTCAACGAAAAAAATAAAAATTGGGATATTAGTTATTGTAAAAACGGAAAAAAATTCCGTGGGGGGTCTTTTAATTCCACCACGGACGCACACGAATTCTTAAATGATAATAATATAGATTATAATGGTAGAGATGCATATTTGACTATGAAAAAATTTAGGGATAAAAATGATCCTAAAATTCCTTTTCCTAAATATCAAAAAGAGATTATAAATAGAGGAATAAAAGATATGTTATAATTTCTATGAAAAATAATTTTTTTATTTCAATAATTCTTTTTATATTTGCTTCAGAATAGAAAAAAATGAATTATTTTAATAAATATATAAACAAAATAATAATAAAGTAATACAATAAAAAATGAAGAATATCCTAAATATCGTTTCACTGAACAGTTTAGACCTCTTACTATGTTATAGGTCGATTGGGTGAATTATATTCAGTGATAAATTATAAAAACCCAATCTGATTAGATTGGGTTTTTTATTTAAATAAAAAAAATATTATGATAGTGAATATTGATATAGAAGTTAACGTGAAAGAAGAAAATGATATTTTTTCTTGTTATGTACCGGAATATGATATTATTTTTAGTACAAAAAATAAAAATGACATAGAAAAGAAAACTAAATCATTAGTGAAATCATATTTTTCAGCTCTACATAACGATAACATGAATTGTTCTTTGATATAATACAAAAATGTCGATGTGATGGAATTGGTAGACATGCGGCTCTTAAAAAGCCGTGAGCTTAGCTCGTAAGGGTTCAACTCCCTTCATCGATACAAAAGCCCACGTGGTGAAAATGGTAAACACCTATCTTTGAGGGGGATACGCCTAATGGCTTGCAGATTCGATTTCTGCCGTGGGCACCAAGCCGAAATGTTGAAATTGGTAGCCAATCCGCACTCAAAACGCGGTGTCGTGAGACGTAACGGTTCGAATCCGTTTTTCGGCACAAAGCCTCTGTGATGAAACTGGCGATACATGCGACTCTTAGAAAGTCGTGTCTGAAAGGGCGTGTAGGTTCGAATCCTATCAGGGGCACTAATGATATAAAAGATACAAGATTTAAAAAAATATTTATAAAATATGATATTTCAATAATTAAAAATTATTAGAAGAAATTGAAAAAGGTTAAAAATGTGAATTATATAAAAGATAATGAAATTGATATTGATATAATAGATAAAAAATCGTATTCATATATACTTGGGTTATATCTCGGAGATGGATATATAAATAAAATGAAAAGAACTTATAGATTGAGAATATTTTTAGATAGTAGACAAGATTTAGTAATAAAAGAATGCGAAGAAAATTTAAAAAAATTATTCCCTGACAATAAAATTGCAATTTTAAAGACTATATATAATTCTGTAATAATATCTGTATATTCGAATTTTATCCCTATAATTTTTCCTCAACACGGCTTAAATAAAAAACACGAAAGAAATATAAAATTAGAAGAATTTCAAAAAATTATATTAATCAGTGATTTTTTTATGAAAGGTCTTTTCCATTCTGATGGTTCTTTTTATTTATCTAAAAATTCTTATCCGAGATATATTTTTACAAACAAATCAAAACAAATAATAGAAATGTTTAGTGATTGTTTATTAGAAAAAGGAATAACATCAAGAATAAGAAAAAGAATGAATGAAATTTATGATATACAAATACAAAATAAGAAAGATGTTGAAAACTTATATCCTATTCTTGGAGAAAAATATATTGAAAAAAGATGGAATAATCTATCCTCATCATGATATAGATTCAGTCAACTGTCGAATATTAATTTTCAGATACTTCATAGAATGAAATAGCATTAGTTCCTATTTTAGTTGCTATTAAAGTAAGTAAAACCGAATCATCTGTCCCCCAAGTTGATAATTCGTCACGAGTTAAACTTGTATTCATGGATGAAACTAATTCAAATCCGGTTATATTCTGTTCATAATCATATTGAAGTTCGCCAAATTGAATTTCGAAATTAACTATTGAAGATCCTGCGGCGTATGGTCTTGCCACAACCGTCATATAATTTACTTCTCTAGTTGAACTAATAAATGGATTATCTTTTTTATTTATCTTTGCTGTTGGTTCTATTTTTGCGTATAACATACTTAATTTTTTATTTTATATATTGAAATTTAAATCTAATGATTTTTTTTATTTTAATAATTATTTTTATATTTGCTTCATAGTGAAAAAAAATAGTAATAAATTATATGTTAGAAATAAAAGGAAAAGTCACTATAGAATTCCCGATTATTAGATAAAAAATAAAAGGCTTAATGACCTTTCATTTTTCTCATTTCTCCGCGGTTTAATTCACGACTTTTCTCATTTTCCCGTCTTTCTTTTCTTTCTTTCCAATTCATTGAATCACCACAATCTTTCAAATTTAATATAGGTTTTATTCTATCTATGATAGTTGCAGTAGGTTTAATTGCTTCTTCTATCACCGTTGGATTTTTATAAGCTTGTGGAGATTCATCTAATGTTGATTTACCAACTGAAGTAGAAACAATATCCTTCATAGAATATTTAAAAGAATCTAGACTGACTTTACGTTTTGCTTCTCCTCTACTCATAACTCTACCTGCACCATGATTAGCAGAATAATTCCATTCTGGATTGGATCTACCCTCACATATTAACATACCATCTTTCATAGAAAGAGGTATAACCATTCTTTCACCTTTATAAGATCTAATCGCTCCTTTACGTATGATTAAATCTTGAAAATCGATATAATTATGTATAGATTCTATTCTATCTATTTCTTCAACAGATAAAACTCTTAAAATATTTTTTATAATTGTTGACCTATTAAATTTAGAATAAGCCTGAGCAAAAATCATATCCATATAATAATCAATAGCGAATTGACTTTCAAGATACTCCATACCTTTCATATCAATTTCAAAATCAATATCTAATTCTTTTTTTGCTTCCTTAATTTTAGTTGCGACATTAGAGCCAGAAAAATTCTTTCTAATATATTCAATCTTATTTTTCAATAAAACATTTCTTTTATCAGATAAAATTTTTCTAGATACACCCATGTGATAATCACAAACCATCTTACCAAAATTTCTAGATCCAGTATGAACTGTAATCCAAAAATCATTTGAAATGTTTGATAATCCTATCTCACAATAATGATTTCCACTTCCAAGTGTTCCTATACCCATTTCAGCATCCTGTTTCATTCCTATTTGTTTTTGTTTTTTCAAAAACCAATCATAGGTGAATTCAATAGATGAGTAATTAGTATTAAATTTTCTATTATAAGATATGATAAACTTTTTAGCCAAATCATTTACTTCATCCCATGAAAAATTCTTTTCAAAATATTTCGACGGAACTGATGAACGATTTTGAATATTATTACCCATAGGTATAACATTTCTAATTTTTTCATCATATTTTAATAGTCTATCTTTATTGGTTGTAAAGTTTTTACCGATATTAACAGAAAGAACTGAGCATCCAATATCAACTGAAACAACATTAGGCACAATTTTTTCACACAAAGGCATAGTAAACCCAACTGGAGCTGTGGCCCCAGCATGTATATCTATTTGCATTACAATTGGTTCTGTAAAAGCTGGATTCGAAACCAAATTATATACTTGATTTAATGCTGTTTCCTCTACATCATCAATCATAATTTTTGCGGTCGTATATTTTCCCTTAATTTCTAACATATATTTATTTTTTACAAAATTACAAAATTTCATTGAGATAAAAAATTCCTTAATCTAGATTTTCTTATATAAATACTTTGTCTACTCCTATTTAATTTTTTAACACTTTCATCTATCGTATTTTTTAATATAAATTTATCTTCATCTTGAGTTCAGTTCTTGGATTTTTTTTTAATTAATCCCAATTTACTCTTCACCACATAAAGTCTTTTTTCTATATTTTTTTCGTTCTATTTAAGAATGTTATAGACTCTTCACTGATTTTTTATCTTAATCAAAAAGATACTGCTTTGATTTTAGATTATTTAAAAAAACAAAAAAACCTCGCCAACAAGCGAGGTTTATTGAAAAAAATGTATATGTATATCAATCTACTAGTTTAACGTCGATAGCATTCAATCCTTTTTTTCCTTGTGTTAATTCAAAATCAACTTGATCATTTTCTGTTATTTTGTCAACTAAACCGGTAGCGTGCACAAAATATTCATTTCCTGTTTCATTCTGGCGTATATGTCAATTTTTGATATGAACATAAAAAATAAATTCTATGAAAAATCATGATAGTAATACTAAATTAGATTTTCTCATTTATCTGCAGTCTAACAAGATTATTTAAAATTAGAAATAAATGAAACTTTTCTATTTATATATAATATACGAATTGTAGAATTTTCTACAATAAAAAATAATAAAATAAATAATATGAATGGAATTGTAAAATTTTTTTCTGACAGTAAAGGATTTGGCTTTATTTCGGAAAAAGGAACAGGAAAAGAGTATTTTGCTCACGCTACAAATTTAATGGACAAAATAACAGAAAATGATGAAGTAGAATTTGATTTAGCTGAAGGTAGAAAAGGACCAATGGCTATTAATGTGAAATTAATAGATTAATCAATATAATACATTTTTCTAAAAAACCCAGAAATAATCTGGGTTTTTTGTTTTCATACATTTTTCAATAATTTCAAATAAGAAATTATTTTCTCCGTATTTATCAAAAGATCTTTGCAATTTTATTGAAGCATTGACATCTTGAAATAAATCGTTATATCAAATATTTCATAAGTTATACTTGGATATTTATTATAATACCATTTCCAATAAGATTTTAAATTATTATAAGGTAATTTATTACCAATACAATATAAATATTTTAATGTTTCTGGTAATTCAGGTAATTCTGTTAATTTATTGTTACTACAATCTAAATATATTAATGTTTTTGGTAATTCAGGTAATTCAGTTAAGTTATTATTATAACAATTTAAATATTGTAATGTTTCTGAAAATTCTGGTAATTCAGTTAGTTTATTATTATAACAATATAATATTTCTAATGTATCTGGTAATTCAGGCAATTTAGTTAAATTATTATCCCCGCACCATAATCTTTCTAATGTATCTGGTAAATCAGGTAGTTCAGTTAATTTATTATTATCACACCATAATCTTTCTAACGTATCTGGTAAATCAGGTAATTCAGTTAATCTATTATTATAACAATATAATATTTTTAATGTATCCGGCAATCCAGGTAATTCAGTTAAATTTCTACCGGATAAATATAATTCTGTAACTACGTTCTCGAACAATTTATATTTTTTAATATATTTCATAAGTTATATTTATTTGTTGGGAACCTCTTCCCACCCCCAATCTTCTTCATTATACGGATCTAATTCAGGATTACTTATTTTTTTTAATTTACAAGGAAAATATTGATCATGATCAGACATATCAATTAATTCAGGTTTGTGTGTTAATCCTATGTAATATTCTATAGACGAATAACGAATTGTTTTTTTAATATTATTTATCCACACGATAATTGTTATTTCAAAACATAAACTAGTCGGTTTTGACCCATTTCGCCAATTATATCCATTTTCTTCTAAAATTTTCATCAAGTTGTAAAATTCGGATATATTATTTGTTTTTATACATAATTCTGATTTTTTATCAGCGAATTCGTTAAATTTTAAAATATTACTCATTGACCCTTGTTATTTTATATATATCCATATATATTAAAAAATAAATCAATAAAAATGACCACTAGAGGACGTCCAAAAAAATATAAGGATCAAGAAGAAGATAAAGATTATATGAATAAAAAATTATCTAATATAGGAAATCTGCAAAACGAAATAAATTCAATGATAAGTGAGATGGATAATCTATCTAAAGATTTAGTTCCACCAAAAGATTTATTACCTGGAATTGATTTTGAATATATCAATCATGATTACGATAAAGATATTGAACTTATTAAAGAAGAAGCTAAAGAAACATTGGATTGTATTTCTAGTTTATATTTAGATGATGATCACATGAAAAAAAAGAATGTTAAAAGCATCATTAAGAATGATGCCGAACAAATAAGTAATATAAAATTCTCTTTATCTTGTGCTAAATTAGGATTAGTTAATTGCATGAAACAATTGGATGCTGGTGCGAATGATCCAAATATGCATGTTGCTGTCAATTCTTATCAAAAAGAAATAAGAGAAAGTTCTAAAATGATAAATGATCTTTTAACAAAAATGAAAGCCTTTTATAAGGAATTAAGAGATGAATATATTCACAAAGAAATTATTGAACAACAAAAAATGGAAGATCAAAAAGCGCAAGAGCAAATAACTGATGATGATGTTGTCATTTTTGATCAGAAAAAATGGAATAAGATAATAGACGACTTTAAAAATGACCCCACTTTAGTTAATAAATTGCTTAAAACAAATGATTAAATTTTACATGAGATATTTCATTTTATCATTTATCATTTTTTCTTTATAATAAAAATGAGAAAATAGATATTTTCTTTGCATTCTATTTGTCGTATGATCCAATTCTTCTTTTTTTAGTTCGTAAAATCTTTTGTTTATATTTAAATCGGGAATGATTGCGTAATAATAAGAATATCCAAAAAGGGACATGTATCCAATGGCGACTCTTTTTCCTATAATACGTGAAATTTCTTTTTGAAAATCACTGCATATATTTATTTTATCATGTGGTATTTCACTATCCATGTTGAGATAATTGATTACTAAATGTTTCTTATCGTCATTAAAACAATAACAATTAACAGATTGATCATTGACTCTATTTTCGAATCTTATTATGTCTTTTCTTATTAAAATATTTAAGTCTTCTCTATTTTTAATATAAATTATTTCACCACTGGGTATTCCCAATATATACTCTGATATATATTGGTTAGATTCTAAAAATAAATTATATTTTTTTACCATGTTATAGCTTCTATTAAATCTATTATTGTTTTGTAATTTACATCTTCAAAACAATATCTTTCTACTTTTATTGGAATAAAACCACCAGATATTGGTTTTTTCCAAGTATTCATAAATCTTATGAAATCTCTACTTTTAAAATATTTAATCTGATTTGGTGTCATATAAATTATTTGACCTGTAGGAAGCCCAATTATTTCTATGTTTTTATCAAAATTGACTTTGTTTTCGGATTCACCTTTTATATAATCATAAAAAGTATTCCAATTTTCGTTAAATTTCTTTATCATAATATGTTTTGTTTCATATAATATAACGGTTTTTGTCTTTTGGTTCTTTTATTTTTTTTGGATTTCTTTTGCTTATTTGTAAAAGAACCAATTTTCTTTCCCATTGATGCAATATCACCACTACCAATTTGACCAGAACCTGATTGCCATACAGATCCAGGAGTTGATCCAACAGTAGGAGATACAACATTTCCCATGCCATTCCCGTTCGGTGTTGCAAAAGCCACTCCTCCACCGTCATTTTCTCTAATGTATTCTAAATAACTTAATAAATTATTCATTTTCTTTTATTTTTTTTAATTGATCTATTGTTTCAAAACATCTACCAGCAGGTCATTGTACGTCAACTGCATTTCCATCTAATTCAAATGGAGGTTTTATTCTTTCATTCTTTATCACTCTATCACCTATTTCGAAAATATCTTCATCTTCTTCATCGTAAGGTTCATCTTCATATTTTTCGAAAAGATAAAATTTTTTGATCATTTTAATGATATAATTTTTTAATATATATATTAAAATAATTTTACAATAAATATGAAAATGTTTGAGGAATTTATGCAAGCTGATTATGAAATGGATCAAATAATCAATAAAATAATAGAAAGAATAACATATTGGTTTCAAGATGGTTCTTTTTCTCTAAGTGCTACTCCAGTTGAAATGACAAAAAGCACAACACCAAATGCATCAAAAAGGTCGATCATGGTCAATTTTGCTGACGCAGAATTCTATTATCAAATGATTATCAGATTCTTTATTGAAGATTTAGAAAATTGTGATTTAATTATTAAAAAATACGATCCAAATAACATGGATCAAATTGGTGGAGGTAAACCAATTGCTCAAATAGATTTGACAAACGATAAACAGGTTAAAATAGATGATGTAAAAGAAGATTTTGTTATTCAACAAATAGATAAAATGAACGATAAAAAAGAAAATCCAGACGAAAATAAAATAGAGGTTCCAAAAGAAAAAGAACCATCTCAATCACAATCTACAACGACGCCACCACCACAGTTGCCAAATGGTCAAGAAACACCCACACCACAAGGTACTCCTCCATCGCCACAAGGTACTCCCCTCGAAGAAGAGCAACCTTCTTTATAATAATATATACTATAAAAAATATATTATGGAAATAGTTACATCTAGCTATATGATTCGCAAATTTAGAGCTATTAAGGAATTCGCTTTAGATTTGGGCACATCTAAAACAAATCAAGTTGCTAAAGAAGGTAATAGGGGTCCTGGTCAAGTAATAATAAAGATCAAAGATCCATTTATAAAAAGATATCAACTTAAAAATGATTATTATATTGTCAAATCAGGTAATATAGGATCTCTATCATTTTATATTGATAATGGTATGGGGAATAATGAATTTAGAATCTATGATCAGGATAAAGAATATAAATTTATTTATAATGATAAGATAGAAATAAGAACTTATTTGTCAGATATACTGGATAAAATACTCAATGAAGAAATAGAACCAATTAAATTGGATATGAACATGGAGGAAAATATAGAATTTAAATTAGATAAAAATTTATCACAGAGGGAATTTGTAGAAAAACGCAAAGAATTGTCTGAAGACATGGATAAAATGGGTATTAGAATGCCTCGAGGTAATTAAAGTTCTATATTTAAATCGATTTCAATTCTTTTCATTAAAAGTTTATCAGTTTGTATGTTATAAACGTCTATTAGTATATTTTCATTTCTTTTTTCGAATTTATATTTTGGTCCGATTACGTTTTTCTTAATCATTATATGACATTTTTCATAACTTATTGTCATATATCCTTCGTTTACATAAAGTTCTATATAAAATGGATATTTATCGAGAATTATTTTAATCATTTTAATGAGTTGATCTCCAAATTGATTTTCGTATATAATATAATCGTTCTCAATTTTTGGGGATATATAATTCATTATCTCATCTTTATTATTATCGTTAAAAACAAAAAAACCGGTTTCAGAATACTGAGTGGAATATTTAATTAATTTATTATTATACAACTCATTGAGTTTATCCCTATCTACTAATAACGCTTCACCACTCGGGACACCTATTATCCAAATTTTACTATTGTCTATTTCGAAATTTTCAAAAATTTTTTTACTTTTATGTTTCTCCCAAATTTCTTCACCATAAGGATCTATGTCTTGATATTTTTCTCTATTTTCTTCTTGTTTAATATAAAAATCTAACATTTCATCTTCTGTTTTTAAATCTTTTATATCACACCACCAATTAATATGACGATCATCTTTCAAAAATTTTACTTTCATCAAAAGTTTTCTAGTACTACTTTGTTTTATTTCTATCAATTTACATTGAGAATTTGCATAACGATCGGGGATACACCAATCCGGATTCCATATCCAGTAAAATATATCACCTATTTTATATTTTGGCTTCCATTCTTCGAAATTATCGAATTTTTTAATCATTAAAAAAGGTTTTTTATTTATATATAAAATTCAAAAAAACAAAAAATAGAATATATAATATATGTCATATGATTAAATTACAATAATAAAGAATCATGAGAAAATTAAATAAAGAAGAGTTTATAGAAAAATCAATAAAAATTCATGGGGATAAATATGATTATTCAATAGTCGATTACAAAAACACAAAAACTAAAATTAAAATAATTTGTAAAATTCATGGAATGTTTGAACAATCTCCGAATGGACATTTGAGTGGTAGAGGATGTGAATTGTGTGGAATAATCTCTAAAAAAATGACTTTTCAAAAATTTTTTGAAAAGTCTATTGAAAAACACAACAACGTATATGATTATTCGGAAGCAAAAATAAAAGATAGCAAAACTAAAATTAAAATAATTTGTAAAGTTCATGGCATTTTCTATCAAAGACCAACAAATCATTATAAACAAGGATGTCCTAAATGCGCAAAATATTCGAACACAGAAAACTTTATAAAAAAGGCAAAAATCTTTCATGGAGATAAATATGACTATTCAATGGTCGATTACAAAGACAGTAAAACTCCAGTCATAATTATTTGTAAGGTGCATGGTGAATTTTATCAAAAACCAGGCATTCATTTGAATTGTTGTTGTCCTTCATGTTCCATCGACAAATCAAGATTGAAGAAAATGGATTTTATAACAAAATCTATACAGAAACACGGCGAAATATACGATTATTCAAAAGTTGAAATAGATGGTGGAAAGAAAGTTGAAATAGTTTGTAAAAAACATGGTTCTTTTTTACAAACTCCAGATAATCATCAGAGAGGTAAAGGATGTCCGATTTGTAATGAAAGTTATGGAGAAAGAAATATTCGCAATTTTTTAAAACAAAATAATATAGAATATATTAGACAAAAAACATTCGATGATTGTAAATACATTAAAAAATTGTCATTTGATTTTTATTTATCGAAATATAATGTCTGTATAGAATTTGATGGACAACAACACTTTTGTATCATAAAACACTTCGGTGGAGAAAAAGCTTTAATGGAAAATAAAATAAGAGACAATATTAAAAACGAATATTGTAAAAATAATGAAATTAAATTAATTAGAGTAAAATACAATGAAAATATTGAAGAGAAATTATCTGAGATTTTTCACAGCATCGATAAAATATCTAGGTAAATATTTTCTACTATATCTTAATAAATCGTTGAAATTTGAATCCAAAATAAATGTATCTGCATGATCTGTATTTGATCTTACACTACGACCATAAGACTGAATAAGATCTTGACAGGTTTTAATGCGATAAGATTCAGGGTTGGATTCTTTTCTAGCTTTTATTTTATTGGATCCTAAATTTGGAAATGGAATTTTTAATATTATCTGAAATCTCGATAATTCTTCATTTAAATCTAACCCAGAAGACATACTTGGACTTACTATTACCGATGATTTTTTGTTTTTTAAATGTTTTTCTAACATTTCTTCCCTATCATTTGAATCATGAAAAATTAATCTTTTGTCTTTAATATTTTCTTTTATCCAATTACTTATTTCGTAATTTGTTGTGTGTATGATACCTTTTTCGTTTTCATATTTTTTCAATATTTTTTTTATTATCGGTATTTGTTTTTGAAAAGTTTCTCTTTTTTTATCATAATTCATTTTACCACAATCTATATAATAGATTTGTCTGTTTTCGATAGGAAAATCTGAATCTATTTCTTGATAATCTGATAAATTTACATCTATTCCATTTATATTTGAAAATGTTTCTTTATCCAATAAAGTTCCACTCATAAATATAACATGATCATATCTGGAAAAAATAATATCATTCAAATAAACATTTCCCCAAATTGGTTGCATCAAAAGTTCAACTTCACCATTTTTGTCTTTTGTAAAGTCAAGTATCCAATTATTCTCGTTTTTTTCATAGTATGTCAAAAAATTGTCGAATCTTTCTTCGGCATTTTCAATATATTCTATAAATTTAGCGTATATCTCTTTAATTTTAGATTCTGTAATATCACTTAATGATAATTCAAAATTTTCTCTTAATTGAGCAATATATGGTATAAAATCATTATTTAGAAAATTTATAAATTGACCAACGGATTTTATATTATTGAATTTCTTTTCATATTTTTCTATTATTGAATTTTCAATACCGTAGTTTTTTAATAATTTTGGACTCAATTTAATGGAAATATAAGAACAAAAAGTTTCTTCGAACAAATGTGCTTCGTCTATTATGAGAACATTAGCTTTTCTAGAATCTAAAATTTCACTAACGTAGAATGCAAAACTGTTATATAAATGAAAATTGGTTAAAGACACATCACCAGTCATCCATTTTTGTCTATCAATATCATATTGACAATTTGTACATGGTATTTGTTTGAGTGATTTGTTCAACTCTTTTCCTGTTCTGCAGTCTGTTCTATGTCTATCACATCTGTAATTAGATTGACCTCTGAGATCATTAATGAAATCAAAATCGTTTCTGTATTGATCTTGAAGTATTTTACTGTTGGTTATTATGTCAAATTTAGCATTATTGTCCAAATAATTTCTGTACCAATTCATAAACATTATACTGAAATAACTTTTACCAGAACCCAATGGTGCGTTTAACATTATAAAGCGTTTATTATTATTTATAGCATTTTTGGTGAAATTGAGCATTTCAATTTGTTGCTGCCTTGGTTTTAAATCTAATGGAAAGTATATATTTAAGTTTTCTTCTATGGAAATCATAAAACATATATGATAAAAATATATTTTTGTTTTTAGAGTATTTTATATTTTCAACAAAATAGATTGTGCCCACCTAAACTGGGATAATAATTTGTTCTATCATATTTTATCTTTTTCATATTGTTCGTTTTTTAGATGAACAAAGATACAAAAAATTTGCGAGAATTAAAAATCTTTAAACTTTTTAATTTTGAATTTTTCATTCAATTTATCTATAATATCGGATAAATATTGTCCTTTTTGTAATTCTATTTTTTTACAGTGTTGTTGATTCTCAAGTTCATCCAAAAATTCATCCCATTTATTAGTTAATAATTTAATGAAATTTTCGTCACTTCCTCTGTCTATATATCTTTGAATATAAGACTTTTTTATATCTCTTGACGGATAAACCAAAGTAAATTCTATTCCATTCTCGACCAGAGCATCTCTTACTACTTTATGTGATGATACTAAAATAATATCAACTTTCCCAATATTATTTTTAATATGTTTAATATAGTTTTCAGGAAAATCCGGATTTCGAACTCCCTTTTCAATCCAAGAAAATAATGAAGAATCTGAATCCAATATAATTTTATCTTTATTATTATTGAAAAAATGTGTTTTGCCACAACCAGGAAAGGCAGATATTACTAATGTTTTCATATGTCTTCAAATCTTTTAATTTTATATTTTTCTTCTATTTTTTCTGGTTGTACAATTTCACTTTTTTCCGTATTTTGTTGTTTTGGTTTTTGTTCTACTTTTTTAATCATTGTATTAATAACGTTTTTACTTATTTTTATATCGAAGAATTCACCTCCTCTTATTTCACCACCTTCAATTTTGCCGTTAAGAAATCTCCCATCAAATATTAAACCATTTTTAAATATTCCGTTATACCAAGTCCCATTATACCACACACCACCTTCCCATGTTCCATATTTCCATTGACCGTCTCTAAAAACACCATAAACCCATGTTCCGTTAAAGAAGACACCAGAATTAAATATTAGATGATTCTTTAATATCTCTAATCTACAGTTTTCAACTTCACAATCTAGAAACCAATCAAATTTATTATCTATTAATATTCTATCAATTTCTGATTGTTCTGTAATTATTTTATCTCTATATTTTAATTCTTTGTATCTTTTCATATTTTATGTTTCTTTTTCTGTTCAAATTTAACGTTTCATTTTATTGTTTATTTTATTGATTTTATCTAAATCTTATATCCCATCCTACCATTAAACACATATTTTGATGGAAATCTGCTACTTTTACATTTTCATCATTATATATAAAAAATTAAAAATGAAAAATAGATTTAAACTTCATAACTTATAATATATATATAAACAAGAAAATAAAAGTTTGTAATATGCTTCAAAATAAAAAATTTCAGAGTAATGAAACACAAGAAATTGTCACTATAAATAGTGACAATGGTGTTTTTTATAATTTGAGTAACGGCGCAAATATAAAAAAGGATATTTTTTTCCAAAAATTTTCAGAAATGGTTGATACCAGCAGTTTTTTTCAACAACAATCTGCTGCTGGATTGGCTAATCTAGTTGATCAATTTAAAAATATTGATTCTAGAAACGCAATAGATGGTAATGCCGAACCAATCGTTAAATATTTACAAGACGCAATATCAGAACAAATACCGGCTCCACCGGAATATAAAGAAATGTTACTTAGAAAATTTCAAGAAGAACAAGCCCATAAAGATTTATCTCAATATAAAGTATATGAAAACGAAGATGAAGCGGCTGCTGAATTTGAAAGAAAACAAAAACAACTTCAACAACAGAGACCAGTTAAATCTTTAAGACATCAGATGATAGATTCATCACAATCCCAAGTTCAAGAAAATTATATACCAACAACAAATGAACGTCAAGAATCTAATGTACAGCAACAACATAATGTTCCATCCTTTGTAGATGCTGATGAAGAATCATTTAGATTTTTTAAATCCTTTAAGAGAATGTATCCAATAAAATTGTCTGTTGATTTTGATGAAAGAATAGCCGAACCCGGATTCATAAAAATGATGATCAATAATTATGAAGGAGATATTATTAAATTCTACACTAAACAAATCATGGATAGAGTTTATAATGATCCTGGTTATTTGGAAAATAAAATTTATGAAAAATTAAAAAATATTATTTTCGAAGAAGATGAAAAAATTACTGATTTAAAAAAACAAACGAAACCAAGGACCCCAAGAACTTCAAAAGAAACAAAAAAGAAAAACACATCTAAATCAAAAAAAGATGAAGAAATTAAATAAATATGGATAAGAAATTTATAGAACAAGCAAAAAATATAAGACGCGAATATGTCAAAAATTTAAATGATGTCATTAAATGTGAGGAAAAAATAAACATATATAAAAAAGAATTAACAGGAATTCAAGAAAATTTATTATCTAATATCGAAGAAGATATTCTAAAAACTAAAATAATGGATATTGAAAAAAATCTCAAATATATTGAAAATATAATGGAACCATTTAGAAAAAAGGTGAAGAGATTAGAAAAAGAAGCTGATACATTATTTGAAAATATAAAAGAAAAATATCCAAATTACACAATAATTGATATTCAAAATGAACTCATTCCTCATCTAAAAGAAATAAAATTTTAATGGAAAATATTGATCTTACAACAACCAAAAATACTATGAAATCATATTATTTAATAAAAAAAATATATGAAATTCATAATAAAATGATTGATAACGAAGACAATCCCATTGAATATAAGTTAATATCTACAAATTTTAAATTATTAGATTATATTAGAGAAATTAACTTTGTTTTCGTTTCTGACGTTGGTATTATTGATGAAATTAAAGAATATAAAAAAGTTGGAAATTTATTAAATCTTCAAGTTTTTTTAGATCCTAATCTAAAAGAAGATAAAATAATTTTTCATACTGAAAATAGAGATAAAGAATACGAATTATTTGTTAATTTTTAATATTTTGTTTTTATAATAATTATTATTAATTTTGTAAAAAATTAAGATATATAAAAAGTTTTATGCCGCTCTGTAATGGTTAGATGTGATGAAATTTTTCAAATTTATTTAAAAGAATTCATAGAAGTAAAACAAAAAATATGAAAAAAAATGAAAAAAATAGATTATTCTAAAAAAAGGATTAATCCTAAATATTATTCAAAAATCAAAATCGAAGGGAATTCAGAACGAGAAGGACCAAAAGTATTAACTCAAGAAGAATTTCTGAATCACGAACAGGGATTAGTTTATATTGATAATATTACTAATAAATTAACATTTTTAATAAAAGATTAAATTATGAAAATTGAACAAATTATAGACCAAGACATTAGAAAATCTATGATTGGTAAATTCGAAGAGAGAACTGAAGCACTCAGAACAATCAAAACAGCCATTCAAATAGAAAAATCGAAGGATGGTAAAGAACTATCGGATGAACAAGTCCTAAAACTCATACAAAAATTAGTAAATCAAAGAACAGAATCAGCAAATCAATATACGATCGGTGGAAGATCTGATCTAGCCGATCACGAAAAAGTACTTATAGATATCTTCAAGAATTATTTACCGGAACAACTATCAGAAGAAGAAATATTTTCCGTAGTAAAAGATATAATAACAGAAATCGGTGCAAATTCAATGAAAGATATGGGAAGAGTTATGATGAAAGCAAATCAAACTTTCTCAGGAAAAGCTGATACGAAATTAGTAAGTAAAATAGTTAAAAATTTATTAAATTAAAAAATTATGGGAATTATAGATGACAACGGAGCTAGAACAATATCTAGATGGTTTAAAGATAAAGATGATAATATCATTCATTGTTTAACCATTAATAGTGTGAATCCACCAATTGTTATTAAGACTAGAAACATACAAGAATTTGCTACCATGAAAATTCTATTAGCTAAGAATGACATTAAATACGAATTAACAAATATTGATAATATATCAAAAAATTAAAACTACTTATGGGAGGAATATTCGGAGTAATATCAAAAGATGATTGTGTTAATGATTTATACTATGGTACTGACTATCATTCACATTTAGGTACAAGTAGAGCAGGAATGGTCGTTTTCGATGGCATTAAATTTGATAGATCTATTCATAGTATAGAAAATTCTTATTTCAGAACGAAATTTGAAGATGATTTGAGAAATTTTAAAGGTAATAGCGGAATTGGAGCTATTAGTGATAATGAATCTCAACCAATCTTAGTGAGATCACATCTCGGAGAATATGCAATAACTACAGTTAATAAAATCGCAAATATAAACGAACTTATCGAAAGAACGATGAAGAAAAATCTTCATTTTCTAGAAATGTCTGGTAGTGGTATCAATCCCACTGAAATTATCGCAACACTTATAAATGAATGTGACAGTTTTGAATCAGGAATAGAAAACGTATTTGATCTTATCAAAGGTTCCTGCACGATGCTTATACTCACTAAAAATAAAATAATAGCTGCACGAGATAAACTCGGTAGAACACCAATTATTTTAGGTAAAAAAGAAGGTTCTTATGCTATAGCTTCAGAAACAAGTTCTTTTGTCAATTTGGGATATGAAATTGAGAAATATATTGGTCCCGGTGAAATATTATTTATAACATCCGATGGATATGAAAAAAGAAGGGGAGCTGGTAATAAAATGCAAATATGTTCATTTCTTTGGATTTATTATGGTTTTCCAGCTAGTTATTATGAAAAAATTAATGTAGAAGAAACTCGATATAGATTAGGTAGATCCATAGCTAAAAAAGATAACGTGAATGTCGATTTTGTTAGTGGAATTCCGGATTCTGGCGTCGGTTCAGCGATAGGTTATTCTAATGAAAGAAAGATCCCATATAAAAGAGCACATAATAAATATACTCCAACTTGGCCCAGGAGTTTCATGCCACAAAAACAAAGGGATAGGGAATTAGTGGCTAAAATGAAATTGATTCCAATCAAGGATATTATTAAAGATAAGAAAATAGTAATTTGTGATGATAGTATAGTAAGAGGAACGCAATTAAAAAACAACGCAAAATCTCTATTTAGTTATGGCGCAAAGGAAGTTCATATTAGACCATCATGCCCCGCCTTGATATATCCATGTGAATTTTTAAATTTTTCTATTTCTAGAACTTCATTGGATTTAATTGGTAGAAGAGTTATTAAAGAATTAGAAGGAAAAGAAGATTCACATTTAGATGAATATGCAACACCTGGAACGGATAGATATAATAAAATGATAGAAAAAATTGGCGAAAGTATGGAATGTACTACTTTAAAATATCAAGAATTAAATGATTTAGTAGAAGCTATAGGTCTTCCAAAATGTCAATTGTGTACACATTGCTGGGACGGTAGTAGTTATTTTTAAAAATATTAAAAATTAGAAAAATATGAAAAAAGATGAATTAGATAAAATATTACCATATTTTATAATGTATTCAGATAGAGATTATTCAAATTTTTATTTATCCGATTCAACTCCTGCAAAATGGTATTATCACAAAGGTTCAGAATTTATTGAAGTGGCAAACGACTTAAACCAAGAAATATATGACAAATACGGGGAAATTGAAAATAAATTCTATTATTCGACTGATGGATATGTTGATATATTTGGATTTGGAGATAATATGCTTTGGAACTCTGAAATGGATGATAGAAAATTTATTGAAGAAAAGAACGATTATGAGGATTTTAAACCATACATAATCAATGTTTTTAACGATTGGTGTAGAAAGATGCACGGACTGTCTTTATAATTGGCACTAACGCTTCGCAGCCTTATTTAGTGCGGGCTTAATTGCACTGAACCACATTAAAAGTATAAATTATGTGTAATGAAAAATTATCCAACGAAGATGAAACTCCCGCATTGAATAAGGGTGCTGTTATGCCTCGTTTATTCTTTGTTGTTGAAGAAGTAGAAGAAGGTGTTTGGGAACAAATTACAATAGGATTATGCACATACGAAGAAGCAAAAGCATATAAAAACAGATGGGATGGTAAGCATCCAAACGCTTTTATTGTCGCTTCTCTAAATGAGGCATAACGGTTGGGTATATGTGTTGTACGCCTGACCACAAACTTAAATAATAGTACAACGCTAATTTGGCGTATAACATATATACCGTGTTATGTGCCGTTAAATTTAAAACGATATGGCTTATTACGACCACGGAGCAGCAATGAGAAAAAAAGAGTGTGCCGACAAGTATGATGAATTGAAAAAACACATTACATCAAAAGACGAAAGTGGAAAATTGAATGAGTGGTTTTTGGCACACGAACACATAGTTGATTTGGAAAACACACTTGAACAACAGAAAAAGCAGATTGAGGAATACCAAAGTTTTTTCTCATTGATGCGGAAGCTGTTGCCAAGAGTGACGTCAATTCACGATGTTATCGGTTAATGGCACATAACGGTTGCGTGTATGAAACGTAGCCACGCACAACGCTTGATATAAACCACAGACCTTGATTGGCTATAACGAACAAATGTATGGGCAGTGTGGGATTACGAAGCACTACCCTGTCAAATTACTAAAAACTTAAATACGAGAACAAATGATTGAACAACCACAAAACCCCACATTACCTATACACGGTGTTATGCCCCGTTTTTCTTCCGTCTTATCTCTTTTTGACGGTATGAGTTGCGGACAGATAGCACTTAATAGAGTGGGTATTAAGTATGATAACTACTTTGCTTCGGAAATTGACAAACACGCAATTAAAGTAACGCAAACAAACTATCCGAACACAATACAATTGGGTGATGTAACGAAAGTAAAAGGTAGTGATTTGCCTAAAATTGACTTACTTATAGGCGGAAGCCCTTGCCAAGGTTTTAGTTTTGCTGGCAAAGGATTGAATTTTGAAGACCCACGAAGCAAACTGTTTTTTGAATTTGTGAGGCTAAAAAACGAAACACAACCTAAATACTGGATGCTTGAAAATGTAAAAATGAAAGCAGAACATCAAAATATTATTTCTGAAATATTGGGTGTAAAACCTATTTTGATAAACTCTGAACTTGTTTCTGCTCAAAGATGGGATTTTTAGGGGTGATAATTTTTGTATTACAATTCTATGGACAATCGTTAATTAATTAAAAATCTTTAAAAAAAATTAATATATAATTTTGCAGATTCAAAAACTTTTTGTATCTTTGTCTTATCAAATTAGTTCATAAAAATATTGAAAATTGAAATCAACCGAAAATGATAGACCAATAGCTATATGATTATTGGGAAGGATTACGGTGAAAACTGGTGGTTGAGAGGTTTCCGGAAATGCCTTTTAGCCGGCGTGTGATGAACGAAAAGCATTAAACCCCCATTATTGGGGGTTTTTTTATTAAAGGCCCATTAGGGTGGAGTTTTCTAACAACATCATATTGTCTATCATCTTTATATTCAACTCCCTTCATTTGGGTTTTTAATTTCAATCTCCATTCTTTTGGATTTATTTTTTCAAAAATGATTATTATACTATAAATGGATCTATCTTTTGTTCTTATTAAAACATGATTTCCATCTGATATAGATTGTAGACATATTAATCTAGTTATTTCATCCGCGTTATTGTATATTAAATCTATTCCTTCATGTAGATTAGGTTTAACGAATCCAATTGTTTTTTTACGATCTTCAAAATCTTGTCTAAAAAATTTCAAATAAAAATGTTCAGTAGTTACAATATTGTAAGTTATTTCACTGGATTGTCCGTTTACTTTACTAACAAATTTGCCTTTAAATGGATTTATATTTGTTTTTAAATAAGATTCTACTTCTTTTTCTATTTCTTTTAATTTAGATTTATGTTCTTTATTTATTTTTAATCTGTGATAAAAATCATAATAATTATAATGGAATTCCTCATTTAAAATAAAATCTAAATAACGACCATCGTTTATAACCTCTATAATTATATTATTCCTTAATTGCTGAGAGAAACTATTATATTCTAATATCATATAACTATATATTATTTTTTTTTATTTCAAATAATTTTTTTATATTTGTAAAATATTTAGAATATTATTTATGAAAAAATTTAAATTTGAAATAACATTAGACGAATCAGATTTGGATGGTGATGAATTTTGGGAAAACGCTTTAGAAAAGGATGGTACAGGAATATCTGAATTGACTGAAGTTTTAGAACGAATGTTAACTGATTCCAATTTAATCATATCATCAGATAAAACAGCAAAAGATGTAATTAGGTTGGTTAGTTACGCTGATATTTAATTGTTCTGTTTTTTTATAAACAATTTGGAAAAAATAGAATATATTAAGATAATATATAATTATAGTTCTTTGAAAAATATGGGGATGAACAGGTATAGACTTTAATGCGAAATAATAAATTTGCAAGTAACGCACTTTCGATGACGCGTTTAATAAATTGGTTGATAGCAAATAAATGCAAAAACATCAAAAATAGTGCCTGAGAGTATGATGAATATTCTCACTTTTGTTACAAATAAGGTTTCTGGAACCTTTTTTCCAAAAGAAGAAGTCGAATTGGCTTTAGCATAACAAGAAAAAATCAGATATTCCGACATTTTGAAAATTTTAACGGAAGAAAAAATAAGAAAATAATTGATGGATTTACGATTTTCTAGATTATAAATCGTATATGTGTTGACACAGAAAATATCAACTAAACTTGTAGATAATTTTTAAAATCATTAAAAGACCCGGGTTCAATTCCCGGCATCTCCACATATCATTAACCCTTTCTTAAAAATAACCAGTCGATTTCGATTGGTTATTTTTTTTTGTTTTAAATTTATTTTGTATATTTGTATGATATAAAAAATTTTTAAAATGACATGAAAAAGTTAGTATTCCAATATTATTGGAGCGATGATTGTATTTGTTCAGGAACAGCAACCATTCCATTTGAATATTCTTCAATAGATGATTTTATATTTATGATTCTTCAAAAAACAGAAGAATATAGGAAAAATTACATCGAAAAATATGGCGATGATAAATTTTATAGAAATGGTTATATTGAAATACTTGGAATTGATATAAATGTTGGAGATTTAGAATATATAATTGAATCAAATTCCTCTGTTTACACATTAGAAGATTGGTTTGAAAAATTTAAAAAATGACAGAAAAATATTTAATAGAATCTTTCGGCGAAAAGTGGTATTTCGAATTAAAGGATTTCTTTAATTCGAAGTACTTCATCGATTTAAGAAAATTTTTAAACGAGGAACGAAAAACTAAACTCATTTATCCGGATAAAATGAGTTTAGCTTTTCGTGCGTTTAGAGAAACACCGTTGGATAAAATTAAAGTGGTTATTATTGGCCAAGATTTATATCACGATGGAAGTTTCGACGGTTTGGCTTTTAGTAATGGTAATAAAACTAATAAATTTAGTCCTTCTCTTATAAATATAATGAAAGAAGTAAAATCGGACGTTAATGGAGAAATAAAATATGATTTAATAGATTGGGCCAAACAAGGAGTTTTTTTAATTAATACAGGACTAAGTGTTGTAAAAGGTAAACCAGGAAGTCATACAGATAGATGGAAACCCTTTATGTATAATGTTATTGAAATTTTGAAAAAAAGGAATAAATTAGTTTATTTGTTGTGGGGAAATTTTGCTCAGAATTTTGCTCAATATATGGATGCTGAAAATAATTTAATATTGTTTGCTGGTCATCCATCTCCATTAAATACATATAAACCATTTTCGGGTTGCAAACATTTTAGTAAAACGAACATATATTTAAGAGATAATAACATTGATGAAATAAATTGGTAATATGAGAAAACCAGAGGAAATATTGAAAACTTTTGCCAACGAACATTCTTATGATTCATGGTACAAATGGGTAATGCGTAATTTTATTAATTTTACAGTAGAAAATAGAAAATATATGTCAAAACCAAAAAACCAAGAATTTAGTGATAGAGATCCTTATGGAGAAGAAAATTGGGAGGAATAATAAATGCCATCAATAATAAGATTACAATCGGTAAAAGCATTAAAATTTTCAAAAATGTTGAGAAATCAAATCGATTTCATTAATACTTCATGTGGTGAAATAAAAGAATGTTGGATACATATAGGATGTGTTGATATATCGGAACATATAAATATGCACCATAAAGAAAATTATATGAATTTTGATCCTAAAAATTGGATTAGATTTTTAGGATTTTCAAAAATTGACAATTGCCCAATATTTTTCATTCCGGACGATTGTTTTTTTGGAGACGTCGATGAATTTATAAATTTTATAAGAGAAGATGGATTATCAATCTTAAATATAAATGGTTCGGATAATCCTTTATTTATAGATAATAAAATGAAATTAGAATTCATACCATCTCTTGAATATATTGATAAAAGAGTTTATAGTGAAGTAGATCCATATGGGGAAGAAAATTGGGAGGATTGAGCATGACAAAAAAAGAATATTTAGATTCAATTGAAGTTTTCAAATCTCTTAGAATGAATAAAGAAGAATGGTACAATCTTGAAGAATATGAAAGAATTTTAATATTAGAAGAATTAAGAAAATTTTCTGAATTTAAAAAAACATATATAAGGAAAAAAATAAATAGAGAATTAGATCCTTATGGTGAAGAAGATTGGGATAATTAATTTTTTAACTAGAATGACAATTTAGGATTTAACCAATTTTTCATAACTCAAATTATATCCATTCAAGAAAGCTTTATGATTTAAATGAATATTCATGTTTTCAATTAGATCCTTTATTTGATCATACGCTTGTTCACCTTTTACACCAACACTAGTTAATAAATAAACAATTGGTAAATAGTTATTTTCAAAAGAATCGCCAATAGATAATTCAATTCTCCAATTTCCACCATATTTCCAATATCTTCTATCAACACATCTAGTTAAAAAGAAAAGTCCTTTTGCGTCTGTCACTTTAAAAAAAATAACATATTCAGTATTTCCATGACCGCAACAACTTTCAGTCGTTTCAATACCATTTAGAGAATTCATTGCATTGCAAATATCAATACATTTATTATCCATTTTTTCTCCATATTTAAATTTTTTATTTAAAGTTTTCATATTTGAATTTATTTCATATAATCAAAAATTATTGACTATAACAATATTGGCAAAAATGTCTGCACATTTTAAATTCGCCTATATCACCACTATTAATACAACCACAATTTTCGCGTTGATTTTTATCTTTTTTATTATTGATCCATCTTTGTTTACCACATATTTTTTCTATTAGTACTGGATCTATACAACTATTATGTGATATTCCATCTAAATCTTTGGCTTCAGAACAAGTTGATAATTCTAATCCCCATTTTTTATTCAATTCAATTAAATTTTTTCCAATATTGATAATTTGTTCGTTTGTCAAGGCGATAAATTTACCTTTTAATTTTTTATATGGATCAATGAAACTGAATATTAATTTTTCAGTATATGGAAATAATTGATTACCAATATTTTCTATTCTTGATAATAAATCCTTTTCTTTTATTTTATCATTTATTATTATGGGATCAAATCTCCATATAACTTTTTGTTTTCCTATTTTTTTAGAAAGATTGATAAACGTATTAATTCTATCTTGTAAAGGAGGAACTTTAAGTTCGTACTCGGGATAATCGTTTAAAGTATATTGAAAATAATATTTAAATGGTATTTTATCTAGGTGTTCTATTAGTGGTTGTGGATTTTTAGTCCAAAACACAATTAATTTAGTTTTATCAAAATTTATTCTATAATCTTGATAAAAACCTGATATATCGACATAACCATCTTTTATTCTATCCAATAACCATTGAGTTCTAAAAGCCGGAATATCTTCTCTACGACTAGCTGATATTATATATGGATTCATTTGTGTTTTTTGTAAAAATCTATTAATTTATAAATAGCTAAAGATTCTCCACTACTACTATATTTGCGTTTTTCTTCTAAAAATTCAACAAGTTCATCCATAGACAAAGTATTCCAATCTATAATTCCAGATTCACTCGACCATATCCATAAAGATGGATCACTTTCTTTATCTTTCATAAATTTAATTTTTTTTATTTTTTTTAATTCAATTCTTTTCTTTCATAGATCTCATACGTATAATTATACTGATTTTTATCATCCTTGTTGTGTTTTATTTTTGATATTATTTTCCAGTCATCTTCACCTATATTCTGAAAATACGTGTCGCCTTGTATATCGCAATCAATTCTAGTTATATACAATTTATTCGAATATGGCAACATTTGTTTATAAATGGATCCACCACCAATAACAAATATTTCATCATCAATGCCGTTCCACTTATCACAAACTTTTAATATGGCTTCGTCAATAGCTTCATTAATAGATCTAACCACAAAACATCCATGTGGATTGAAATTTTCATCATTACTTATAACTATATTACAACGATTTGGGAGAGCTATACCAATTGATTCAAAAGTCTTTTGTCCCATTATGACTATGTGATTGGTAGTTAATTGTTTAAATCTTTTTAAATCATCTGATTGTTTCCACAATAATGTATTATTACCTCCTATACAATTATTATTTGCTATCGATACAATTATACTTATATTTATCATATTATTTTTATTATTTTATCTACTATACAAAATTCACCACATTTTATTTTTGTGCCGTCATTCATAAAATGTTGTATAATTGTTTTATAGAGGAGTTAGTGAATTTCACTAACTCCTCTATAAAACAATTTTTAATAATGATTTAATGATTTTGAGAGATTTTCAGATTCTGTTTCAAAACTTTGTTCAATAGAATTTCCATTGAATAAAAATTCGGCTTGTTTCATCATTAATTTCATATAACCTAATTTTTCACATACGTCGTTATATGATTTTACGTATCGTGAGTAATCTTCTTTTATATTAACCTTCTTGTATTCCTGAATGGACAATGCCAACTGAAGGCTTCTATTGGCTATCATGTCCAGTTGTGTTTCTTCACCGAATCTTTCAACAAGATCCATCATTAATTTTTTAACTGATTTTTCATTCATGTTCTTTTTAGTTTAAAAGTTAGTAAAATATTTATCTTATGAAATTATATTTTCTTTTCTATTTAAAGTTTTAAAATTTTGGTTTTTTTGTTTTAATATATAGTTTTATAATATAACATTTAAAGATGTTTATTAAAAAAAAATAAAAAAACCATGAATAATTTAAAGACATACACACAGTACAATGATGCCCCGATAATACGGATAGCTAAAAAACAAAATATACCATTAGATAAAATAACATATTTAGATTGTTGTAATAATCAATTAACTAGTTTAGTTTAGAAGGAATTGAACATTTAACGGATTTAAAAGTGTTATATTGCTATAATAATCAATTAACAGATCTATACGGAATTGAAAATTTAACGAATTTAAGACAATTAATTTGTTTTAATAATCAATTAACCAATTTAGAAGGGATTGAAAGTTTAACGAATTTAAGATATTTAAAATGTTCTAATAATAGATTCACCCAAGAATATAAAAATTATTTAAAATTAAAATTAAAAATACGTATAGAGTAATAAATATACTATTAGATCAAATAAGTAGATATAATATTATTTTTTTATTTTAATATATATGTTTAAGATAAAAAAAAAATAAAAAAACATGACATTAAATTTTTCTAAATATTTCGAACAATATGAAAATCACCATTCATTCACAGATTTGCTAAATTTATCCAAAGAAGTTAGTGATTATATTTACAATCATGATGTTATAAAAAGTAATTATTTTGATTCATTTAACGAGACAAAAAACGGATTTGAATTATTATTTAATAGAAGCGGAAAGAAAAACTATTTCATAGACATTAAAAATAAAGTCGTTAAAGACGAAAAGGGGGATGAACAATTAATCGATAACGTTTATGAAGATATAGAAAATCTTTATAATATATTGAAGAATTATGAAGTACAAATTAATATTAAACAAATGGATGAAAAATTAAAAACATTTAAAGAAATCTTTCCATTAAACGAAGGATTTGATGATGAGTTGAAAGAAAAATTATCAAATGAATATTTATCATTAAAAATGGGGGTCTTAGATTTACTTGATAAAACTTTAAAAGGTGATGTAACTAAAGTTCAAAAATTTATAGATGATTATATAGAATCAAATTCAGAAGAAATCTTGGAAGGTTTTGTTGAGGATGCAGATTTAATGGATTTTTATCTTAAATATCAAAGTGATATAGATCAAATTCTTTTGGATAATAAATATTATGATGATCCACCAGAAGTTGAAAGTTTATATGATTATGTTATTGATGGAACTTACGATGCAGTGGTGTGGGTAATGGAGGAGATTAAAAAAGATATCTACGGTGAAAAATAAAATGTTTATGTTGAATTAAATAAAAAAAACCACTCTGATCGAGTGGTTTTTTTTATTTAATTTCTTCCCATTTTGTCCATTTATTTGGAGTCAATTTACTTTTTTTATTTTTCTTTTTTTTCTTTTTACCACATGAACAAGCAGGAACATCTCCTGAACCGAATTCTTCAGATAACCAATTCTCTAGTTTTTTAATCTTTTTCATAATATTATCATTTGATTTTTAATTTTTCATTCAAATTTTCGATATGTTCATTAATTTCTTTAATATTAAAAGAACCGATTGATGCATTGATCTTAATTTTTTCTAATGTCAAAACTTCTTGTTTGGCCTTTTCTTGTTGAACATAATTGTAAAGAACTTCTGTAAGATCCTCAATTCCATCCAATGATATATCGACGTTACCATCAATATAACCTTTATTACCATCTATTTTAATTGTAATATTTTCTTTAATAAATGAATATATAGTGTTTTTAGTTTTATCAATGAATTTACGTTCATTTATAGAACCAATTTTTTTAGTGAATTTTTTCATGTGTTTTTATTTATTTTTTTTTAATTAATCTTCCTTTTCTTTTTCTTTTTTATTCTTTTTGATCATTTCTATAAATCTTTTTCTAGCGGCTAGTTGTTTGGCTGAAGCTTTTTTCTTTTCTATTAATAAATTTTCTTTTACTTCTTCTTTTTCCTTTTCTTCTTCTTGAACTTCGGGTTTTTCAACTTTTTTTTCTTTTGGTTTTCCGATTTTAATTTTATTTTCACCAATAATTTTTTTCAATTTTTTAGGAGAAAGATTTTTCAATTCTTTTTTTGATTTGCCTGATTTTTCAGCGGCCATTTTGATCAATTCTTTGACGGATAGTCCTTCTAAAACAGCAAATCCGCCAATTTCTGTTTTCTTTGTTGGTTTTTGATGTGGTTGAAGATGATCATATTCTTCAAATTTCAACAAATTGTTTATTTTTTCTTTTGCCATTTTGTTTATGATTATTTTTTTTATATTATATATAAATATTTATATTCTATTTTTTTGATAAAAATCCTCTAGTTGCTCTATTTATTCTTTCATCTCTTTCATCTTTTTCTTTTTTAACTAATCTTTTTTTTATCAAATTACTTAAATTTCTAGCCTCTCTTAATTTAATATCTACCATATCACCGTTTATCCTTAAATAAGGATAATGTTCTTCTAAAAATACTTCTACAATCAAATCTTCACCCCAATTTTCTTCACCATATGGATCGACTTCTTTATTATTATTAGCAATAATGTGAATACGACAAATATTATCGTATACTACAATATCATTTATGCTCATCTTAGATATATAATAGTATAATTTATTAACTAAATTTCTATATTTAGAACCGAAAAATAATTCCTCATTGTATTGAATATATGATTGAACATTATTCATATTTTTAATTTATTTTATTTAATAAATCTAATGCTTTATTTGCTTCGGCATTTCTCTTTCTTTCTTTCTTAATATTATCCATATTTTCAAATGATCTATATATTTTTTTGGCTAAATAATTAGAAACTTCCATTTCTTCGTATTCAATAGACAGAATATAGAATGTCGATAACTCACCATTTTCTTTCTTAATAGACATGTTAATCCTTTCAGTTCCCCAATCTTCTTCGTTGTAAGGATCATTTAATCTTTTTATTTTTGAAGAATCTATATGAAAATAGTAACCATTTAATGTCATACTAAAATTATAATCCACATCATATTTATTGATATATTTTAAAATTTTCTTTGCAACATTATCGTGTTTTTTTGATATCAATCTTCCTTCATTGTATTGTATGTATGTCTTTATATTGTTCATGGATTTTTTATTTTTTTACATTTCATCTATGAAATTTCTAATATTCTTTTTTTTAATCAATTCTTCCTTTTTTATTTTATCTTTATCTGGGTTACAAAAAAAATTATATAATTTTTTAGCTTTTGAATTCGATGTATTTAATTTTACTCCATTTACTATTACTCTATAACTATCATCAAAACCGTGTTCAACTTTTATTAACAAATCGGAATTTTCTTCCCAATTTTCTTCATCGTATGGATCAACCACTAGATGTTTATTTTCTTTATTACATCTTAATGTATAAGTAAACTCATGACCATCATCATCATAATAAATCCCCGTTAGATATCTTTTATCAAAATTTTTCTTTATAATTTCTATAAGTTTATCGAGTCTTTTATTATCTTTATTAAAAAACAATGATTCGTTGTATTGTGTATATGTCTTCAAATTATTCATGATTTTTTTATTTTTTTTAAATTCTCCTAATATCATCCATATTTAATTTTTTATTTGTATTAACATTTCCTTTTCTTTCTTTTTGTTTTTTAACATTATCTATATTTTCAAATGTTCTGTATATTTTTTTTATCAAATAATCAGAAACATCTAATTGTTTATCATCAATTTTCACATATGATATAGAACTGTATAATGTGAAAATATCATCACTATTCCAATCTGTATATCCAAGAGGATCATCAGGCATTTCTGATAAATTAATGTCGGCAATATAAATTTGTTCTTTTTTAGAAAAATTAACATAATATCGATCATCAATATGTTCTGTTATGTAATTTAAAATTTTCTTTGCAACATCGTCATTTTTTTTAGGAATTAATATTCCTTCGTTGTACTGTGTGTATGTCTTTAAATTATTCATGGTTTTTTTATTTTTTTTTAATAAACATCTTTAAATGTTATATTATAAAACTATATATTAAAACAAAAAAATAATATTATATCTACTTATTTGATCTAATAGTATATTTATTACTCTATACGTATTTTTAATTTTAATTTTAAATAATTTTTATATTCTTGGGTGAATCTATTATTAGAACAATGTAAATATCTTAAATTAGTTAAATGTTCAATTCCTTCTAAACTAGTTAATCGATTACTATAACAAGATAATACTTGTAAATTAGTCAAATGTTCAATACCATTTAAATTAGTTAATTGATTATTATGACAATATAATTCTCTTAAATTAGTTAAATGTTCAATACCTTCCAAAATAGTTAATGAATTATAAGAACAATATAATGTTTTTAAATCAGTTAAATGTTCAATTCCTTCTAAACTGGTTAATTCATTATTATAACAATATAATATCTCTAAATTCGTTAATTGTTCAATTCCTTCTAAACTAGTTAATTGATTATTAGAACAATGTAAATATCTTAAATTCGTTAAACTTTCAATGCCTTCTAAACTAGTTAATGAATTATAAGAACAATATAATGTTTTTAAATCAGTTAAATGTTCAATTCCATCTAAATTAGTTAATTGATTATTAGAACAATATAATATCTCTAAATTCGTTAAATGTTCAATTCCTTCTAAATTCGTTAATCTATTATTACAACAATCTAAATATGTTATTTTATCTAATGGTATATTTTGTTTTTTAGCGATAGTTATTATCGGAGTATCATTATCATCGTTCCAGTCTTCTTCACCATAAGGATCAATATCTGATATATTTAATTGTTCAAATATTTTAAAATTCTTTATCATGTTTTTAAATCTCTTGATGTTGATTCATGCTGGTTTGTAGAAGAAGTCGGTTTTGTTTTTTTATTATCACATAATTATTTTTTAATTTCACTTAATAATCCAATTAAACTATTTAATAATTGTTTATGCACATTTTGTGGAATATTTGATATAACAGAAAATCCATTATTTCCTTTAATTCTTATTTGATTAAAAGATTCATTTAATTTATTATCTTTTTTCAAAAGATGACCAACTAGTGTACTAACAAAAGGCTGGATTTCAACTCCCTTATCATTATTTCTAATTACATGAATTTCATTTTGTTTTTCAGTTAAAAGATACCAATATATTTCTCTAGATAATAATTTTTTTTCGAACATGTCGTTTATTTGACTAAATTTAATTTCTTTATAATAAACGACTTTACCAATAGTTCTAACATTATCCATGATGTTATTTTCCACTGTTAAATCTACTTGATTATCAGGATTGTTCTTGATTTCTTCTTTCTCAAAATCCTTTATTATTTTTTTCTTTTTTAATAAAGGTTTTTGTTCTTCTTTTTGATTTTGATCTGGCACATTTTCGTTAACTTTTTTGATAGATGATTCAATTTCACTAAATTTTTTATTTACTTTATTTTCAAAAGTCCTATTTTTTGGATAATGTTCAGTTATATCATCCATAGTCACCTTCAACGTACCATTTTTTCCTTTCAAATGATAATAACTTTCATAAACAGCCAATACTTCACCTCTTATTTCTTTTCCATTATATAAGGCAACAAGAATGTCTCCGACTTTTATAGGATTGTTGTCCGTACTGCGCGGAGTATCATCTACCTTTATATTGGCTTCATAAATTTTATACAAGTCATTTAAATCATTCATCATTCAAATTTTTATATTGATTGACCTCCTTGTGCCGGTGGAATTTGAGCAGCCGTTTTTTGTGCTGGTGGTGTCTGAGCCTGTGGTTGTCCTTGTGGTTGTGGTTGTCCTTGTGGTTGACCTTGTATAGTCTGTGTTTCGTCAAGATCTTCAGTACCAGGTACTTGTGCTTGAGCTTGAGCTTGTCCTTGTGATTTAGAATATTGATCACCAAGAATTAAATTAACTGGAAGATTTTCTATGCTAACATATGATGTAATAATATAATCGGCAATTTCTTCAGATAATTCAACGTCTGAATAGAATTGACTAATATTTTTACCACTTTCATCTTTTACTTTCTTTTTGAAAGCATTAACAAGAGACATAGGAATATCAATACGTTTACGTACTCTATAAACATCATCAACAGCTTGAACATTTTCGTTGAGAATGTGTGGATTTTTTCTTCTTCCTTGAAATTCGCCAAATTCAAATAAATTTTTATTCATAATTTTATTTTTATTTTTTATTTATATATTAAAATCAAAAATTGATTTTTTTATTAAATTTTATCCATATTTATATATTAAATTAAAAAATCATTTTATTTCTTACCATTGCCATATATCGTAATTAATAGAAACCCCGACACTCCATCCAAATCTTGGATTAGCTCCATTTAAATCTAAATTTAATCCCGCTCCAACATAAGGACCAATTCCCCATCTCTTTGGTTTTTGTGATGGTAATGGGGGTTGTTTATCTATGAAATATCCTCCTGTCAAATCAGTAAAGATTACTTTAGGGGATGATGTTGAAGCAAATACATTATAATACTTGTCACTTTCTCTAAGTCCATATATGATCTTTATTTTCATGTAATTAGTATCTATTATAGTACTATCAGATTTTATATGCCAATTAACCGTAGTATTATTTCCTTCTACTATTTTTTCTTGAATAGCATAAAATCTACTTTGACCAGATATAACTTGAAATAGACCTGGATCACTATATCTGGAAGTGAAATTTAAACCGTAATGTTCTTCATTCAATTTTATTAAATCGTTACCTATTGTAGTTTTACCTATATCTATTGTACTATTAGTAGATATTAATATTGCTATTTTACCTTTCAATTTCTTTATAGTATCAGATAATCCTTTATCATATTTTTCTAAATCTTCCAATTTTAAAATATAACTGGCTTTTTCAAATTCCCACGCTTTTAATTTTTTATTAAATCCAACTGTGATATCGTTTGTTTTTGCTTTAAAATTTTGTTCATTAAGCTTGTTTTCATATTCTCTTTGAGCTCTTTCATTTTTTAATGTGTTACATGTTTGAAAAAGAAATACCATTAACAAGACAGTTGTTATGAAAAATATAAAAGGCGAGAATTTTTTAATAAATTCCCATATCTTTTTTAAAGTATCCATAATTTTTTTTATTATTATATATAAATAGATAATGGTCTGTTCTTAAAGAATCAATCATTAATTTTACCGTCACCATATCTTTTTATTATAACTCCATATTGAAGATTATTTTGTAAATAATAATTAGATATAAGCTTACCTGATTTATTGCAACCATCAAAGTTTCCAGTCATCCACACTCCTCCCCAGAAAGTTCCATAAAAATTGCCATTGTAAAAAATCCCATCATGAAAACCACATTCTCCTGTGTATTCTATACATGAAGAATTGGGTGAATCTGATTCTTCATTTATATAATAACTATAAAATGTTCCATTATAAAAATTACCGTTATACCATCGAACATCAGTATCACTGGACATATTTTGATTGCCGCTTCCAAAAATACCATTATTGAAAGTGCCTCCGCTCCAGTACACTATACACGGTATTGTCGCCAATGGCATACCTAGTTGACCGCTATTCCAATTCCCAGATATCCAGTTAACATTGTGAAAATATGATGATGTCACATTACCGTTCTCAAAAACACTAGTATTTAAATTTGTACCACCGGCCCAAAAACTATTTTTAAATTCACCGTACTTGAAGGTGCCGTCGAACCAAAAACTATTTTCCTCAAAAAATCCATTATAAAATATTCCGTCCTGCCATATACTGTTTTTGAAATTTCCATTCATAAAATAACCATATTCCCAATAACTGTCAGTAGATGTAAAATTATTTAATTTAATATAACCATCATCTAAATCAGTTACGCTATTTTCTGAATTAAATATGCCATTATTGAATGTACCATTATACCAATGTGTTTTATACATTAGTCCATTATTAAATGTGCCATTATACCATATTCCTCTTTGAAAAACACCATCATTGAAAATACCTCCTGTCCATGAAGTGTTCAATAAATCACCACCATTACAAACGCCATCAATCCAAGTACAATTTATCATTTCACCATCGTTAAAAATTCCATTTTCCCAATAAGTCCAGTTTATAAGTCCATTATTGAAACTGCCATTAGACCAAGTGGAATAATACATAGAACCGCCGTTAAATATGCCATCTTTCCATGTAGAACCAGAAAAATTTCCATCATTGAATATACCATTTTTCCATTCTCTTCCTAAAAAATTTCCATAGTCCCAAATCCCATCATACCAAACATTAGGCAAAAAATCAGTAGAACCACTCCATTGACCATAAAACCAAATTGAATTATTATCAATGTCACATTCTTCGAAATTACCATTGTTTACTGTACATGATTTTAAATCACACATTGAATAATGTCCACCGTTTAATTCACAATTATTAAATTCACAATTATAATAATAACCGTTATCTATTTTTGAATTCTGGATACTCACATTATTCATAATAGTATATCCATAATTATTATTATTTTTACTATAATAAGAAGATATTAGATTTTCATATATTGTCGGTGTATTTTTATTGTTATATAAATATGGTTTATATGTACTAATTGTCGTAGCAGTAGAAACAAAAGAATTTATTGATATATAATCATCATCATATTTATTTTTCGAACATATGTTATTGGAAACTCCTTCTAGAATTATAGCCTGTGTTAAATTCTCATTTGACATATTAAGATCACAATTTCTTATTGTGGCGCCGTCTATTTCACCGCCAGTGGATTTTAAATTTCTTATATAAATTTTGGATATATAATGATCAAAAAAACTCTTACCAATGAATTTGGGATCATAATATCTATTAATTGTTATTTCGTTATTATTTTCATTTACATCTATTACTTCATAACCTTGGAATTGCTTAAGGAATATCCAATTGTCACAATCCGAAAATTCTAAATAATTATCCAGTATTATTTCTGAAAAAAATATGTGAGTATCATCATACATTATAAAAACCTTATCGCCGATTTTTATATTGGAATTAGTTTCAGTATATAATTTTATTTTACCTTGATTATTAGTTATTATTGGTAATAATTTAACAGCATTTGAAGATTTTATATAATCTGTATCATTATTAGAATTCAGTTCATCTTGTAAAATGCTATTATTTTGTTCTGACATAATATGTTTTATTTTAAACTATATATTAATTTTTAAAAACTAAATAGAAAAAAAATAATATAAAATACAAAAAAGGTTTTTTAATGAAAACTGATAATAATATAGAAGAAAGAAAAAAGGAATTTAAAGAAAGAATCACAAATGAACTTTTTGTTGAAAGATACGATTCTTTTAAAGAATCGATTTCATTAATTAATCTAGCATTATCTAATTATAATATAAATTATCAATATACATATGATCAGTTTTGTTCTGATTATATCGATGAATGTATAGATTACATGGATAAACATCCAAATGTGGACATGATGGATGCTAAACAATTATATTTCTATACTTTACCTATAATAATATCCATTATAGATAAAGCAAAAAATAATCACGGATTTAAAAATGGTTAATTTTATAGTGAATTTTTTTAATAAAAGATATCAAAAAAAATTAGAAAAACAAAGATTATTGGAAGAATCTCCAATAATAAAACAAAAAGTTTATCGGTCTAAAACATTAAGTGTTACACCAAATAAAAAATTAGGTGTTAGTCCATTATATGATGTTAAATATTCTGGTTTAACATATGGATTTAAAAATGATGATGATGTTAAAAAAAAATTAAATAACTCTATTCAATATGCAAATTATATTGCAAATACATTGAACGAATCTATTAATTTTTCAGAATATATAGCTGAGAAATTAGATAAATCTATACAATATTCAGAATATATAGCTGAACAATTAGGTAAAGAATCATATTATGGTTTTCATGGTAATTACGGTACAAGTGGAATACACGGTAATTACGGTATACGAGGATCTGACGGTACAAGTGGAATACACGGTAATTACGGTATACGAGGATCTGTTGGACAAGATTGTTCATCAATTTCAAAAAAGAAAGAAATTAAAAGAGTATACAGTGAAATGGATCCATATGGCGAAGAAGATTGGAGTGAAAATTAATGAACAAAACAATCAGGGAAATATTAAGTGAAAATATAGTAGATGATTTTGAATTATATAAAAAATTATATCAAGATTTTAATATTCTTATTAAATCTTTAAATGAAAATTATAATGATAGATTATCATTCGATGAATTTTATATTAAAATTTTAAATAATTTTGACGGAATTGACGGTCAAAAAGAATTAACAAAAGAAGAATATATTAAAAGATTATTTAATGCTATATTGAAAGTATCATATGAAGAAATTGATGATAATGAAAAAATAGAAAATTTTAAACAATTAATGATGAATGAAGGATTGAAAATATAAATTAAATTTTAATATAATTAAATATGTTATTTTTTAAAACTATTTTTAATTAATAATATATATTATATATTAAAAGGCTTTTTAGGCAATTAAATGAAAATGACGGCAATAGCTATCATCAAAAAAAAATCGTAGGCTTTATGGCAGAATACAAAGACAAAGATGAAAATTTCTTATTTGAATCGAATGATGAAGTTCAAAATGAAGAATTGGCTTTTTTAAATAAAGAAAGCAAAAACCAAGACGGTATATATCGTCCAAAATTAGAAGACGCAGCAGATCCAAAGGGCGTTGGTTACAGATCAACTATTAGATTTATTAGAAATGTTAACCGTGATGGTTCGGGAACAGGCCCAGCAGCTATTCAAAAACATGTACATTATGCAGATTTTAAAGATTATCCTGAATTAGCTGGATATTATGATTGTGAAAAGAATATTTCACAACAAACACCATGTCCTTTATGTGCAACTTTTTGGAAACTTTACAAATCTAATAATCAAGCAGATGTTGAAAATTCAAAGAGAATAAAAAGAAGTACTAAATTTTATTCTTATGTGATGATTATTGAAGATGAACAACATCCTGAATTGGTCGGTAAAATTTTAGTTTATCCTTATGGTCCAAAGATTAAACAGAAAATTAATGCTGAGATTAATGGAGATGTTGGAGAAAAATGTAACATTTTCGATTTCGTGAATGGAAAAGATTTTAGATTGATTATAAAATTGGTAAAAACTCCATCACCCGACGGTAGAGGAACAGTTGAAATGCCAAATTATGATACCAGTCAATTCTTAACAAATTCTCCAATTAAAATTTGGAATGATAAAACTAATAAATTTATTACACCTCCTGTTGTTGAAGAAAACGGTAAATTTTCTATTGTAGATAAAAAATGGCAAAATAAAATTAAAGAAGTTGTTACATCTCGACCAGCTAATGTTAATTTGGAAGATCACGCTCCATCTATGGAAGGATGGTCTGATGAAAAAAGAAGTAATGTTGATAAAATCATCCAGTTACTTAATGGTAACAAACCATTTAATTACGCTGAAGATTCAATTAAAAAGGCTAGTACTAAACTTCCATCAAACGATGTCATCGAAGACGAATCAATCGATGATTTTTTCGATTTTGATGATGATAAATAAATTTTTTCACCCCTCGGAAGAGGGTTTTTCTGGAACTCTTGTCTTGATCGTAAAAAAAACCTACTCATCGGGTAGGTTTTTTTTACGATGAAAATTTTTTTATTTAATTTTGATATCTTGTTCCACTTTTAAATTTTCTAACTAATTCACGTAAAGAATTTCCAATCCTTCTATTTGTATCTTCATCTATATAATATATCCCTAAAATTTTTCCATCAGATCCTATAGGTAATTTCCATAGTTTAATGTGACAATTACTAGAAAATCCAGATAGAGTTATTGCTTTATCGTTTCCGATTTTATAACCAATACACACTTCAGATATTCCGTATTTATCTTCTTTAGTAGGACCATAAATCAATTTAGAAATTTTTGGATCATTTTCAATTTCATCGATAACATCATTAATTTCTTCTGGGAATAATTTTCTTTTAATTTTATTAACTAACCCATATTCTTCATATAGTTTGACGTGTTTCATAATCTGTATTTTCTTTTTTTTTATTGTATATATTAAAAAAAAAAAGAAAACATGGAAAATTTAAAAAGCATGAACGAATGGCTGAATTTCGTTAAAAAAAGACAATATAATGATATCGATCTTGATGAATTAAAGAATAGAAAAGAATCTGAATCTAAAATGAGAGAAGAAAAATTATTAAAAGAAGCTAAGGAGAGATTACCGAAATTGATAAGAAAAATAAATAAAAAATTTGAATCATCAGATAGTGTTACATTATATGCCGATGATTTTAATACTCGAGGCGGACATAATGTACATCTAATCGATATGATTAAATATTATTATGAAAAAAAGGGATTTGATCATTATCGTTCCGAAAGTGGATTCTGTGGCTACTTAAAAATTTCTATACCGCGTTGAGTTTGGTATTGTCACTGTGATCTAATAAATTCTATCGTTTTACAATATCTAAACATTTAGAAAATCAAGACATTCTTGAAGAATTTTATCTGGATGACTGCGATATTCAGAATCCCATACTACATGCATAGAATATCCATTTTCCTCAGCTACATTTAATTTCCTTTTATCTTTTTCCCATATTTGTTCAGCTGTATATTGTTTTCTGAACGGATGTGATATATCATTTTTTTCAAAATATTTTGGATTTGCGTGATATTCATCTCCATTATATTCTATCATTTTTTTATTTTTAATATCTGTATAATCATAAATCCATATTCCGCCTTCTTTTTTTGGTAAATTGAATTCTTTATTTTTAGTAGCAAAAAATATATGTCTATGATCTTTCAAATCATATTTTTCTAAAATATCGTAAAATAAGATTTGAGAAGATCTTGAAAATCCATGTTTTAAATTACCATTTTCATTTAAGCTTTTTTGCCATTTTTTTTGTCTATCACTGAATATTTCTCTACCTTTTTCTTCTCCGTATTTTTCTATACATTTTTTCAATGAAAATGTTTTTTGTCTATTTGTTAATTGTTTTTCAGCTTCTACATAAGAATATCCTTTATTTAACCAATATTCTATTCTATTTGGTCTTTTTTCTGGTGTAATTTCTTTTTGAACTTTCATCGAAAAATTCAAAACTTCATTTTCATTTTTATATTTTATAAAATTTTTTGAGAAAGGACTTCTACTTTTTCTTTCTTCTTCTGTGGTTTTTGCTTTGCTATTTGGATTATTTTCGCCTCTGATTTTTTCAGAAAACATCTTTCTATATTTTTCTTGTTTCATATGTTTTCCCGAATTTTTCGTGGTTTGTTTATTATCTGATTCAGTGTAAAGAGGAGAGCCAGGATACAATTTTAAATATTCTTCAGACGTTAAACCGTGTTTTTTTAAATGAGCTCCATAGATTCTCGTCGATTGTTTGCCACAAACTTTACATGTAATTAAATTTTCCATAATTCGTATTTTTTATTATTTATATACAAATTATATGAAAAAGTTTAAACGGCTTTATGACATAAATGTAAATGTATTTAAATTTTTTCTAAAATTTTATATAGAAAAAGTTTAATTTTTTCGTAGATGTTTAATTTACGTTTTTCTGATAATATATCATAATAAAGTCTTCCAATAGAAATATAAAATGTATTTTCCGTTAGTTCGTCCTTGCATAATATTCTGGTATTAAAATCAATACATTTACCTACTTGCCGGCTAGCCATTAATATACTGAATCGATTTTCGGTATATAGTTTAATAATATCTTTTTGATAATCTCTGAGTTTCATTTGACCAACAGAACCGTCTTCTAATTTAATTTTACAATATTTTTCAGCAAAATAATAAACTGATAATTTACATTTAATATATTCTTCTATTTCTTCTTGAGTTGATGCGAATTTAATACCCTGCTTTCTTATACCAAAATTATCTTTACCTCTAAACCAAAGTCTTTCGTGTAATTTTAATGGAAGAGCGTGTTTCTCTTTTTCCATTATTTGATTGACTTTTTCTGTTGTTATTATATTAGTTTCTATTTTTTTATCTTTTGATGACATAATAAATTTTTGTATTTTATTATTTATATATAAAAAAGATTATGACCTTCCTATAAATTACAAAAAATTATTTAAACCTATAATGCGGATTAGCATATATATCCACAATAGATATATCTTGCGATGTAAAAAATAATATTTTAAATATGATTGAAATAGAATCTGATAATATAAATGAAGAAGATGAAATAAAAATTGAAATATTAGAAGAAGATTTATTAATACAAGAAGAATTAAATGACGATTTTGCCAAAGATATTATAGAAGATACAGATATTATAGAAGATACAGATATTACAATAGATAATACTGTCAATAATGATGAATCAGAAAGTGATTTGGATGTTTATTTTAAATATAATACAAACAATCATAAGTTAGAAGGAAAACATAGTTTAAAAAGAGACACAATTTTTAATGGAAAATTAAACAAAGTAGAATTAGAAGATAATTCTTATTATATCAATTATGGAATAAATGAATTAGATGCTTATGATTCGGGTGATATTCCAATAGAAAAAGGAAGTATTTTCGATGAAGAAAGTAGAAGAGGTGATGAAATCGCTAGCAGAAGAAAATTATCTGAAGATATATATAATTTATTAAAAAATAATACAGATTTAGATTTTAGCGTCAATAGAAGAAAACCAAATAAAGCCATATTCAATAATTATTACAAAATGTTATTGATAAATATGGATAAACAATATTCCAAGTCTGAAATATTTGTTGAACTCAGCTATTATTTCACCGACAATATTTTTAATATGTTTAAACTATTAGATAAAAAATATGCCACGTCTATACTTAGAGAATTAAAAGATAAGGGGTATTTAAATATTTTAGATGACATGGATTTTAAATAAATATATGGATAAAAATGAAAATTTCATAAATAAATCTATTTTAATTCATAAAGATAGATATGATTATTCTTTAGTAAATTATATTAACAATAAGACTAAGGTAAAGATAATATGTCCAGTTCATGGAATTTTTGAACAACAACCTGCTAATCATATTCATTTAAAAAGTGGGTGTCCTAAATGTGCTAATAAAAATATGTCAATTGATGATTTTATAAAAAGATTTAATAATATTCATGATAATTATTATGATTATTCTTTAGTTGAATATATTAATATGCACACTAAGATAAAAATAATATGTCCAATTCATGGTGTTTTCGAGCAAACTCCACATAATCATATTAGGCATGGTTGTAAGAAATGTTTTTTTGATAAGAAGAGGAATGATAAAGAAGTTATAATTAATAAATTTAAAATGGTTCATAATGATTTATATAATTATGATTTGGTTGAATATATTAGTATGCATACTAAAGTAAAAATAGTATGTCCAGTTCATGGTATTTTCGAGCAGACACCAGTTAATCATTTACAAGGTAAGGGATGTTATAAATGTTCTCCGAATAGTAAAAAAAATTATTTCGATATTATTGAAAAATTAAATAATTTGCATGATAATAAATACGAATATGATACTGAAAATTTTGATAGAACATCTAATAAAATAAGAGTTATATGTAATAAGCATGGTGAATTTTTTCAGACTTTAAATAATCATTTAGATGGTCATGGATGTATTTTTTGTAATGAAAGTAGCGGGGAGAAAAAAATAGTTGAATATTTAAGAAATAAAAATATTAATTTTATTAGACAAAAAAAATTTGATGATTGTAAGGACACTAAAAAATTACCATTTGACTTTTATTTATCGGATTATAATATTTGCATAGAATATGATGGTATACAACACTTTGAATCAGTTGATAGATGGGGTGGTGAAAAACAATTCGATATTATAAAAAAACATGATATTATAAAAAATGAATTTTGTGAAAAAAATTCATTAAAATTATTAAGAATTAATTATAAAGATGATGTTATAAATAAATTAAATAAGTATATTAATGACATGAATTTTAAATAATTTTTAAACTATATGTCATTTAATCAATAAAAATAAAAAATAAATTAACAATATGGGAAGCGATCAATTTACTAAGAAATTATATTCTAAAAATGAAGTTTATGAATCTACTATAAAATATTTTGATGGTGATAAATTATCAACAGATGTTTGGATTAATAAATATTGTTTGAAAGATATTATAGATGATAATATTATATATTATGAGAAAGATCCAACAGATATGCACAATAGATTAGCATCAGAATTTGCTAGAATTGAAAATAAATATGAAAATCCATTAACAGAAAAAGAGATATTCGAAACATTAGATAAATTTAAATACATAATACCACAAGGAAGTCCTATGTCAGGAATAGGAAATAATAAACAAATAGTTAGTTTATCTAATTGTTATGTTGTTGGAAATGAATCTGATAGTTATGGTGCTATTTGTTTAACTGACGAACAACAGATACAATTAATGAAGAGAAGGGGTGGAGTAGGTCATGATTTATCTCATATAAGACCTAAAGGATCTCCAGTTAAAAATTCCGCTATAACGTCAACTGGTATAGTTTCTTTTATGGAAAGATATTCTAATTCTACTAAAGAAGTGGCTCAAAATGGTAGGAGAGGAGCTTTAATGTTATCTATTAGTATAAATCATCCTGATAGTGAAGATTTTATTGACGCTAAAATGATTGATGGTAAAATAACTGGATCAAATATATCTGTCAGAATAGATGATGAATTTATGAAGGCTATTGAAAATAAGAAAAATTATATTCAAAAATATCCTATTTATTCTGAAAATCCAAGAGTATCTAAAGAAATTAATCCCAGTGAATTATGGAAAAAAATAATACACAACGCTTGGAAATCGGCTGAGCCAGGTGTTTTATTTTGGGACACAGTTATAGGTGAATCAGTTCCGGATTGTTATGCTGATCAAGGTTTTAAGACTATTTCAACAAATCCATGTGTTGTTGGAGATACTTTAATAGCTGTAGCTGATGGACGCAATGCTGTCAGTATAAAACAATTAGCGGAAGAAGGTAAAGATGTTCCAGTTTACTCAATGGATAATGAAGGAAAATTAGTTATTAGAAAAATGAGAAATCCTCGCATAACTGGATATGATCAACAAATTTATAAAGTTACAATCGAAGGAGGTATTTCATACAGAGTTACTGGAAATCATGTATTTGTATTAAGAGATAATGATAGAGTAGAGGCTAAAAATTTAAAATATGGTGATAGTTTGAAGATTATGACTAAATATGAAAATAAATATAAAAAATCTAATACTTATTATACACTTAGGAATGGTAGTGAATCGATCGGAGAACATAGATTGATCGCTCAATATTATAATAAAAATGTTGATTTAAATGAAAATTTGGTTGTTCATCATAAAGATTATAATGGCATGAATAATAATCCTGAAAATTTAGTTATCATGTCAAAAGAAAAACATGATAAATTACATACAATTGATAAATTAGGAAAATTGAATTCTTATCATAGTATGTCAAATAAATGGAAATTGGATTTCGCATCTCATCCAGGAGAGAATAATCCGAATTATAGTGGAATATTAGATGAAGAAATTAAAAATCATGCTATAATTTTAACTAAACAATTAGGTAAACGATTTTCCAAAAAAGATTGGATAAATTATGCTAGAAAAAATAATTTACCACAATATTTTACAAAATTTAGAAATTTTGAAAGTGTAACATCTTTAGCCAAATTAGTAGCTATTGAATTAGAAATTGATTTTATCAACAATGATCCAAGATTAGTTGAAACATATAAAAAAGCTTTAAATAATGGATATAATGCCGAAATTAGAGAAAATTGTGTGATGATAGAAAAAACATGTGAAAATTGCGGTAAATATTTTTGGGTTAATTATATAAAAAGAGAAATAAGTTTCTGTTCACATGGTTGTTCTCTAAATTATATTAATACAAATAATAATATAAGAAATAAAAGAAAAAACACAATAAATGATACATATAACGCAAAAGGAAATGAAACTAAACAAAAACAATTAAAAATATACAATGATTTAGAATTTAACTTAAAAAGAATCCCATTATTGAAAGAATGGGAAAAAGAATGCAAAGAAAACGAAATTCCATTTAGATTAAAAACTAAATATGGTTTTAGTTCTTATAATGAACTTAAAGAAGAATCTGTATTTTTTAATCATAAAGTATTATCTGTAGAATTAGATGGAATAGAAAACGTATATAACGGAACTGTGGACGACTTTCACACTTATTTTATCACGGATAAATACTTTAAAATCAACGTTTTAACTGAAAATTGCGGAGAAATTCCCCTTTGTAGCAAGGATTCCTGTAGGTTATTGGCTCTCAATTTATATTCTTATGTTATTAATCCATTTACTGATAAAGCTTATTTTGATTTTGATTTATTTAAGAAACATGTTTGGATAGGTCAAAGATTAATGGATGATATGATAGATTTAGAAATCGAAAAAATATATAAAATAATAGAAAAAATTAATTCTGATCCCGAGGAAGATTATATTAAAGGTAGGGAAAAACAATTGTGGTTAGATATAAAAGAAAAAACTATTCAAGGTAGGAGAACTGGATTTGGTACTACTGGAGAGGGAGATATGTTAGCTGCTTTAAATAAACATTATGGCACTAAATCAGCTACAGAAATTTCTGTAGAAATTCATAAATTTATGTCTATAAATGCTTATAAATCGTCTTGTAACCTTGCTAAAGAAAGAGGAACTTTTCCAATATATGATTATAATAGAGAAATTAATAATCCTTTTATTAATAGATTAAAAGATGCAGATAAAGAATTATCTGAAATGTTGAAAAATTATGGTAGAAGAAATATATCATTATTGACTTTAGCACCAACAGGATCTGTAAGCACATTAACTCAAACAACATCGGGAATAGAACCAGCTTATTTAATTGCTTATAAAAGACGTAGAAAAATAAATCAAAATGATAATAAAGTTAAAATAGATTTTACCGATGCTGAAGGTATTGATTGGGAAGAATATGTGGTTTTTCATCACAAATTTGTTGAATGGTTAAAAATTAAAGGATTTGATGTTGATGAAGTTTCTAAAATGAATGATGAAAAATTAAATGAAATAATTAAACAATCACCTTATTTCAATTCAACATCAAATGATATTGATTGGGTAGAAAAAGTGAATATGCAAGGTCAAATTCAAAAATGGATAGATCATTCTATTTCAGTTACGGTGAATTTACCACATAATATTACTGAGGAATTAGTTTCAAAAGTATATGAAACTGGATGGAAAAGTGGATGTAAAGGAATAACAATATATAGAGATGGATCCAGACAAGGCGTTATTGTTAAAAAAGAAGAAAAGAAAACTGAATTTGAAGAAAATAATGCACCAAAAAGACCAAGAATTTTAGAATGTGATGTTATTAGATTCACTAATAAGGGTGAAAAATGGATTGGGTTTATTGGTATATTAAAAGATTCTCCCTATGAAATTTTCACTGGTCTAGCAGAATCATTTGTCATTCCAGCGTGGATAGAAAAAGGCCAAATAAGAAAGGAAAAAATAAAAAACAAAGAAGGAATTTTAGTATCTAGATATGACTTTATTTATATTGATAAAGAAGGATACGAAGTTATAATGACAGGTTTAAATAGATCTTTCGCTAGAGAATATTGGAATATTGGTAAAATGACTAGTGCTTTACTCAGACATCATATTCATCTTCCTTCTGTTGTAGGTATCATAGAATCTCTAAATTTGGACGGTGATACTATGGGAACTTGGAAAAAAGGTATAATCAGAATGTTGAAGAAATATATAAAAGACGATAAGGGAAATGGCAAAAATATTTGTCCAAATTGCGGTTCAACCAATCTTGTATATAAAGAAAGTTGTATTTCTTGTTTAGATTGTCATTGGAGTAAATGTGAATAAAAATAAAAAAACCCTTTAATTAGAGGGTTTTTTTATTTAACATTTTCAAAAAAATATATAATTAAAAAAATTATATATAATAATATGATAAAAAATTTTGAAGATTATAATAATTTAAATGAAGGGACACTGAATAAAGCTGCCACTTTAGCGTTAAATATTGCTTTAATTTTCAATAGTATTAAAGGAGATAATCCAAAAAGATATGATATGAATTATTTTCAAAATTATGCCAAAACATTGAATATCGCCAATGACAATTACGTATATAAAAGAGTTCTAGAAGAAGCAAAAAGAAAAGTATCTAATGATCCTTGGATAAATAACAAAAATGAAATAATTAAAAAATTAGATTCCGTAATAGTTTTTTATAAAAAAAACGACGAATTTTGTAATAATCTTTTTAGATCAATAGATAGAGAAATATCTAATACTCAAACAATGGCAGCTATAATTAATCATAATATTATGATATTGGATCCTCTAGCAAACGCCGATAATATGTATCATGAATTAATGCACGTAGTATATGATATGTCAAATAACAAAGAAAATTTTGTAAAATTATTTAATTTTACAAATTCACCAGAAAAACAAGAATATATCATAAGAAAAATAACAGGTAATGATTGGAATATTCCAGCTATAAAAGATACATCATATATAAAATATTTAAGTGAACCAACTGAAATATATGCCAGACTTAATCAATTAAAATTTTATTTATTTAAAAATAAATTTATAAAAACCCCATATGATAAATTATCAAATAAAGTGATTTATGATTTAATTTCCGGGGAAATATATTCAAAATTAAACGAAAAAGAAAAAGAAGTTTTTATTTATTGCGGATTTATAGATTTATTAAAATTTATAGATGCTAGTAAAATAGAACAATTTAATAAATACTAAAAAGAGAGGTTTTAAACATCTCTTTTTTATGCTTCCATTATATCATTTTCAATTACTAAAAATTTAGGATGAAAATCAAATAAAATTGTTTCTTCTTTGTGATCGCCATCCCTCAATTTTAATATTTTTAATCTATATTTATTATGTTTTTTCATTTCTTGATTACGGATTATTGCCCAAAAAGTATCTGCAGTTTCGGCTACAGCTTTAGACTCAGGAACATCCTGTAATTTAATGTCATTTGCTCCCCATACGGCCCTATCTACTTGCGTCGCTGTTATGAGCGCTAAGTTGAATTTATCGGCAATATACCTGAGTCCTTCAGCCAAATGTTTTCCTTTCATATATAAATTATTAGATATGTCTTTATTTAATTTACTCACTGACATTAAGTTGATATAATCTATTACTACCAAATCTAAATCAATTCCCTTCATTTCTTCGAGTTTAGTTAAATAATTGTCTATGTCTACTATTGTGCAATCCCCAGTATTAAACTTTTTAACAAATATTTTGCCAGGGGATTCAGTATTGAATAAACCATTATTTGTATTTTTGAGTTGATTTATTTTGTTTTTAATAAATACAGAATCTTTACTAATATCATCATATTGGTCAACATCAATTTTCAATCTCATAGCGCCTAGACGTTTCATGACTTTGCGTTGAGACATTTCAACAGTTATAACAGCCACGTTTCTTCCTTGATTTGCAGCATTACAAGCGATATTGTAGAGCCACATTGAATTATGACTTAATATGTCGTTTGTATAAAATCTGTGATTTTTATCATTTAACTGCAAATCAAACATATTCGATTTTTTATCAGTTTTTTTAACAGACAAGATTTTTTGTAAACCAGATTTAGTTTTTATAATACAACCAGAATATAAATCTTTAACAAAAGTCTCATATCCATTTTCATCAAAAACTATATGAGTGTCTGCACAAGTTAATTCTAATCCCATATCAGTTTTTAATGTCCATTCATCATATTCTATTGTTTTCCCAATTGATTTTATATCAGACCAACCAGTATCAGTTTCTACTTGCCAATCTTCTATTTCTATTGTATCTATAAATTTTCTTTCAAAATTATTTAACATTTTTATATTTATTCTTTTTTATTCAAGAAATCTATACATTCTTGAATTACTTTTTCTTTATTGTTTTTATAATCATTTTCCCATATGGATAAAACTTCGTATCCTTCTTTTATAATAATATCATTTTTTATTTTATTATTATCCCATATTTCTTCTGCTGTCATTTGTAAATATTTATGATAATAATTTTTATTATAAAATTTTGGATTACAGTGCCAATAATCACCATTAAATTCTATTATTTTTCTATCATGAACAAAATCATAAGAAAATGTTCTTCCTATCTCTTTAAAATATCTAAAATATTGATTATTCCCATAATATGATCTATCTTTAATATTTAATTTTTCTACCAAAGATTTAAATAATTCATTTTCAGGTGATGAAGTCATATCTTTTCTAAATTTTACAAAATCTCCATTTTTATATTTTTCTTCAATTTTTTCACTCCATTTTCTTTGTCTCTCGTTCCATATTTTTAATCCCTCTATTTCACCATGTTTTTCTATACATTTTTCTAAAGTAAATGTTTTTTGTCTATCTGAAATTTTCTTCTTGGATTCTTCATCGCTATATCCTCTTTTTAACCAATATGCCAATTGTGTTGGATTAACATCTAAATATAAATGTTTATTTTCGTGTCTTTTTTTTGATGTTTTTTCAATTATATTTTTTTGTATTTCATTTGATATTTTATTAGATTCTTCTTCAGAATATCCTCTTTTTAACCAAAAATTAATACTTTGTCTAGATTTTTCTTTAAAAAAGTTTTCATTTTTTTCAAAAGATTTCCATAAACCACTTTTTATTTTTTTACCTCTATCTAAAGCTCTTTCATTCATTAATTTTATAGATTCGTCTTTAGATAAATTATATTTGTACATTAAAAATTCGTATGTTCCAGTAGCCCTAGTTTTTCCTAGACATTCCTTAGAATCACATATCCTATGATATCCTTTGGTCATATTGAAAAAAATAGACGGTTTCCCACAAAAATAACAATTACCTTCATTTTCTTTTTTTAAATATTTATCATAATATTCTTTTATATTTACTTCGTGAGATAAGATTAAGTGTATCGATAAACCTTTCGTTCCATTAACTTTTTTATTACAAATTTTACATTCCATAATTAAGTTTTTTTATTATTATATACGTGAAACAAATGTTGGTTTTAATAAATTATAAAATTCTCCAATTTTAATTTGTTTTATTTCACCAGTTTTTTTATTTTTTATGGAAACCATTGTCTTTCCCATACAACACTTACCCACGTTTGTCTCCCCCATTAATACGTTAAAAGTTCCTTTGTCCCATCCTCCTTGTAATAAAACATCAACATTTCCCCATCCAGATGATATTTTATTTTTAGATGTTTCTTGTTTATGCATTTCGGCGTCATCGAAATCAGCTCCCAGATCTTCATCGTCATCTTCAAGTAAAGATAAATTAGCATAAACAGATTTGAGTTGTGCTGCTACATCAGATACATTATCATAATCTATGTCTTTTAAATTTCTAATCATTTCAATACCTTGATACGTGGCGTTTTTTATTAAATTTGACATACGCCAAGCCTTAAATCTTTTTTCTAACCATTCTGGATCGTGTACAGAATTGTCATTTTTAAGAATAGATTTGATAACATTGTTGGATACTTTTTCTTCTGGATCTCGAAGTTTTATCATTGCCACAATTTGTTGTGGGGATGGTGTTTTTTTATTTTTGCTTACTAAAAATTCATCTCTTACAACAGTATAAATAAATTGTATATCTTCATTCTTAAAAAATCCAGGTTCTACTTTATAGAATTGAGTAGGATTGTCTAAAATGTAAGTGAAGAAAAATTTCTCCGTTTGTGCATTCATTACTTCATTTTCATTCATATATTTTCTCTTATTTTTTTAGTGTCTATAATTAATTATTTTATCAAATTTATTCGTCGAAGTTTTAAAAACTGATTTTTTTACTTTAATATATAATAATAAAAATATATGAATAATTTAAAAGAATTCAAAGATTTTAATAATTTGAATGAAATTAACAACAACCAGTTTTCGCATTTCAGTCGGTTTCGCTATAAAAAATACGTTTAAACATTATTTGTATGATGCAGCTAGAAATTGTAACGTAAACATCGAAATAAATAAAATATCCGGAGTTATTAAAATTAATTATAATGTCAATATTATAGGAGAACCAGATAATATAATAAAATTTTTCAATATTATAGAAAAGGGATTAATAGAATTATCTAAAAAAAATGATGATGATATAATAATTTTTTAATTAAATAACTTATTATTAATCTATTTCATTTTCATTTTGTACCAAAAAACAAAAAGAGGACTTTAAAATCCTCTTTTTTTATGTAAATAATTTATCATCCATATTGTCGGCATCGATATCAAAATCCACATCTTGTTCAAATTCCGCATATTGATCATCTAAAGCTTCCATTTCTTTTTGATATTCCTCATATGATGCATATCTGAAATACTCATATATAATTGGTTCTAATGATTCTAATACTTCTTTAGTAAATACTTTACCATTATAAAGTTGACTATCAAATAGTGTTTTATCTAAATGTTTGACATACCATTTTGAACCGCTCACATAAGTAATTTCTCCAGTTTTTTTATCAACGACTGGTTTTAATTTAGCTATGCCAACTTTTTCAAAATTCTCTGGTGTACAGAAGAATTCAAGTCCTTTATATGAATTACACCCCTTTGAGTGATCAATTTCAAATTTTACTTTTTTTGGTTTTGCCAATCTATTTTTTCTAGATAAAGCTGTGATTATGGAACCGGTTGAACCTGTCGATAATTCATCCCTATCCTTATCTTCAAGTTTTGCTTTTGATAAGAAAACTATAGTAGAAGCCAAGTAATTTAAACCCTCTCCACCAGTTTGGATAGCTACAGGAAATAAATCTTGACTCAAGTATTGATGATTAGTCGCTAATAAAGGCACACCTAGATATCCCAAATCATCAATGATTATTCTCATCAATGACTTAATCTGTTTGGCTCTACTCATATCCTGTTTATCATTGCCTTTTATGGCGTCGTCTACTTCTTTTTTTGATGCTAGTGCTCCTAGGCTATCAATGACAAAAATAGTTTTGGAAACGTCTTCGCCTTTTTCTTTTTGTTTCTTTAATTCGTCTAATAATTGGGCTAAGAATATTTTAAGATTTTCTACTTTATTACTTCTAATTAACATAAATTTATTTTGATCTGATACATCAATTCCAAACATATCAAAATCGCTGTTTTCAATAGAAAATTCTGTATCTATATAAATGACGTTATATCCTTCTTTTTGAGCGTTTCTAACTATATTTAAACATATATAAGATTTACCTGTTTGAGTAGGTCCTACGAGTATAGTAAATCTATTTTTACTAAGTCCTCCTTTTAAAATACTTTTTGATAAAAGAGCATTAAGAATATAAATTCCAGTGTTTATATAAGATCTTTCTTTTTTTAAATTATCTATAGTTATCATTGATTTTTTTGATAAGTTATCTATAACATTAGATATTTTCGAAAAATTGAATCCATCATCTTTTTTCATTTGTTTTGCCATATTAAAATGATTATTTTTATAAATATATTGATTAAATTGATCATTGTTTAAAAATAAATTTCAAATTTCCACTATCATATATTCTATATATTTTTCGATCCAACATTATTTCGTGTTCTGTTTTATTTGGATCTGCACCGTTTTTCACAAGGATGTCTTTTCTAAAACCAAATCTATGTTTTCTAATACCGTCAATAATATAATAATAATTAGGTTGGGTTTTGTTAACTAGAATAAATTCTAATTTCTTGTATAGATCACCCGAAGACCAACTACGATCAGCATAGCTAATTACTTCAATTGGTTTATATTTTTTTACAAAATATTTAAATAAACGACTTGCTCCACCTATAATATTAGTATTTAGTTTATTACAAAATCTTAACATTTCATATGAATGTTCTAGTGATTTTTGACCCATAGCTTTTCTAAAATTACCGAAAGTCATTAAAGAAATGAGTTCGTTATTATAAAAAAGTCCAATTTTTATTTTGGAACCAATGTATCCTTGTAAATGATTATTTTGTAGAAAATCTCTAATTAATTTATTGTTTTCGATTTCTTCTATTGTACATTTTCTAGCATAAATTTTATTTGGAGTTTTATTTAAAAGATTCAGTATTCTGGATTTAATGATATTTTGTTTATATAACCAATCGTCCTCGTATATTTGGATGAGTTTAATTCCTTTTTGTTCCGCTAAATTTGTTTTGTTTAAATGATAATTTTTTTCTTTTCCAATTTCATTATGCCAGAAAAGACCATTGAATTCAAATCCCAATTTCAATTTTGGCAAATAAATGTCTATTTCTTTATCTATTATATTTTTGTTATTTATTAAAATTTCGTCATTATAATTTTCTTTAATGAAATTCGATAATTGAATTTGATACCCGCTACTATTACTAGAGTACAATGGATTACAAATCGGGCACAAAATTGTTTTGTAATTCAATCTGCTAGATATGGTTCCTTTATTCATATTAAAAACGTGATTTTTATTACAAACATATTCATTATTTTCATTTATATTGACGATACCATATTTCGATAATAACGGTATTCTTTTTTTCATTTTAATATTAATAGCCTTTTTTTTAATATTTTCATTTTTCATAGCGCTTGTATCACCGTATCTTTCCAAACAAGTTTTTTTTAATTTTTCAATATTATAATAATACTCTTTACCATATTTTATAAAATTGGTTTTTTTTAATTTCTCTTTAAATTCTTCAACTTGTAGTGGATATTCTTTTCCATATTTCGATAAACATGTCTTTTTATTTTCTTCAGGGTTGTTATAATTTATATCGTTATATTTTTCTATTTTTGTTTTATTTGATTTATTTTTAAATTCATCTGTGATTAAAAAATTATCAACTCCATATTTTATAAGATTTAATTTTTTAATTTTTTCAATGCTGCATTTTTTACACGTAATATAATTTAAACAAGATAATCTTTTATTATAAGTTTGACATTTCATATCCAATTCCTTACCACATACATCACAAACAACTTTTAAAATCTTATGAGAATTTTTTGGCAACTCTTCTGGTTTAACCATAATATTATCTTTCAAATTAACATTTTTTCCGATTTTTCTATAATGATTGATATTTTGTCTTGTTATTTTTACTTCAATTTCTTTCGTTATTAACATTTCTATTCAATTCTTTTTTATTAAATAAAAAAATTTATTTTTCTTTGGACTCTTTATTAAATATATATAAAGTAAAATAATTTTGTTGTATGGATTTTTATATAGTTATGTGTAAAAATAGAAAAAAATTGGACAAATATTGTAAAGTGAATCGTTTAAAAAATAAAGTTATAATAGATATAAAAAGCGCATTAGAAGAAAATGAAATTTTTGACAACAAATATAATGATTATTTTAATTTGATGATTTATACAAGAATAGTACAATCATTAAATAAAGGAAAAGACATATATTATATTCCAAACTTTCAAAACGAAAAATTAGATGTAAATGAAATATTAAAAATTAAAAAAATATTGAAAACAGACACTAATTTTAATATATTGATGTTTTTCGATGAATTTAAAGATGATATTAGAATTCAAAATGATATATTTACTAATATAAATATGTTTGATAATTCACAAATTTTAAAAGATTATTAATCCAAATGATAATTTAATCTCCAATTCATCATCCATCTAGGCCCATCTAATTCAGGATCATAATCATCCATTCCCCAATCTTCTTCACCATATGGATCTATATCTAACATTTTTAATCTAATTTCTTCTCTCTTTTTTTCTCTTTCTTTTCTTTTTTTCTCTTTTCTAGCTATTTCCTTTTTCTGTTTTTCTTTGACGAATAAAAATCCTCCAGTTTCATCATTTATATTTTTGTAATATAAATAGCTCGGTTTCTTTTTCATTTTGGATTCGAACCTTATATCATCATATGTTTTTTTAATTCTTTTTTGTATAAGTTGTTCTCTACATATTTTTTGACCGCCGTCCGAAAATTCAATTCTATAATAAGCATGACCGTTTTTTTCATCATACTTTATGCCCATTACCATTGCTTTTTCATCTCTTTTATGATGCTTCCTTATTCCTCTATATGTGACAATATCACCAAAATCTAAATCAATAATATCATTAAAAAAATTTTCAAATATTTTTATCATGTGTTTATATATTAAAATTTTAATTTAGCAAACGTTATTTTTAATATATAAAGAAAAAAGAGTTTAATAAAGTGCATTCAGAAATTGGATTTATTTTTAGCCCGGGTTTGGAAAATTTCAATAATAGAAACGTTAAAGAGGATGGTAGTCTCGGAGATATGAACAAAGGTGATATTTATAATAGAATATCAAAAATAAAACCAAGAAAAAAAAATACAACTAATTTAGATTTAAAAGGAAGTCAATTTGTTAAAAGTGGACAAAATACAGATAAAACAGATCCAGCCACTGAAAGTGCAATTTTGGTTTATAAAAATCCAAAAACATCAGGGACTGTAGAAATAATAAATTATTTAAAGAATAACGTATATATGTTCGATGATTCTAATGAGGATCCATATATTTCTTTAATAAATTATTTTACTACACAACAAACAAAAGCTTTAAAATTGAAAGCAGGCGATTTCGCTTATTTGAAGGATTTGGGTGTATATCCAATAAATAGACTATGGATACTTAGAAGATTTTCAGATAATGCAATAGTACCTAATAATTTATTAGCATGGGGAAAAGCAGTCGAACCGATATCTACTGTTATTGGTTGGATAAAACCAAAAGATGATTCAGAATTATTGAGTTTTAGTTTTAATGAAGTGTGGACAGATCAAACAGAAACATTAGATAAAGTGATTAATAATATATTAAAGGACATGGGTATAAAAGGAGCCGAAAATATAATGAGCGTTCCTGGTTGGTCTCAAGGTCTATTATGGGGAATGTTAAATGCTATGGGATTAACTGATGACTATAGTGCGACATTTGTGCCGACTGGTGATCCAAACGTATTAAGAACAGCAAAAATGAGAGACACTAGCGGTCAACAATCTTTATCATCAACTTTAAATTTAAATTTAGAAACATCATATGAACAAAAATATATCAATGGAATAGATCCTGGTATGGCTATGTTAGATATACTCAGTAATTTATTTAAAATGGGAACATCAGAACAAAGATTTATGTTGGGCAATAGTCCTGCTCTTCAAAAATTAATCGGTGCAGTAAATGGATCTTCTTCTGATGGCAAAGACAATTTTGTTAATTTTTTAAAGGCCATGGTAGATGCTTTTGTTCAAGGTGTTACCCAATTTGTGAACGATTTAGGCGGTGGAGTTAAAGCTGACACTAATGGAAAACAAAAAGGGGGTACTGACAATGATGGGAAATCTAAATTAGCGGGAGGATTTAAAATGCCGGACCCGAGTGCAAGTGTTGGAGATGCCATAAACAATATTTCTACTACTTTATTGGCTGGTACAGTTTTTAAATTCAGATGGCCATTAAAAGGTTCAATAGCTTTAATGTGCGGTATAAACACTACGCCATGGCATCTAACTATAGGAAATCCGTATTCCCCAATTATAAATATTGGAAATATAGTTGTTAAGAATGTAGATGTGAAAATGAGTGACGATTTAGGATTTAATGATATGTCAGCCAGAATTGACGTTAAAATAGATTGTGAATTAGGAAGACCTTTAGGCAGGAGTGAATTGGAAAAAATGTTTAATAATGGTTATAAAAGAGTTTATTCTATTAATTCGTTGAATGGGGGGACTGAACCTAGCAATAATTCAACGGCATCTGGTATTAATTCTACGGTCGGAGTATCTCAAGATCAATCACAACCGAGTGATGCTAGATCTTACATAAACGTTGATACAGTTGGTGGTGGTGGTGCAGGATAAAAGAAGCGGAGCCCTTTTGGTTTTAAATAAAATAAAAATTAATTTAATGAGTTATTTATATACTTTAGAAACAGCAGATAAAATGAAAAATCAAGATAATCTAACCGATATAGTTGATCCTATTTTGGTAATAGATGATACTTTGAATTATTATCCATATATAGTTTCAGAAGAAGAGGCTATGAGAATTGATTTAATATGTTATAGTATATACGGTAATTTTGCTTATATTGATGAATTATTGACAATAAATAACATATTAAATCCTTGGTCAATAAAAGGTGGAAGTATTATTTATTTCTTAGATGAAGACGATTTAAATGGTTTAAAAGTTCAACCAAAAACTGATCAAGAAGAAATTATTAATGAATTAGTTAATCCAAATAAAGATACTAAAAAAGATCCGAATAGAGATACTGGAATCGGACTACCACCGACAATAAAACCTAGTAATTTAAAAGATGTTGATATTGATTATGATAATAAGACTATAAAAATAATAGATAGATTTAAATGATAGAGGTTATAAATAGATCAAATAAAAAATTATTAACCATCCAAATGGAATATAAAGAGGGGGTTAAGGATAAAGATGCTAAAGATTATAGTGATAGTATTGGAAAATTACCATACATTGTTATTAATGGGGTTACTGTTGAAAATAATGATGTTATATATTTTAGGCTTTATAATGATAGATTTCTACCTATGATTGAAATGACATTTAGAGATCCAACAAATAAAATATTTGATTCCAAATATCCATTAGATCAACAAATAGTAAGTATCTTAATAAGATCTAACTCCGAATTATTGATGTCAATTAGAATGGATTTTTATATTACAAAATTCGGTGCTGTAAAAAATAAAGGAGGGGATGTAGAAGACAAAATATATGAGTTATTTGGAGAGTTAAATGTACCATATTATATTCAAAACAGTAGTAATAAAGGAACGAGTTATGATGTTTTAAAAACAATTGCCGAAAAGACAGATTTGGGATTTGCTTCAAATATAGAAAAGACTAATGATGAAATGGTGTGGATAAACTGTGGTGTTGATTTTGTGAGAGAACAAATACCTGAAATTGTCAAAAAATCATACATAAGTGATGATACATTCACTTGGGCTTATGTTGATTTCTTTTATAATTTAAATTATATTGACATTGAAAAACAATTAAAGGAAAACACTAATAGTAAAACAATGGCTAGTACAGAAAGTTTAACAGGAGAACAAACTACTCTTCCATTAATTTTATCAAATCACCCAGATAAGAATTCCACTAATCTATATATTGATAAATATAATTTAATAAACAATTCGACCGATGTTAATTTCACATTAGGATATAATCCATATATTTATTATTATGATTTAAAAGATAAGAATTTTTCAATTGTCAAATTAGATACCATTTCTTCGAAAAGCGATAAGAATAATTTGATAGTTATGAAAGGACAACCAAAAGATAATAATTATGGAATAAATCAAAGAAAAAATTATTTTTTAGGAAAATTAGATCAAAATAATGCTCATAAGAATTATTTATACGCTGATAAATTAAACGAACATAATTTGGAATTTTTACAAAAAATAAGAATGAATATAATTCTTAAAAATATTAATTTTCAATTATATAGATTTCAACCAGTGAATATTGAAATATATAAATTACGTGAACTTGATTCTGATTTAAATCCAGTTACTAAATCTGATGTTGAAAAAGCTAAAAATCAAGACAAATATAAATTAAACGAAAGATTAAGTGGTGATTGGTTAATTATAGGTATAAATTTCACATATACAAAAAGAGGGAAAAAACGAGGCAAAATGGTTCAAGAAATAACTGTGGTTAAAAGGGAATTAACAGCCCTTGGTGAGAGAGATAGTAAAGGAACTGAAAATAAATAAATAAAATGGATGATATAAACATAATGTCAGTTAATAAATACATTCCAAAAATACCAGACGGTAAGGACGGTAGTGGTTACGATAGTGATTATAAACAAGTTATAGAACCATCTTTTGTTGATGTGCAGACCACAGTCGATTATGATTCAACTAATTTTAAATACGGTTTAGATTATGCTGATTTGAGTGGGAAATATTCAGACCCTATGTTCTTTTTTCAAGATCCTTTATTTCCTATTTTTGATATAGTATTGGATACTCGATATTCTCCTTTATTTATAGTTGAATCAGGAACAACATATAAATATGGTTTATCTAAATTTTTAGATGATTATGGTAATATTCCAGCAATTAACGCAAGAAAAAAATTACATTCTGAATTTCTAAAAACATTATATTTTTTATTTAACACTAATTTCAATCAATTAGAAAGAAATAAATCCTATTATATCAACAGTATAGAAGGCTTGAATCTTTTAACTAAAAAAATGGTAGATTTTGAAAAAGATAAAATAACAATAACTTTAAATGAAGATTTATCAATGATTTCATCATATTTATCTAATTTATACAAAAATTTGGCATATTCATATAAAGAACAAAGATATATGATTCCGGCTAATTTATTGAGGTTTAATATGTACATAAAAATATCTGATGTTAGAAACATGTCATATTATATACCCGAAGGTGATACAGGAACTACTACAAAATTCGATAAATCTTATATCATATACGTTTTAAGAGATTGTTCATTTAATTTCTTTGATTCTAAAAATTTTGATGATTCGTTAACTGTTGGTGGATTTGATGCCGGAAAAATTGATAAACCAGCTAGTTTGAAATTTGATATTTATTATAAATCTATTGAAATTGAAACAGAAAATCCATTAATAATGGATTCTTTCGAAAATGGTTCTAGCACTCTAAAATTAAATAATAAGGATAAAAATGTAGAAAGTTTCAAAGATGGTCTAAATACGGTATTTTTAAATAATGCTTCTTCCCCTGAATCATTTAATGAAAAATTATCAAATTTATCAAAATATAATAATGATAATGACTTACAAACATCCACCGGAAGAACTAATGGTATAGCTGATTCAACGTATTATGATCATGATAAATTTTATAATAAAGTGTCGTCAGATACGGAAAACACAGATAGGACATCCGATCTTGAAGATATTGGAAGAATATATGAACCAGCAATAATAAACTCAGAGATAAATTCAGACTCAACTGTAACAACCAATCCGGACGTTTATTTCATGCATTCTCAAGACCTAGCTGATGTTTCTAGGCCCTATGAACCAAGTGTTTCTAATTCCGAATGGAATTATGGATATTCTAAAACTACAGCTGACATTATAAATGATAATATGAATTTATTAGACAGTTTAAATGGTCAAATTTACGGAAATTTTTTATTTGAATTACCATTTAGAATAATTAATATGTTCTTAGGAGGTATTCATGGATTGGGCCCTCCGATGCCACCTCTTTATATAAATACATCAACTCAATCTATACCATATCCAGAAAATTGGAGAATAAACACGACTCATAGAGAGTTAACTCCAGTTGATATGGGAACCATTGATTTGTCAATCAATCCTAGTCCAAACATAGATTTAGGTAATATTGATACTAGTTTCTATTCACGACTAATAGGAAATCTTGGAAATATAGACACTAGTTTCACTCCTCGTCCATTAGGTAATCTTGGATATATTCCATTCGTATCTTATGCACCTAAGCCCGTTGATATGGGATATATAAATTTATATTTCACTCCTCATCAATTAGGCGGACTCGGTGTTATTCCATTTGCTTCTTTTCCACCTAAGCCCGTTGATATGGGATATATAAATTTATATTTCACTCCTCATCAATTAGGCGGACTCGGTGTTATTCCATTTGCTTCTTTTCCACCTAAGCCCGTTGATATGGGATATATAAATTTATATTTTAACCCACATCCATTTGGCAATCTTGGAAATATAGATACTAGTTTCACTCCTCATCAATTAGGCGGACTTGGTGTTATTCCATTCGTATCGTTTCCATCTAATCCTGTTGATATGGGATATATAAATTTATATTTTAACCCACATGTATTTGGCAATCTTGGAAATATAGACACTAGTTTCACACCTCATCAATTAGGCGGACTTGGAAATATAGATAATTCTTTTAATAATAAATTACCTTTAGATAATGATAGAATATCCATATCAATTAAACCAAAGATTTTTGGAAATATGGGAAATTTATATCAAAACATATATAATCCTAGAATTGTGGATCTTGGTGTTTTGTTTTTAGGAGTGGACCATTCTAATATTATGCCTTTAACATATTTATTCACTAAGAGATTGAAATTTAATGATTTGCATGAATATCATATATACAACAACGCGATAAGTATAAATAAGGAGTTAAATAATTTAAGAGCAAATGACGATATCAAAAAAATAAGTCCATTCGAATTAATATTTTCTTATGAAAATTCAGTTAATATAAAAAAGACTTTAGACAATATAGTGGCATATAATAATGAAGTTAATAGAAATAATAATATCGAATTTGAAACGTTATATCAAAACTCCGTAATGAAAAGATCATTTGATACTATATTAATATATAATAATGCAATTTCAGCAAAAGAAATAACTCAAAATTATTTGTATTCTAACACGTCTTATCGTCAAATAATGAATGTTAATTATTTATATAATAAAATTGAACAAAATATAAATTTTGAAAAAATTTATAAATATAATAACAATTCTGAAAGAAATTTAATAAATTTAGGATTTATATCAATGGATAAAAAACAAAAAGAAGAAATGTCTTATGACAGAGTTTATGAACAATCTTCGATTAAAAAATTATTAGATCCAATATATTTATATAAATTTGAAGAAAAAAATAAAATTAATCTTGATAAATTATATGATAATGAAATTGAAGAGAATGATAGATTAAATGAAATAAAGTTGTATAATAATATAATAGAAGCAAATAATACAGCTAATCTTGGAAATATAATTGGAGATAATATTGTAATTAAAAATAACATATTAGATGAGTTTAATATAACTCCATTTGAAAAAAATGAAAAACAAATTCCAATTATTCAATATGATAAATCATCAGTAGAAAAAATAATACCTGATTTGAATTTAAATAGTTCTGAAACTATTCAAAAAAATCCAATCGAATATTCTAACATTAATGATGAAATCAGTAAAGACAAAAAAACGTTAGATAATTATAATGTCAATAAAGAAAAAATTATAACTAAAAAAGTCCTAGAAAAAAATGATATTATTAATAATACGAATATTCAAAAGAAAATTATTAATATGAATGTCAATGATGAATCTTCAATTGATAGAAAGGAATTAGACTATTCTAATATTTCAGGAGATAAAATAAATAAATTACCAATGGAATATTTCAATGTTAATGAAGAAGATTTAGAAAAAAACAAAAGAGAAGAAAAAAAAGATAATTTAGAAGGTGAAAGACTTAGATAAATTATGGGTCGGTTTAGTAGAAGACAATGTTGATCCAGATAGACTCGGTAGAGTTAAAATTAGAGTTCAAAGTATATTTGATGATATACCTGTTGAAGATATTCCTTGGGCTACCCCAATTAAGTCCTTGAGTGCTAGATCTTTTGAAGTACCTGCCATCGGTAAAATAGTTTCTGTTTTTTTTCCAAATGACATATTATATGAACCTTATTACATGTATTCTGATCATTATAATATAAATGTATTTAATAAAATAAAAGATATGTCAGACGAAGAATATGTTAATTTTTTCGCCATATTGATTGATCATAGAACACAAATTTTCGCAGATGATACAAATCTAACTATGGACTATAAATATAATAAAATAACAATAGATAATGAAAACATTAATTTAGAATTAAAGGATGCTAATCAAAAATTAAATATAGGTACAAAAAATTCGACGCAACAAGCCGTTTTAGGGACAAGATATTTTGAATGGATGGATAAATTCATGAGTATTTTAAAGAAACCGACTTCATTGTTAGATAGTAAAGGAGCAAATGTACTTAAAACAGAATTAGAACTATCAATCGCAGAATATGAAAATCTTAGAAAAGATTTTGTATCTGATTACGTGAATATTGTTGATAATAGAAAAGTAGAAAAACTTAAAAGAACACCAACATCTTCTAGTCAAATGCACGACGGGGTCAATATAAATAATAATATAACAAATGATCCAGTTTTAAAAGAAAAAATTATAGAACAATTTGAAAAAAGCAATAACGAATTAAAAGAATCTATACCATCGTCAATAATTAAAAAGACTTCTATCTCTTCCGAAGATTCATCCGGAAATATAGTTGAAGGTTTATCTGAAGTACCATTCGGAATAGACAGCAATGAAGATATAAATCTATACGAAAAAAAAGGCACTGAGACTTCATTCACTGATTACGATTTTAAAAACATTGAAAATTATGTACAAGTCATGGTTCCAGTTTCAACACCGGAAAAAACTTATAAATATGTTACTGAAGAAGAAGCTAAAGAAATAGAAAAGAAAGAACAAAAAAGTAATGGGGCACTAAATTATAATTCGGGTGATGAAACATATGAAGATCAATCAGATCCCGATGATATTATATCCGGAATGGCTTTTGAAAATAATGATGACGTTTATGATGATTCTTCCGAAGATATCGCTGAAAATTACGATCCAAGTGTGGTTTTTACTACAGATGATCAATCACAATATGTTGAAAAATCTACAACTTCTGGAGGAGGAGCTTTACAAAATTATGCAACAGGTACAACAAAAACTGGTCAAAAGACAAAGAACGTAAACGGCCAAATAATATTAAATGGAGAAGTACCAGATAAATATATGTCAAAAATACAAGTTGGGAATTCAAGTGGAGAATTGAAAAACACAGCAAAGCTAGAAAAACATTTTGCTTTAAATTATATAAAATTAAATATAGAATATATGAAAAAATTCAGCAAAAGTATATACGTTACAGACTCTTACAGAACATATGAAGCTCAAGTCGATGTTAAAAGAAGAAAAGGAAGTCTTGCTGCAACTCCTGGTAGATCATTACATGGTTGGGGTATAGCTGTTGATATCGGTGATTCTACCAGGGGTGGTGGAATTTCATTCGATTCTGAAGTATATAAATGGATGGATAAAAATGCTCCAAGTTTTGGTATTGTTAATCCAAGTTGGGCTAGAAAAGGTGCCAGACAAGCTGAACCATGGCATTGGGAATACATAGTAAATGATACTTACCGAGATATTTAATTATTAAAAAAAACATTTTATTCTTTTCAGCATAAAATAAATAAAAAAGAATATTATGTCAACTATTGTCAATAAACTTTTCTGGGAAAAATATAGACCAAAATCGATGTCTAATATGGTTTTACTTCCTAGAATTAAGAATTATTTTAATAGGGGTATAGATCAAGCAAATTGGTTATTATATGGATGTCAAGGAACAGGAAAGTCTACATTAGTAGATATTCTACTCAAAGATAAATGTTCGATGAAAATAAATGCGAACATAGATAATGGTATAAATATACTAAGAGAAAAAATGCTCGATTTTTGTGATTCCATGCCATCTCCGCTTGTCAAAACTGATGATAAAATGAAATATGTTTATCTTGAAGAATTTGAAAAAACGAGTCCTGAATTTCAAGACGGATTTAAAGGATTTATGGAAAAATATGATCACAGGATTAGATTTATAATATCTATGAATGATATATCTAAAGTAATAGGACCTTTATTATCTAGATTCAATAAGATATGTTTTAATCCAATGAATGATGAAGAAAGAAATTTTTTATTAAATGGTTATTATAAATATTTGATGAGCGTTGTTAAACATGCTAAAATGACAGTAGATGATATTACGATAAAAAAAATAATTAATACAAATTTTCCAGATCTTAGATTGTCTGTTCAGGATTTGCAAACTATTTATATAACAGAAGATCAAAATATATCAATAGAAGGAAATTATAAAGACATATTTGATTTTATTTTAAATAAAAATAATAACTTTTCAGAAAACTTTTATTTTGTTATGGATAATTGGGCAAATCAGCCAAAGACGTTAATTGATATTTTAGGAAGACCTTTTTATCAATATTTATTAAATAATCATAAAGAAATAATTTTAGATAAAGGATTTAAATTATTGGAATTAAATAAAACATATAACGCTGAATTCGAAAACACCACGGATCCACCCCTTCATGTTTTTTCGTTAATATGTGATTTGAAAAATGTCTTAAAATAAATTTTTTTATTTTCTCTTATAATAAGGTGGTAAGTTTCTTTTATGTTCTGTTGTTCTATATAATTTTTCTATTTTTTTAACAACTTCTTCAGTAACAGGACAATCTCCGTTTTTAGATAATTTCCATTTCCAATAGTTTTCAAAATCATCATAAGTGAATCCGAGTTCACCTTCATCCGTTTGATTTGCCCACAATCCTGCACTCGGGACTCTATTCACTAAATCGTATGGTAATTTATAATATTTAGCAAACTTCTTTATTTCTGATTTATAATATTGAGATAATGGTTCAACATCAACTCCAGAACCACCATCACCGGATTTGGTAAAATATCCTAGCATATCTTCCGATTTATTAGTGGTTCCAATTACAAGATAACCATTCAATTCAGCATACATTCTTAACAAAGTCATTCTTATCCTGGCTTGAATATTGGCTATAGCCATTGTCGGCATATCTTTATTTTCTTTTATTATTGTGGAAACAGTTTCTTTTATTGGATGCACAATATATTTTATTCCATAATGTTTAGCGACTCTTTTTCCATCCAATACATCATCTTTATATCCAACTATAGATGGTAAAAGAATACCGATAACATTTTCTTTTCCGGCTGCATCAACAGCTAAACCACAAACAGCACTAGAATCTACTCCCCCAGATAATCCAATTACAAATCCCTTGGCTCCAGAAATTTTTAAATATTCTTTTAACCATTTAGTTATGTTTTTAACATCTTCTACAATATCGGAAGAATCAAAGCTTTCGTTATATTTTTTAATATATCGTATTTTTTCAATCATATTTTTTTTAATTTTTTTTAATTGTATATATTAGAGATGAAAACTGATTCAATTTACCATATTTCTAATAAGTATATTTTCATTTTTTAAATTTTAATAATCTTTTTAAAAAATTTTCTTTTTTTGGCGTAACATCAATAGGTTTTTTGTTAATAGTTGACTCCCATAAAATTTTATATGGTTCAGTTTCATATCCACACGCATTATCTAAACATTTGATAGTAAATACACTATACACTTTAGACGAGAATTCTTTCTCTTCTAAATATTTAGGAGATTCTATTACCTTTTTTCCACATTTTGGACATATATCTGGGTGTTCTAATGTTCCTATTTTCATTTTTTTAATTTTTATTTATATTTCATTTTTTCCAAAAAATTGTTTGTCAAATTCTATTTTTATAATCTTTTTCATACTGGTTTAAATAAAAAATTACCTTTTTTCTTTTTTTGTTCTATTACTTTCTTTGTTTTTTTTGCTTCATTTTCAACTTCTAGTTTTTCCATGAAATCCTCAATAAAATTAACATATTCTAAAAATTTTGATTCTCTTTTAAGATGTATATCTCTCACATCGGGGAGATCCACTTCAATATGACATCTCACATTGGCTGGATTTGCATCTAGAATAAATATATCTGTTGATAAAAATATAGCTTCTCTAATATCATGTGTTACAAGAATAACAGTGGGATCTATTTTGTTATTGTCCTGAAAGATTTTTCTTAAAAAAACCTGCATTGATCTACGTGTTACTATATCCAACGCCCCAAATGGTTCATCCATTAAAAGAATACTCGAATTAGCGACAAGATTTCTCGCTATGGCTACTCTCTGTAATTGACCACCCGATAATAATGGATATTTAGCATATTTATTTTCATGTCCTTCTAAACCAACAATTTTAATCATTTCCATAGCTCTTTCTCTTGCTTCTTTTTTTGGAGTTTTATTTAAAATCAAAGGAAGAGCAATATTTTCTAAAACAGAATACCAAGGAAATGATGAATATTGTTGAAAAACCATAGGTATATGTTCTTTTTCAGTAAGTGGGTTTCCATTTAAAAGAATTTCACCACTTGTTGGAGTTTGTAATCCTGCAATATATCTTAATAGAGTGCTATTATGTGATAATATTCCATTGACAAAAAATCTTTTTTCTGATTTTTCAGATAATTCAATATCAATCATATTTTCTTCATGATCAGTTTCTATTATGGATATGACTTTTTCTATTCCATTTATAGTAAAAATTAAATCATTTATTTTCAAATTCTTGACGAAGATTTCGTTCATATTATCATCAAATACTATGTGAGTATCAGCACATTTTAATTCAAAATTTTCTGTTTTCAATATCCAAGTAATATAAGGTATGGTTATAGATATTGATTTTATATCAACGAATCCAACGTCTGTCAATATTTCATAATCGGAATTACATATAGTTTCTGTATATTTTCTCATATTAAATCATTTAAAAAATTAAAACAATCATTTATAATTTTCTTTGGATTTTCTTTATATTCACTTTCATTAACGTGTAGTATATCATATCCATTCTCTTTAATAATAATGTCTCTTATTATATCTCTTTTTTTATTTTCTGGAATAGTTCTATGATAATAAGTTCCGTCAAATTCTATTATTTTATTTTTATTTTTAACAAAGAAATCAGGACTTAAAACTTTATTTTTCAATTTCAATTTGTATTCATTATTACACCCGCTATCATCTTTCATTTTATCTTTTAATGTTGCGAAATATATTTCGTCATTTTTATTTATTTTATCATATATTTGCCAAAATAGTTCTTGACTAATTTTTGAAAAATTACTCTTTTTATAGTTTTTCATCCATTTTTCTTGTCTATCTAACCACTTTTGTTTACCTTCAATTTCACCATATTTTTCTATACATTTTTTTAAATTGAATGTGGATTGTCTTTCACTAATTTTTTTTATTGCATCATTTTCGTTATATCCTTTTTTTATCCAGTATTCAATTTGATTTGGATATTTTCCGGTTCCTTTTCTAACGGTACCTTTAGCTATTTTAGATTGATGTTCTGATATTTTAATTTTAGCATCATCTTCATTATATCCTTTTTTTGTCCAATATTTTATTTGGTTTGGACCAATTCTCATATTTTTTATCTGAACTTCTGTATATCCTATTTTTTTTAAATTATAATTAGTGCTTTTAAATCTATTTTTAACCTTACTTGAATTTTCTTTTTGTATATTAGATATTATTTTTTTTGCATCTTCTTCACTATATCCCTTTTTTAAATAATTATTTATATTGAATATATGATTTTTAACCAATTGGTTACTATACATTAATTTTATCTTATTATATAATTCCTTCGGTAATAATGACTTCCATTTTAAATATCTATTATTCAAATTACAATTTGTACACCCATATAACTGATAATATTCATATTTTATTGGTTTGCGTTTTTTTCTTAATTTAATAATAAGTTTACCATTACATATATTACACTGTGGTATATTATCCTGTTCAAATTCATGAGAAGCATATTTAAATATCATATATTTTTTTAATTATAATATATTTAAATAATAATGTCGTATTTGGTTAATTCGGTTTTCGTAAACGTTTTATAAAATCATCTGCTTTAATTTTTTCTATTTTTTGAGTTTTTTTATTTCTTATTGTTATAAAACTATTTTTAGAAAAACATTTTCCGCACCCGGATTCTCCGATTATTGCAATGAACTGTCCTCTATCAGCAATATCTTTTATTTGTAAATTAAAATCATCGAATATAACAATTTTCCCATCATCATATGTTTGATTGATATGATTAAGTTCCATTATATTTGTTTGATTGTATTTAACTCCATTGAGTTTTTCTTCTACAACATCATGTTTTGTTTTAACATCCACTGATTCTACCTCAATAAAAGGATTGGATTTTGTATCCGTTTGTGGAATAATTACTTCTTCTTTTTTTATAGTGTCATTAAAAAAATTGTTGTTCATATCTTATACGTATTTGAATTTAAAAGCTGATTTATCTAGGATCATTAACAATTTATCTTGTATGAAAGCTATAAAAACAAACACTAAAAGTATCGCATATAGCATATCATATCTTGTTTCTTGTCTAACAATAGGAATGAGACCACCTAAACCACCTGTGTTAAACATCATTTCTGCGACAACAATATATGTCCATGAAATTGCAACTAGAACTCTAATATCATCAGATACTCTTGATAAAACTGATGGAATATAAACTCTTCTTAATTGTTGCCATTTATTAGCTCCGAGTGTCCATATGGTTTGTTTATATGTTTTATCAACTTCGATAATTCTAATTACAACAACTGGAAGTAAATAAACAAAGATACCAAAAGCTAAAAAATTTATTTTTAACCAAACAGATAATCCAAAAATAGCTAAAAATATACCCGTTACTGCCGGAATGGGGAGAAATCTCGCGGTATCTATTTGTTTACTAAACATTTCTCTGAAACCCGGAATTAGACCCAAAATAAATCCCAAGGGAAGTGCTATTAATATTGCGATTATATAACCTGCGAAATTGATTCCGAAAGAATAAATCGTATTTTGTATTAAATGTTTCTTCACTACTAATTCTTCAAAAGAAGAAAAAACTTTAATTGGAGATGGAAGAATATTTGCCGAAATTAAATTTGTTAAGTTTATTCCCCACCACAGAAAAAACAAAATAGCGGTTCCTAAAAACAAAAGAATTATTTTTGTACTCGAATTTATATCTGATGTTTTAGGACTTTCCATTTTAAAAAGATACTTCCAATCTTTTCCAAAAGAATTAAATATTTTTTTTATGTTCATTTTTATGTTTTTTTACTCATTGAAAAAAGGGGGTCCGATATTTGAACCCCCCATAATAATCAAATAACAACAATTATTCACCAATTAATCCAAAGTCAGTTCTACGATTCATTTCATTTGTTCCACCGGGAATTGGTTTATCCTGACCATTTCCAATAATATCAAACCTATTTTCTTGAAAATCATATGTTTTCATCAAATAATTTTTTACAGCATTAGCTCTTTTATACGATAGAGCTTTATTATTTTCTCTATTGCCTGTTTTATCAGTATTACCCTCAATTCTAATTCTTGCGCCTAACCAACTATTTAAAGTAGTGCCAACTTCTCTATCGATGATATCTTTCGCAGTATTATCTAGTTCGAAAGAATTTAATGCAAATTGAATTGTCACATGTTTTGTTGCCATTGGAGTTTTAGACATGGTTTCTTTTGAAGATGGCTCAAATTGAATTTGACCCTCTGCAGCGTGTTGAATTCCAGTTAAATCTTTTATGGATTCAATTACTCCGGAGTAAGATACTTTAACCCATGGAAGAGGATTAACTGCGTAATAACTTTTAGATGCTGGATCTTTAATTTTAGAATAAATCTTAGCCATTCGTGTATATAGATCATCACCGTCAATTCCAGTATATGTTGCATCCAGTCCAAAGAATGCCAAATTATCTCCATATGTAGCACATCTAATTTTATCAACAGCATCCTTTACTAATTCATATTTAAAATTGAAAGCTGTTGCAAAAGATTTGGCAGCTAAATCCCTTTTGGCTGGATCAGTCATTTCTGAATTACCCACCATCCAAGCTCTTGTCAATTTAACAAATAAATTAAATTTCTTATCAATAGTGCTTCTTTTAGCAATAAGACCGTCCATGATGATAGATCTCGCGAATTTTGTACTAGTTACAACATGAGAACCTTTAACCTTATTAATACAATCGACATCATCCGGAGACCATACTACTGCAAGATCTACTTGTCCTAGAGTAAAAAGTTCTGCTGCTTTAGCTCCGCTTTCAACATAAACCACCTCAACATCATTAACTGTTTTCCCGCCGGCATCTAGCCAGTTAATTAACAGAGTTGAAGAAGCTGTTGGAAAAGCGCAAGCAATTTTTGTGCTTGGTTTCAAATCAGACACACTATTATAAGAACGTGTTCCTACAATAACATCTGCACCGCCTAGATCAGAACCACTATTATCAATTTTGAAAAACTGAACAACTCCAGCCTTAGCCAATTCCCCATCGGCACTCATTTCGGCCGGTGAAATATCGGTTGTAGTATAAATTGCGTCAGTTTTATCTGAAATAAGAGATTCTTTGCATAGATTTCTATCATCCATCTGTTTAATATCCAATAAAAGTCCAAAATCCTTATACATTCTACTGTTTTTATTTGGAGTTACTCCATCGTTGAGATAAGTAATAACGGCGTATCCACCAAATGTATTGAGTCCGATAGTCAAAACACTATCCATTTCATCTTCTGTCAGTCCAGGGATCTCTTTTGATGCCGTTGTAACTGATTTGAAATTAGGATAAAGAAAATATCCCAATCCGAAAAGAATTCCTGCGATTACTAAACCTGCGAGAATTTTACCTGTCGTTGTTAATCTACTAAACATAATTTTGAGTTTTTAAATTGTTAATAATTGTTTGTTTTAATTTTCTTTTTTTTATTTTTTGAATCTATTAATTATTTTTTGATTTGATATAACTCCCGATATTTGGAGTAATAATAAAATTATTAATAGTGATAATTCAATCCAATCTAATGTTGTCATATTTTATTATTGTTTTTAAATTGTTAATAATTATATTATATTAAATCTTTGAATGTTGATGATTTAGATGATGGCATTGGTTCAGATAAAATCTTTTGATAATCATTAGATTTTTCTGCAAAACTAATATTTTCATCTTTATTTACAAGTGCGCGAAAATCTGTGAGTTGATTGAAAGTTTCAGTGTCGTACATAGATAAAAGTTTTTCACCCTCATCTTCCCAAGATGCTTCTTGAATACTTTTATCATAGACCCAATTTTTAGCCTGGTCTGTGAAACGTGAGATATTTGCAACATAGTTACTGACCTTTTCTGCATATGCGTCAGCCGACATTTCCCAAAGAGCTCTTTCATCTGGATCATCATTTAATATACTTTTAGCTGAATCAAATGCGTTTGACGTACTCGATAAAAGTTTTAGGTCTTCTTTCTTCATATCAATATCTTGTCTCAAAAGCTCCAAATCGTCTCCCCAACTTTCGTAGAGTTTTGTGCAATAAGCGATAGCAGTTTGAATTGCTTTTAATCTTGGTACAAAATTCTGATTGGATTGCATCAAACGATTAGCAATAATTGAATTTTTAGTTGCTTTACGACCATATTCAGCGTCCTTTTTCTTTTCGGCTAATTCTGAAGCTGTTTTAGCGTCTTGAAATTTTTCATTGGCTAATGCTTTCTTACTATCCATAGCCATTAAGAGATCGTTTTTAGCCGCGGTCATAGTAATGATAGATTGATTGAGTTCTTGACGCTTTTTAGACCATTTACGCCATTGAATTTCCATAACAGAAATCGGATCACTTTTTACAATATTCCTCCACATTTTCTTAACGAAAAGTTGATATCGAAGAGCAATCATTGATTTGTTCGACCAAATAAGAAAAATGAAAAGTCCTGTAACTCCTAATAATGCACCGAACACTATTGCATTTTTCACTATAGCGATAAGAATTGGTAGAAGCCATGACAATAACCATATTCCTCCACATAGTAGTGCAATCCCCACTGTCCAAGCAACGCCCCTTTCTGTTTTGGTTAAAATTTTTCCTCCATCGGAACCAGTTGGTAAATAATTTTTAATTTCCATAATTTTAATTGTTTTTGTTTTTTGTTTAATTATTGTTGTTATTTTTATTTATAGATACTTATTGTCATTATGTCAAAAGTTTGATTAATATTATCATTTGATATAGTTTTGAATTTTCTGAATATCTCCATTAACTTTATCAACAACAATACTATAAGCTTTTTCGAATTTACTTTTTTTGATATTTAATTTCTGACCTTCGCTTTGGATAAAATCATTATTTTCGGCTACTTTTTTAGCATTTATAATCATTTGTTGTTGTAAAGATTGAATTTGTTGCTGAAGTTCGGCCATTTTAACTTCGGCTTGTTTATTCGCTTGTTCAAGAGATTGACATTCTTGTGTCTTGACATTTACAGATTTTTGTATTTCTTGAGATAAAACATTTTCAAATTCTTGTTTATGTTTTTCAAACAAGACAACGTATTTCTGTGCTGTTTGAATTAAAATTTCGGGAGTAATTCCCTGTGTTTTAAGACTCACAAAAGCTAATTGAAATAAACTTTGCTCTGGGATAGCTCCTGCCATACGTGACATTTCATGCAAAGTGTTAGCGAATTCAAAATAATCAGGACCTGGAATATTTTGATCTTCCATGAATTTATATAAATGATCAAGATAAGCTTGATCTGGTGTTTCTGTGTTTAGTCCAATTGTTTGGTTGCTAGGTTGACTCATTTGCCGTGGCATTGAAAATGTATAATTAACATTACCAACAGGTTGTTTGTTTTCTACTGACTCTTCCTCCTTAACGAGAATAGATTTTAACCATCCTCCTTTTTTTTCATTTGTCATTTTATTATTTTTTAGAATAATGGTACAAAATTAAATTTATTTATCGTAATAAAAAAATTTTTTAATATTTTTTAATAAATACTTTTTAAAAAATCGACTTTTTCTTAACGAATTTATTAAACTCTTCTATGCCAAAACTATAGGATACTCCTATTATTGTATTAAATATTATAAGACATATCAAAAACAATCCACACTCAAATAAATTTTTCACAAAATAATAATTTATTGGCATAGTTATAAAAAACATAAAAATAATTATTATATTTTTCGTGTAATTATAAATATAATATTTTAAAAGATTTCTCATCATAATTTTAAATATGACAATCGTATATTGAAATTAAAGTATAATCTGGTAAATCACGAAGAAATTCTACTATTTCTTTATCCCAAGATGTTTCATCCATTTCGTTAGTTGTTATTCCCCACCAACCCATCTTTCCTCTTTCATACCATTCACCATCTTTCAAAACTGCAAATGTTTTAAGTTCATCTAAATTATCGATATCTCCCTTCATAGCCGAATCAATACCGACTTCGTTATTAAAAACACCGGATCTTCCTTTTGTGCCTTTTGTTCCCTTTTTCAATTTAATCATACCACTCCATCGGCCACCTAAGGCATACCAATCCCACTTAGAATCCGGATTGTATGTAGACCATTCTTCCCATTCCCCGTCTTCGTTTTTTTCCCATTGATGATTATTCCAATTATCACAGTTTTTAATGTACAAGTTATCGAAAGGAAGAGCAGCGTCTTCTGGATATAATTTAATATAATAATCTACAAAATTTTTTTTATCATCTTCTGAAACTTTACCAACCACGTATGGTTCAGTATCCAAATTCTCATCATAACGCGCTAATTGTTCTTCGGGATTATTTCCAATTACCATTACTGTGAAATGTGACATAATTTTTTTATTATTTTTTAATTATAAAATTATTTATTTTTATTTGGAATCCTCCAAGAAAATCCAGTGTTAATAAATGAATTATCAATTCCTTTAACATAATTTATACCAAAAGATAAATCCAATTGGATATTATCCGTGACATAAAATATCATTCCTGTATCTCCCATATTATTTGGATTGTTCATATCTGAATATAAACAATTTGTTTCTACAAATATAGCCATTTTTTTCGTAATAAAAAAATAAGTTGCTAAAGAAATATTTCCTTGTGCATAAGGATTTATACCATCATAGAAAAAACCGGCGTTTCCAAGTAGTATTAATCTATCAAAAAAACATTTTTGTAAACAAAGTGTCATTGCTGGAGCATAATCAGGAATACTAAATTCCGGTATCCCAATATTAGGAAGATATGTATATGCTAGAATAGCAATATCTGGAGCATATTTAACATCTTTTATAATTGGAATTTTAACTCCAATATTCAATCCTTTTACTCCTATACTATTATAAATTGGCGTTGATATTTCACCAAAATCAATTCCCGCTCTAATCTCTAAGTGTTTAAATATCCCGTATCGAAAATAAGTAGTATTATAAAAAATATTATTTACATCGCCGCAATTAACATAATTATAACCAAACCCCATTTCAATATCCATTTGGTGTAATCCAATTAGATTGGCATTAGCTGTATAACCAGGTCTATCTGGAATATAAATGGATTCTTTAATAGTATCCTGTGCAAAAATCGACGCACTAAAAATAAGTGCAAATAAAAAGATTAATAATTTTTTCATTTATTTAATTTTAAGGTTTATAAATCACATTCATCTAAAAGATCAAAAACATAATCCGGTTCCAATCCTTCATCATAGAGAACTTCTTCGGGATCTTCACCGGATTGAACTCTTTCTTTCATTTCTGAAATAATATCTTCAACGATAGAATATTTATTTTCATATTTATCATTAAGAACTTCTCTTAATTTCATTTTTTATTATATTTTAATATACCCTGTAAAAACCGTTATTTGTTGATTTTAAATCTATTATTCCTAAATATTTGAACAAATCTCTTTGTACTTTCAATCCATTTCCTGATTTATATCCATCGGGATATGATTTTTCTACTAAATTTTCAGACATATAAAAATCTTCTAATTTATTAATTAGATCAGCGAATCCAGTGTCTTTCTTTGGCGACATATCTGGACCTTTATTACATTCTAATAAATAAGGATTAAGATCTTTATCAATAATAAAATCTAATCCGAAAATTTGAACACATAAATTATCTTTCAAATTGTGTCCTCTCCCAATATTATTTTTTATTGCATCACATAACAATTTTACGTTATCTTCAATTCTATCAAAAAGAATTTCAGGATTTTCATATCCGTGTTCAGACAAATAAGTTCTTAATTGTTTAAATGTCATTGGATTTTTATCATATATTTTTAGATTTAAGTTGAAACTTGTTATATTATGTTCGAAATCCAATGACGTATCATCGTAATCTTTATTATTATATATGCAAGTACCATATTTATTAATATGAGCTTCTAATATTCCATTTTTTATTGTTAAAAGTAAATAAATACGGAGATTGATTTTTCTATTATTGATGAGAAGAACGTCATTTTTATAATCTTGAATTATAGTAAATTCTTTTTCTTTTGCTGATAGTATTTCATTAATGTCTCTTGTTAAAAGAAGACCTTCTTTTCTCTGCTTTCTTTTTTTAAGAATATATGTCTTCCCTTCTTCGTAATTTTCTTTAAATAAATTGATATGTTCATCGTTTTCAAAAAGATACGTTTGTGGCATTATGGTCATTGCTTTTTCACGACCATATTTATTCTCTAACATTTTCCAAAGACCTGGCTTACTAACAACTTCATCACATCCTTGAATTCCAAATATAATTTGATCAGGTCTTGTTGGATTCAATTTATCTAGTTCTATTTCAATTCTGTTATAACCACTTGGAATATATAGATCCCAATTATCGACAACATCAAAAAATTTATATCTATTAAGAATTCTAATAAAACCATTTACACTGGATGTTGGTGATTCACAATAATATGTTTTATATTTTCTTTTATCATTGTTGATCTCAGTCAAATCTGAGAATTTATTTATTCTTGATTTATAATGCGGAGGATAATTAAATTTAAAATGTCTTGGAGGTTCCTCGAAGTTTCTATAATTTTCAAGGATATCTAACATTTTTTCTATATCATCACTATATCTTTTATAGATATATGTTAAACATTTCGGCCTATTTATTAATTTATCGAAAAATTTTTTGAACATTGTGATATATTTATGAAAAATTAATTTTATGAATTTTCTTTTTTTTAGATTTTTTATCTTTTATGAAATCCAATGCTTCGTCATATGTATTGAATGAACACCTAATAAAGTCGTCTTGGTATAAGGATTGATTTTTCATATGAAAATAATCCCAAAACCATAGTGTGGACCATCCTTTTTCTTGAGGATAGAATTTTAAATTTTTTTCTACTATTCTGTATTCCATTTTTGCAGCAATAAATATTTTTTATTTAGGTATAACAAATATACAATCAATTTATGTAATAAAAAAATTATTACATAAATTGATTGCCATTATTTTTTTTAATACATTGGTGGTGGTTGCATTTGCTTGGATTCATCATCTTCTTTTAAGTCATATATTACACATTCCGTTGTCAAAAATAACCCACCAACAGAAGCAGCATTTTCCAGTGCAACTCTAGCCACTTTAGTTGGATCTATTACACCAGTTTCAAATAAGTTTTCATACTTTTCCGTTCTAGCATTATAACCAAAGTCTATATTATTTGGATATGGGAGTATATTATGTTTTACATCTCTTACTATAACAGAAGCATCCCCAGAACCGGAATTTATAACAATTTGTCGTAATGGTTGTTCAAGAGCCTTACGGATTATATTTATTCCGATTTTTTCGTCATCATTAATATATTCTATTTTATCTAAATTTTCGATTGATCTTATATATCCAACACCACCACCAGGAATTATGCCTTCTTCTACTGCAGCCTGTGTGGCGTGTAAAGCATCGTCAAATCTATCCTTTTTTTCTTTCATTTCTATTTCAGATGCTGCTCCAACATAAATAACAGCAATACCTCCGGCAAGTCTAGCCAATCTTTTTTCTAATTGTTCTATATCGTAATCTGATGTGGATTTTTCGATCAAGGCTTTAATTTCCTTTATTCTTCCTGCGATGTCTATTTTTTCTCCCGACCCACCTATAATTGTTGTGGTATCTTTATCGATTGTTATTTTATCACAAGTTCCCAAATCATCCAATTCCACAGAATCTAATTTCAATCCTTTTTCTTCCGATATAGCAACACCTCCTGTTAATATAGCTATATCTTCCAACATATTTTTTCTTCTATCACCAAAACCGGGAGCTTTAACAGCAACTACTCTTAGACCAATTTGCATCCTGTTAATAACAAGAGCTGCTAATGCATCTCCTTCAATATCATCACATATTATCAAAAGTGGACGTCCAGATTTATGTGTTTTTTCTATCACTGGAATTAATTCGGACATTATAGGTTTCTTATCGTATATAAGAATATATGGATTATCATAAACTGTTTCCATTTTTTCTCTATCTGTTACAAAATATGGTGATATATATCCTTTATCGAATTGCATTCCTTCAACAATTTTAACAGATGTTTCTGTTCCTTTAGCTGTTTCTATTGTAATAACACCTTCTTTTTTAACTTTTTCCATAGCATCGGCGATCAATTTTCCAATTGAACTATCATTATTAGCTGATATTGTAGCTACTTGTTCAATTTTTTCGATACTATCGCCGACTTCTTTTGATATTTCTTTTATAGAATTAACAACAGATTCTACTGCTTTATCAATTCCTTTTTTAATATCCATTGGATTACAACCGGCTGTTATTGCTTTATTTCCTTCGTTTATAATGCATTGAGCAAGAACCGTTGCTGTTGTTGTGCCATCTCCAGCGATATCAGAAGTTTTCGATGCAACTTCTTTTACTATTTGAGCTCCAATATTTTTAATAGAATCTTTCAATTCTACTTCTTTAGCCACGGTAACTCCGTCTTTTGTAATTATAGGATTACCATGTTTCTTTTCTATAATAACATTTCTACCTCTTGGACCGAGAGTGACTGCAACACTATCAGCCAATTCATTAACACCTTTAATAAGTTTTTGTCTAACTTTGTAACCAAATTCAATTTTTTTAGCCATATATATTCAATTATTTTTTATTAATCCATTCATTTTTCAATTATTATCAAAATTTGTTTTATCGACATATTCTTTAGGAAACATTGTTACTTTATACCAACAAGTAATTTGTCCTTTTTTATTTTTACTATTTAATTCAGCGCAATTTGTACACTTTTCAATAGCTTCATTTGATAATTTAGCTTCTATAAATTTGCCATCAGATTCTTTTATCACAAAAGCTTCTTTATAGCATTCACAATTTTCTGAAAAAATTTTCACAATAATTTTTTCATTTGGTTTGAGTTTATTAAACCAATTATGTTTCTTTTGTGAATCGTAAACCACTTTAAATAATAATAATCCTAATAATAATATTATTATATACAAAATAATATGTCCCATATATTATTCATTTTACAACTCGTGAAAGTAAATGTACACATTTTATACTCTTATCGGATAAATTATCCTCCTTAGTATATTCACCCTCCCACCAAGATTTATTTTTTCTTTTATAAATATCAATAATTTCCATATCAACTATATTATCAAACCCGACTTCATAACCATCGACTACCACAACCATGTTATCAGGATATTTTAATAAAGTATCAATCAATTCTTTTACTTTCATAATACCGCAATTACATCGTTTTCTTTCATAATTATATATTCTTGTCCATCTATAGTTAGCTCAGAACCACTATATTTATTATATATGACAAAATCATCAACTTTTAATGTCATTTTTTCATCATCTTTACCTTGTTTTCCTGGTCCAACCGCGATAACTAAACCCCTTTGTGGTTTTTCTTTGGCAGTATCCGGTATAATAATACCTCCATTTGTAACATTATCAACTTTTGACGGTTTAATTAAAACTCTGTCAGATAGTAATTTCATAGTTTTTATATCCATATTTTAAATTAATTTTTTTTTGATTATTTCAATTCTTGTACCATTAATGGATTTTTGTCAAATTGACATTTTTTATTCATCTATTTTAAATTTTTCTAAAATCTCAATATTTTTTTCTAATCTTTTTCTAAATTTTGATTTATTAGCTCTATTTTTTCTCCAAATTTTAAAAATTCTCTTTTTAACACTTTGTCCCATTTTCGTAATATTTTTTTTTATGTATATTTATTCCATCAATATTTTTTACCACCAATTATATTCATCATCACCATAACCAAAACCATAATAATCATAATTACCGTGTTTTTCTTTGCTTGTTGGGAGTTCTTCCCATTTAACCAAACAAGCAGCTTTAGCCAATTTTTCTAAGAAAATAATATCAGTTCTTTCGGAATGTGAATGTTCATTAAAATATCCACAAGATAAATTTGTTACTTCTGGAATAATTCCTATAAAGGAAGCACTATCTGTAAATATTCCAGTTTTATCTGATCTATATTGAAGTCCTTGATTTCTAAATTGTTCAGACAATGCGATTGAAAATTCTTCACTACATCCTCTCTTTCCTAATTGATGTGTTATAATTGATGTATATGCTCTTCGATCAAAAGAAACCATCCTATCAAAATCATTAAAAAAATCTTTATTTGTTCTTAAAATCGCCCGTGCTCCAACCATACCACTTTCCTCACCTTGAAAAAAATAATATGTACCTGGTACTTTTTGTTCAATCATATAAAATAGAATTGTCATACCATTTTTATCATCCCCACTCAGAACTGTTCTACCATCAGTTGAAATAATTCCTCCGTTTATAACGTGTTTAACCCTTTCATACCCACCACAAGCAGTATCCATGTGACAAGTAAAAATTGTTCTACTATCTCCAATTTTAATATAATAATTTCCGCATTCGTCTTCCTGTATTCCTCTCGGAAAATATCTTTCTAAAGTATATTCCATTCCATGTGGAATAGTGAAACTTGTTAATTTTAAAAAAGTTTGTTTTATGTTCATCTATATTTATAAATTTTATGTAATTTTATGCAAAAGTACAAATTATATTTAGAATAAAAAAAATGTTTTATTTTTTTAATTTTAATTTTTTCATTTCTTCAATAGAAACACTTTTCATTCTTTCATCATTCCAGTTTGTGAATGCAACAACCAGTGCATCTCCCATGTCGAAATCTCCCCATTCACCAAATCCGAATAATTTTTTTCCATTCTCATCGTACACATTTACATAATCACACGAACGAGATGATTCAACATATAACCAGTGTTTTTCTATTAAACCATAGGAACCCTCGGATTCAAATTCTATTTTTTTATAATTACTTCCCATGATTGTGTCCGTGATATACTTTTATTACACCATCATTTAATTTTATTAAAAGTTTACCGTTATATTCGTATACAATTTCACCTGCCATATTTTTATCAAATCTCTTTTTAAGATAATTACATGTTATATCTTCAACTAGATATACCTTAATTATTTGAGGTTTAATGTAAATTTCAGGAGATAGTTTTTTTATTTCTAAAATACTATCCTTTTGTATCTGATCTACTATATCATCAATTTCCATTTTATTGAAATCAATGTTTTTACCTATTATTACAAATATTATTTTTGATTTAGGATCATTAGAAATTTTAGATACATTTTCTTTTTTGATATCATTTATCTTATTGGTACTATTAATATTTATAATTAAATACGTTATAAATCCAGTGATTAAAAAAAATATCAATATCATTAATATTATATAGAATGATTTTTTCATAACTTATTATTTATTTTTTATTTATTCAAACTTCATTAAAATCAAAACAATCATTTATCAATAACATTATTATCATTGACATCAGATATATTCAATTGATGTTCGTTAAAATTATCAATGTTAATCATAATTGATCCTCTTTTTTTTGATTTTTCTTCCATTATTTTTTATACTTTTATTTGCGAATATCCTAATATTTTTTCAATTTCTATTACCCTATCAAATTTGGCGGTATCAAAAGTTGAATGATTTACTATAATAACATTTATATTATTTTTCTTGGAAAAAGTTCGTAAAACTTTTAACATTAAATCTATATTATCTGGATCCACTGACGCAAATACTTCGTCCATAAATAATATATTTGTTTTTCTGTTCATATTCAGCACCATTTCCATATAAGATAGTGCAATAGCTATATTTATTTTTCTAGATTCACCTGTCGATAATGATTCTACATGAATATCCTCCGTAAATCTTTCTTTAATAATAGCATCAAATTCATCATTTAATTTTACATTATATTTTGATTCTAATTCGATTAAATATTTATTAAGATGTTCATTAATTGGATCCACTACGTTATTTATTATCCCCTTTCTTATTCCTTTTTCTGATAATATATCTACTAATTTTTGATATTTTTCGATTTTAATATTTATTTTATCAAGCACCTTTTCATACTTTAAATTATCATTTTGTGTATTTAATATGTTTTTATTTATTTCATCAATAGACAATGATTCTATATTTTGATAATACGTTTTCTTGAGATTAATAAGTTCATTTTTAATTAATTCAAACTCTAATTTTTTAGATTCCCTTTCATTTGATACATTCTTTCTATCATTTAATTTATCGTTTAAATCGTTTTTTAAGATATTAAAACTTTTTTTAAGTTCCAATACTCTTTTTGAAAAATCTTCATAATTAATATTCAATTGTTCTAATTCCACTTTATGAATATCATCTGTTAATATAGAACCACAAAAAGGACAATTACCTTGTTTGAATATATCTATTTTTTTACCCAATTCATTCAATTCTATTTCATCTTGATATATTTTATTTTTTTTGGCAACATAAACCTCTTTTTTTGAATCTATTTCTTTTTTAATGTTGTGTTGTAAAACACTTAATTCTTTTATATCATCTTCTAATTCTTTGTATTTATCTTTATAAGATAACATTTTATCTTTAATATCATCTTTATTGATATTACCACTCAATTGTAAAATATTTTGTATATTATTCTTATAAGTATTTATCGTATTATTATTTAATGATATATGAGTTTCAATTTTTTCTTTTTTTCTATATGTATTTTTCAATAATTCTTTTGTTATAGAAAAATAATCATCAATTTCTTCAATGTTAAATATTTTGTTCAATAATTTTTTCTTAGTATCAGTGTCTAAATTGATGAAATTAGCGAAATCTGCAAGATTTAATGAAACTAAAGATTTATATGTATTATACTCAATTCCAATTATTTCATCTTTATCATCTTGAGACATCAAATTATATTCATCTGTTCTATTTATATCATTAATGAATAAATCAAATCCCTTTGGATTTAATTTTCTATTTATAACTACTTTATCATTATTCCAATTAATAAAATCAATTTCTGTTTCTAAATTTTTATTTGTTCTATTAGGAAGTATATAATTAGGAACTCTTTTAGAATTTTTACCTCTGACTATACTATATAATGTAAAGTCTATGGATTCTAAAAGACTACTTTTTCCACCCCCGTTTTCCCCCACAATTAGTATGAGTTCAGCATCTTTGCCGAAAGACAACTTTTGTAAGTTATTTCCGTAGCTTTTAAAGTTCCTTATGCTTATAGAGTTAATTATCATGATTTATTCAATAACATTTCCTTTATTAATATTTCTCTTTTTAAATTAATCATTTCTTCTTTTTCCATCATTATATAAATATTGGGTTTAATGTTATAAGAAAAATATTTTATGTGATTTTCATCGTCTGTCCATATGATTGCAACATCAGCTTTTCTATATTTTATACGTAAGTGATTACAAAAAAATGTAGTTTGTTTATTGTGAAAATTCAAAGGCAATAATCTAGCTATTTCTCCTTCTTTTTTAAACCAATATTGTTTCTTTACTTCGGAAAGTAAAGCTAATTTAATTGGAATAGATTCATCAAAACCAATAAATTCTGGATATTGTTCAAGAAATTTGAAATAATTTATCTGTTTCAAATAATTAATTAATTTATTTTAATATATAAAACAAATCAATAAAAGTTTTTGAATGGAACATTTAAAACATATATATGAAGAATTTCAAGATATAGACGCTGGTGTTAATCTTACTAATATTTTTTCAAATATACCTGATGATCCACAAGATCCAGATTATCTTAAAATAAAAGAGATAGCCATGAATGGAAATCTTTATAAATATTTAACAAGTGGTCAAAGAAAACTCACATTCGGGATGTTAAAATCTCTTCATCAAGACGCATTGAAATTTAAAAAATCCAGAGAATTAAAACAAGGTATTCAAAAATTTCTATGGAGAATTGTTCCAATTGCTTTTGCTCCGATTTTTTTTCCAATTTGGTTAATTTCACAAATTCTTGGAGCAACTAGAGCATTAAATAAAATTATGATTCAAGTTTTAAAAATGGACAATGGAAAATATGATGGTTTTTTATTGAATATAATAAATAAAACAATGGATTTAACAGAGGGAGAAATAGAAAGATTGACAGTAGATGATTGGTTTTATAATTCTTTCGCAATAGAAAGAGGACTCATTAATATGGTTCGAAAAGAACATATTATAGATTTTAGTTTTTATATAGTTAAAAAAATTCAATATCAAGATGATTTGTCAATTGTTCCACCTTATTATGTCGAAAATGAATTTAGAAGATTTCTAAATAGAAGATTTAAGTTTTTTCCTCCATTACCATTAAAAAAACAAGATAAAAAATAATAACTAAAATTATGTGGTTTTTAATAGGTTTATTAATCGGATTGGTTGGCGGAGTTATGGCTCAACCTTATTTACTAAAAGCTTGGGAATGGGTAAAAAATAAATTTTAATATTATATTAAAATTTTAATTTAGATTTTAACTCTGATAGTTCTTTTAACCAAATAGTTTCTTCGCTCGTTTCTACCAATTCTTTTAATTTCAATTTAGTATTATCAAGTTCTTCTTTTAATTCTTGTAATCTATCTTTAGTGAAAGACATAATAGACATATTCAACAAATATCCATATGAATTATCTACTTTATCAAAAGCTAATTTATCTAAATCCTTCTCTACTATATCTCTGGTTTTTTTGTAAATGATGAGATTGCCATCGATAACGTTTTTCAAAAATTTCATTCTATTTTGAACAATTTTTATATCTTTTTTCAGTTCTTCTATTTGATGATTTTTTCTTTTTGTATAATATTCTAATCTTATTTTATAGAAATCATCTATTATTTCGTATTGGTTTGAATACTTTTTAATTTTTTTATTCTCGTCCCATAAATACATATTATTAAAAGATATATAACTTTCCATTTTTAAATTCTTCCAAATATTATGAAAGAACTCTTTAGGTACATCTTTATAGAAATAGATTTTAATATGGATGTCTTTATCATTACCACTCTTTACCCAATCTCTTATGTAAGCTTTTCTTATTAACTTTTGAGTCTTAGGTTCTTTTTTATCTTCTGATAAATCATCTAAAAATTCATAGTATGAATCATTCCACATCCAAAGTGGTAATTCTTTTATCTCATAAGTTATATCATTTACCCTATTAAGAATACCTCTTGTTATATATCTTTTATTTTCAATATCTAATTCTATGGTCCCCTTAAATTCTTTATAGTATGGTATTAATTCAATGTTCTTTTTTCCTTTAATTTTATTCTGCAAATATGTTATTATTTCAAGTGGACTAAAACTTGGTATATCAGTTGAATAAGCCGAACCTATACCAGACCCTCCGTTCACAAGAATCATAGGTATAACAGGGACATAGTAAGTTGGTTCAATTGGAAATCCATCATCATTCTGATATTCTAAAATATCATTATCTTCTTTTTTCAAAATATTTGAAGTTATATCATTAAGCTTAGTAAATATATATCTGGCACTAGCAGAATCTTTACCCCCCTTTAATCTTGAACCAAATTGTCCTTTTGGAAGAATTAAGTTCAAATTATTTGAACCAACAAAATCTTGTGCCATTCCAATTATAGTCCCCTCGATTGATACATTACCATGGTGGTAAGCTGATTCTTGAATTACGGCTCCAGATAAAGAACTAACCTTAATATCAGTTTTCATATTCTTTTTATACATAGTATAAATAACTTTTCTTTGACCTGGTTTTAAGCCATCCATGATATTGGGTATCATTCTATTAGATGTTTCCATACTCCATTCCATTAATTCGTTATTAATGAATTTATCGTATGTTTGATTGGTTGTAAATTTATCGATGTATTCTATTGGTTTATAATTCTTTAACCATTCTTTTCTATCATCTGATCTTTTTTTATTAAAAACAAGATCTATCATGTTTTTAGTATCTGATTTTGGTGTATCATGAAATCTTATGAGATGTTTATTTATGTTTTTGAAAAAATTTTTCATTTCGTGCGGTTCTATTGTCCCAAGACCTTTTATCCATTTAATTTCATATCCTGAAAGATTTTCTTTATTTTTTTGATAATCTTTCAAACTATAATAATATTTGATATTATTTCCTTTCGTAGCTTTGACTATCGGCGTTATAAAATCATATATAAAGTCCATTCTAAGTAATTCGGGCCAATATGTGTCAAAGAGATTTATTATAAGTCCTCTGATATGGTTCCCATCACAATCGGCGTCGGCAGTTAAAACAATTTTCCCGTATCTTAATTTAGATGTATCTGTATATTGTTTTCCATATTCTAATCCTAATATATTTATAATATTTTTTACTTCTTCATTATTTCTTATTTTTGATAGATCTTCATCTCTTACGTTTAAAATTTTTCCACGGATTGGAAAAACTCCATAATATTCAGGATTGTCTGATCCTGAAATACCAGCCATAACTGAACTTGAAGCTGAGTCCCCCTCTGAAATAAAAATTAAACAAGATTTGCTTTCAGATGTACCAGCCTTTCGTGCGTCCTCTAGTTTACTAATTTTTATTTTATGTTTACCTATTTCTTTTTTGGTATCATGTTCTTCTTTAATCATTAAAAATTTAAGAAGTTCATCTATCATCGATGATGATGTTATTTTTTTTATTAAAATATCTGATACATCAGGAGCATTTATTTTACTTATAAGATTTTCTTTTGATTGCGTATCAAATACTGGATTAGCCACTTTAAGATTAACGAAAACAAATAATCGATTTTTTATATCGTTTTGTTTAATGTTTAATTTTTTGTTCTTTTTTAATAATGATTCTTGTATCCTTTTTGTTATCTGATTAGTTATGGCATTAACGTGAGTTCCGCCATTATAAGTAGAAATAGCATTTACCATAGATATTTGATCAAACGAATTGTCTAATGATTTACTAACACCAATTTCCCAAAAATCATTTATTTTTTCGTAAAATGTCTCTTGGTCACTAACGAACATTTCCATATATGATTTGAAGCTTTTTGTTGGTATAAGGTTTCCGTTGTAATATACTTTAACTTTGCTACAATATACAGAAACATCAATACATCTTTTTATGAAAATTGATTCAATATCTTCATCTATACCAACTAAATCAAAACGTGTAAAATCGGGATAATAAGTTATTTTTGTATATTGTTTCTTCGATGATTTTATTTTTGGTTTATTTATCTTATTTAAATTGTTCTCAAAAATTTGAGTATAATGTTTTTTTCCATCGCACGTTTCTATGATGAATTTTTTAGAAAAGATATTAGTTAACTTGGCGCCTAACCCATGCAACCCACCCCAATATTTATCTTCATTTTTATCAAAATTGGATCCTGTTAAAAGATGCCCAAAAATTAATTCTGGAATATAACATTTTTCTTTATTATGCATTTCTATGGGTATTCCAGGTCCATCATTTTCTACAGAAATTGAATCTTTTGTAACATCGACCTTGATATATTTTACTTTATCAGTTCTTATCGAATGATCTGATGCGTTAACAAGTATTTCGTCGAATATTTTTAAAAATCCACCATTATAACTAACTGTTTTATTAGTAATTTTAAAAGAATTTAAATATTTTGGATCATCTACGACAAAAAGTGATTTTGTTTCATTCACAACTGACCCAACATACATATTGGGTCTTAATAAGACATGTTCTTTATGTGTAAGTTTTTGATATTTATCTGAATTATTTTTAACCATTAATATAATTTTGTTGTATATATAATAAACGTAGTATTTTGTTTATATTTAATAAAAAAGTAGAAAAAAGTTGTTTTTAAATTTTAATCTTCTAAAAATGAAGATGTTTTTAAATCCATTATATCTTTAAAATGATTTTCAATTTTTAATATATAAAAATATGATAAAAAATGTAGATTCTTGTTTAGATATGAACGGAAATAAAATTAAAGTTGGAGACGATGTTACTAATTTATGCTATTTTGATTCTGAATTATATTTTAAATATTCAAAAGTATCATTTGGGGTATACAGTAGAAGTTGAATTTGATAATGGTTTTAAAATGATATATGATAGAATGTGGTTACAAAAAATAAAAAAAGATCCAATTAGAATTTTTACACCCGATGATCCATATGGTGAAGAAAATTGGGAAAATGAAAATATGAGAATATAAAGTATTTGAAAATAAACACAAAAATATAGATCCATATGACGAAGAAGAATGGGATGAAGATTATAAAATTGGTGATTATTTAATCTGTCAAGTTGATTATACTGTTGGATATTACCCACCAACTCATGTTTTTAAAAAAGGAAAATCATATGAAATTGTAGATGTGGGCGATGATAAAATGTATATAATGTCTGAAACTGGTAGAGGTAAATGGGAGAAAAAAGATTGTAGTGAATTTAAAAAAACACCACCTCCCAATCTAAGGAACATTGTTCCTGTTCATTATAATCAAAGATATTATGATATATAACTACTATAAAGATAATATTTCTAAAAGTTTTTTCTTTATTGTATCTCTTCTTTTATTCAATAATTCGTTACAATAAGGAGTGTTAAATTTAATATTATCCAAAAATTTAATTTGCATAGGAATGAATTCAGCTAATTTTATATTTAACTCGGCAGCTAAAGAAACAACGATTTCAAACCAATTATCGGATATTCCCCCCATAGTATCAGCATCTTTGATTATTTTTTGTAATATACTAAGTTCCATTTGTTTATGAGGAAACTCAGTTGATTCAAGAATGGAGATAACTTTTTCTTCGTCTATTTCTTTATCTATATTGTATTCATTTAAAAAATCTTTAAGACCGTTTACAGATATTTTTATATTTTCATTATCTTTTAATTTTCCACCAGAATGATTAAAATCATGAAAAATGGCTGCCAGTCCTAATTCTATTTCATCCTTTTTTTCAAATCATATTCTTTTCTATATTTACCGAAAATCATCATGCTATTTTCGAATACAAATAAGATATGTTTATTGTTATGATATTTATTTGAATCTCCTTTATTATTATTTTTAATATAATTAAGAGCATTTGATAAAATGTTATCTGTCATGTTTAATAATTTTTTTTTAATATTTCAATATTTTTGATATATACTTCTTTTCACTGCATTATAAATTTGTTATTATTATAATATACAATATTTCTTTTTGTTTTTCTATCATTTATAATTGAATCAATAAATATTACACTATCACATTTACTATCCAAATTATAAAATTTCATTACAGATTTCTGTTTATGAATAGGATTTTTACAATTCCCTTTATGACCACCCCACGCATTCTGGCCACTCACACCCGTCAAGTTCATAGACAGTAACATCTTCTATTTTTTTATTAATTTTTGCATCGCCTATCCATTGATCACAGCTTGAAAAACCAATAGTGAATAACATTAATAAGATTATTTTCTTCATTTTTTAATATTTTTAAGTTTAATTAATTTATATTTATTATCAATTTTTAACTAAAAGATCTGCTGCCACAGTAGCACACCAACTCGTGTTTTTGCTGCTGACATCAAAACCGAAACCTCTGAGATATCCAATTGATAAGTCATGTACAACATTTGATTTATATTTCGGTTGTTTATTAAAATCTAGATGCAAAATAGGGATTTTTATATTTTTTTTATTTTTGACTTCATAAACATCTTTCATTACATCATGTACATATTCACCAATTTCTCTTGTCATTTCAACTTCATTCCATAAACGCGTAAACATATCTCTTTCTCGTTTAATTGTAATTCTACGATAAACAACATGTACACCTTTTCCTGGGCGCAATAATGAAACAGCAGTAGCATACTTAGTTACTTTCCCATGCTGAGCCGAGTCAGTACCAACATATATTTCAATATCTTGATACTGAGCGTAATATTCTTTTATATATTCTCCAAGATCATCTATTCCTTCCCCACCGAATAGTTTGAAATCTTTCATTATAGATTATTTTATTTTTTATGACACGCAAAATTAACAAATTAATTTCTATAAAAAAAATGATAGTCTATAAAACTATCATTTTTTTATATATTAATATATAATATTACATAATTCCAATTAATGATAGATTTATTTTTCTTTCGTCTTTCATTATACTAGTCACTTTCACTTCAACATCTTGGCCGACTTTTAAATCGATCTTATTTTTTTGAAGATAAGTGTTCTGAATTAATCCGTTGGTTTCATCATCTAATTGAATAAGTGCACCAAATGGTTTAATCATTATAACTTTACCATTTATAACATCGTCTATTTTAATATTATCCCAAAGAGATTCTCTTAGAATCTGTGTTAGAATGACTTTATTTTTCTTGATAATAATATCTTTAATATAAAAATTGACGTACATTCCAGGTTTCAGACTAGTCCATTTCTCATCTGATTGCCATTCTTTATTCACGTTATATCTATGGATCATTCCAGTTAAATAATCACAGAATTCAACAAAAGCACCAAAAGGAGTTGTTCCAGTTATATGTCCTTCGTAAATTTTAGTTTTATCTTTGTTCCATTCCTTTCTTAATTGTTTAACTCTTTCAGGAATCAAAGTTTCTAAATATTTTTTACGACTTACGACATAAATACCTTTGTCTTGTTCTAGCGTTTCTATCATAACCTCTATTTTCTTACCCACCAATAAACTAGGATCATGAAGTTTATTTACACCAGCTAGAGTATTTGGCATAAAAGCATCGGCGATTTGTCCATCCACTTCTAGATCTAATATATATCCAGCCGGTTGAGATTCCAAAACGTTAGCCATCAAGAAATTATTTTCATTATAATGTTCCTTAACTACATTTGATATATTCATTCTAAGTAATTCGGTTATTGAACCACGTATAAAATATGGGTCATCGCTAACTTTTACTATTAGAACTTCTAAATTATCACCCACGTTTAGATTTTCTAAAACGCTTTGGTCAATAGAACGTGTTTCCACGTATACATTATCTTTAAAATTGATATCAATGATTAATTCTCTATCATCAATTTTAATAATTTTACCGTTGACTACTTCACCTTCTTCGATCTCTTTAAATTTATTATTAGATGATTCTAATTTGTCGATGAATTTTAAATAGTCTTCGTTTAAGGAAGATTTAAAATTTTTGTTTTTTAATTTGAAAACTTTGTTTTCGTTTTTTAGTTTTTCAAATAATACGTCGAATGGTACTTCGACTTCAGCTTCAATAGTGTTATTGTCTATCATATTTTTTTAGTTTGATAGAGGTTATATTTATAAAAAAATTATAAGTTTAAAAAAAATTAATATTCCGACATTTCGTCAGGATATATTTTCGGTGTTCTTCTTTCTTTATTTAAAGGATTATCTCTAATATCCTTCTCACCGCGATCTCTTTTTTCCCAGTATCCATTCCCCAATGGGAGATCAAAAACACTAATCGGTGAATCTGTTGGAAGATTTCTAATTTCCCAAAGGATGTCTAAAAAGTTATATGAAAATGTCAAACTAAATGTGTTCTCCCCGAAATCCTGTTTCTGATATTGTAATCTAATTTCACCTTGTGATTTCAATAAAATATTTTTAAAAATAACAGTATAAATAAGATCACCATTTTTATCCAGAATCGATAATGTGAAATATGGTACGTATGGTTTTCGAGTATTCAAATAAAATTCATCTAATATTTCTTGCATCATGAAAAAATTTGTGTGCGAATCCACGCTCTTAAAAGTTATATCTAAATCGTGTTGAAAAGTATCAAATATATTTTTCGCTGATTTATAATCTACGGTTTTACCACCATATAATCTTTGAGTAACATTCTCATATGAAACACTTGGAAATACTAATTCTTTAATTGTCGAGTTAATATAGTCTAAAACATTATCATATGGCATTCTATTATTATCCAGAAATATTTGAAACTTTTCATATAAATAAGGAGAAATGAAATCTACCGGTAGTTGAAAAATAAATTGATTATTTTGTGATGATATTCTCATTTAATGACTTTTTATTTGTATATATTAAAATAAACTATTTCGAATGAATAATATATAAAAGGAAAAACAATTTCTTTAATGTATGATACTGAGTGAAAGAGTTAATGTTGTTATAAATTCGTTGAATATTAAGGAGTATAGTAAATTTTATAATAATTTAAAAATAAAAGACGTTATATCTATAAGACCAGAACAATTAATGAAAGGTAGTCATGTTTTGATATTAACTTCTTGTGATATATGTGGAAAAGAGAAGAATATGGAGTATAGAACATATTATAAAATTACTAGTGGTTGTGCTGAGAAGTATTATTGTCAAAAATGTTCTAAAGAAAAGTGGGAGAAAACCAATTTAGAGAAATATGGATCTATTTATCCACAACAAAATCAAATTATTAAAGATAAAATAGTGAAAACTAATTTAGAAAGATATGGAGTTGAACATTCTTCTCAGTTGCAGGAATATAAAGATAAACAAGAAAAAACCAATTTAAAAAAATATGGTAATAAATCTGTATTACAAAACAAAGAATTCTACGATAAAGGAAAAAAGACTATGATGGAATTATACGGAGTCGAATATCCAATACAAAACTATGAAATGAAAGAACAGATTAAAAAAACCAACTTAGAAAAAAATGGTTTTGATAATGGATTAAAAAATAAAGAAAAAATAAAACGAACTAATTTGGATAGATATGGTTATGAAAATCCAATGCAGAATAAAAAAATATTAAATAAAAATATTGAAACTAGAAGACTAAATTTTATAAAAAAATATAACAATTATGATATCATTGAATATGATATTTCTAAAAAAATATTGAAATTGATGTGTGATAAGGGACATGTTTATAAAATTGACTATAATACATTTAAAAATAGAATCAAACTTAAAACAAAATTATGTACTATTTGTTATCCAATATCATCTTACTCAAATAGCGGATATGAATTACAATTACAAGAATTTATAAAAAAAAATTATAATAATAATATTATATTAAACAATAGAAAAATCGTGGGTAAAGAGATTGACATATATTTACCGGATTTAAAATTGGCCTTTGAATTTAATGGACTTTTTTGGCATAGTGAATTTAATATTCCAAATAATTACCATAGAGAAAAAACAGAATCTTGTGAAAAAATAGGAATCAAACTCATACAAATATACGAAGACGATTGGTTATTTAAACGAGATATAATTAAATCTAGAATATTAAATCTACTTGGAAAATCAAATAGATTGTTTGCTAGAAAATGCGAAATAAGAGAAATATCTGATAATAAATTAATTAAAGATTTCCTTGAAGAGAATCATATTCAAGGATTTTTAGGTTCTAAAATAAAAATTGGTCTTTTCTATAAAGAAGAACTTGTTTCTTTAATGACTTTCGGTTCTCAAAGAAAAGCATTGGGCCAAAGAACAACAGAAGGGTCATACGAAATGTTGAGATTTTGTAATAAATTAAGTACAAACGTAGTTGGTGGTGCTAGTCGCATATTTAAATATTTTATTAATAATTACAAACCAAATGAGGTTATTAGCTACGCTGATAGAAGTTGGTCTATCGGCAATTTATACGAAAAATTAGGTTTTAATTTGGTTTCTAATACTCAACCAAATTATTATTATATCGTTGATGGCGTAAGGAGATATAGATTTAATTTTAGAAAAGATAAATTGGTTAGAGAAGGATTTGACTCAAATAAAACTGAACACGAAATAATGTTAGAAAGAAAAATATTTCGGATATATGATTCTGGTAGTTTAAAATATGTTTATAAAAAATAATATACAAGGTTTCTATATCAGATGATATTAAAAAATTATTTAACTAATTATTTTTCTTATCTTTATTTTTCATTAGACCGATTAATGGAAAATTTTCACATATATTGAAAAACAATTCTCTATTATATCTTTCTTCTGCATTATCACCGTAAGCATTATGTTCCAATGCATTCATCCATTCTTTTCTATATGATATATTTCTAAATGTAATTATATCTTTTAAAAAATTCGGATAATTTTCATCACATTCAATATCATATCCATATCCACCCCAATCAGCATGAATCATACATCCCGATTTACCAGACGAACCAAATGATTTTTCCATAGAAATATTTTTTTATATTGTATTGTGAAATAAATGATATGTTTTTTAAAAGAAAAAAAAACGATTTTTATATTTAAGTTTTAATATATAGGTATATGATAACAAAATTTAAATTATTTGAAAATGAAAATATTGTTGAAATTTATTCATTAAATGATATTGGTTGTTCTTTTTCATATGATGAATATTTCGATACAAATGGTTTTGAAAAAAAATTAAAAAAATTATTTTTAAATAATTTATGTGAATTTGAACAATTTCAAACAAAGAATAAAATAAAGGGATTAGTTGTTAAAATTGAAGTAATTACACAATTCGATCATTATTTTTCTATACTTTTTGTAATAAAAAATAAAAACGAAGAAATAATGAGTATATTTGAAGTAGATCCTAGTTCGACAGTAATTACTTATTTGAAAGAACCACGTAAAATAAAAGAATATGATAAAGATTTAGATCCTTATGGTGAAGAAGAATGGGAAGATTAATATATGAAAACTTATAATAAATTTATTAAAATAGAAGAAAATAGTAAAGATCATTCATTTAATATAGGTGATAGAGTGATTTGTAAAAAAGGAAGACAAGATCAGTTTGATGTGAATGGATGGGATGGAACTATTATTGGTATGAATTTAACTGGTGGTATAGGTGAATTAAATCGCATCATGAAAAGAGGAACAATGTATCAAGTTGATTTTAAAAATTGCCGAATTGCTAAAATTTCGCGGTATTGGATTTTTGAAGAATTATTAATCCCATATGATGAAGATGAAGATGAATATAGAAAATATAAAGAAAAAATGGAATTGATCAGATTGAAACACATGGAATACGATCCTTACGGTGAAGAAAATTGGGATGATTAAAAAATAAAAGATATAAAAATATAAAATGATAAAGAATTTTAAAATATTTGAACAATTAAATATATCAGATATTGATCCTTATGGTGAAGAAGACTGGAACGATGATAATGATACTCCGATAATAACTATCGCTAAAAAACAAAATATACCATTAGATAAAATAACATATTTAGATTGTTGTAATAAAGGATTAACTAGTTTAGAAGGAATTGAATATTTAACGAATTTAGAGATATTATATTGTTCTAATAATCAATTAACTAATTTAAATGGTATTGAACATTTAACGAATTTAAGAGAATTATATTGTTCTTATAATCGATTAACTAGTTTAGAAGGAATTGAACATTTAACTAATTTAAGATATTTACATTGTTCTAATAATCAATTAACTAGTTTAGAAGGAATTGAACAATTAACTAATTTAAGTTATTTACATTGTTATCATAATCGATTAATCGGTTTAGAAGGAATTGAACATTTAACGGATTTAAAAGTGTTATATTGCTATAATAATCAATTAACAGATCTATACGGAATTGAAAATTTAACGAATTTAAGACAATTAATTTGTTTTAATAATCAATTAACCAATTTAGAAGGGATTGAAAGTTTAACGAATTTAAGATATTTAAAATGTTCTAATAATAGATTCACCCAAGAATATAAAAATTATTTAAAATCATTAAAAATAAAAGATTTAAAAATATAAAATGATAAAGAATTTTAGAATATTTGAACAATTAAATCAATCATGTATAAACTGAAAAAGTTTTTTATTTATAAGTTATATTTTCGGATTCTAAACGAAACAATTTTCAATGAAAAAATTTAAATTTTATAGGTTCTCCTGGATCAAAGAATTTTAAAATAATTCTATGATCATCTCTGTGTATAATTACATCTCTAAAATAAGGAGCTTTTTCAAACATGAATTTTTTAACATTAGTAATATTTTCAGCACTGTCGTCTGACGATTGAAAATATTCAAGCGATACACCATCTTTATTATTATATAAAAACCAACAATCTAACTTGTATTTATCTTTAAAAGTTTTTATAAATTCATCAATATAGATGTGTATTTCATTTAATATAATTCTATAATAATTTCCTCGACGAAAATCTTCATTAAAAGTAGAATATTTTTTAATATTATTCATCATTTTTCATTTTTGGTTTAATTTTAATATAAAAAGTTACGTTATCTTCATCATCATTATCTATATAATAAAAAACTTTATTAACCCATTTAAATTTTTCACACCAATTCTCATACTTACGCAATAATCCATTAACATCTTTTAATTCTTCCTTTAAAATGTCTTTACTTATAGTTTTTTTCAAAACATCATCACTAATAATAATTATCTTTCCATCTCCTTCATACCAATTCTTTAGATTTAATTTGATTTCATGCAATAAAGTCAAATTTTTCATATTGAAATTTTTAAGCAAATTTTCAATTAATACTAAACATTTATATGATCTTAAAGATCTTACATATTTGTAATCAACTTCAAACTCACCTGTTTTATAAATATCTCTATTCGAATCGTCTTGAAAACCGTATTCTAATTTATTATCTTTAACACCAAAATAAAATGATATTCTTTTATCTTTTAAATTGATTGCTGTATCACAAGTTATTTTAATTGAAAGACAATCTCTAAAAAAGTCATAAAATTTATCTTTATTTTTAATATTTTCTGTTGTAAAAAAAATAAGATATTTTCCAACATTGAAATAATGATTAGTTTTAATAAAATTAAATTTTAAATCGTCAATAAGTTTAAGAAACATAAAAAATCCATGACGCCCATCTAGTTTAATTATATTTTCATTTATAAAATCGTTGTATTTTATCATTAATTATATTATATATTTTTCGTACGGTGATTCTCTCCAATCTTCTTCACCATAAGGGTCCACATCTGTATTTCTTTTAATCACATCTAATTTTTCAACATCATAGAATTGAAATGGAATTTCTTTATCGATATAATCTAATTTAACATCAATATCATTTACTAATATTGATCTATCATTTTCATCATATACGTATATAACGACTCCTGTTTGATTGAAATATTTTCCTTTTTTAGTAACAACGATCATATCTCCTTCTGAAATATTCCTTCTTGGATAATTTGACTCTTTTATAAATACATTATCCGAATTTTTTATATTAAGAAATCCATTGAAAGTCTTTTCCATATTATCTTATATATTTTTTATAAAAATATTTAAAAGTTTCATCAAATTGTTCGTTACTTAATCTATGATAAGTGTTTTCTAAAATTAGAATTTCACCGCCAAAACCCATATTTTTCAAATCTTTCATAACCAAAGAACCATCTACTCCCCTATCAGCCTTAGTATCTTTATCACCAATAACGATCAATTGTTTTGAATTCAATGGACTATTTTTAATATTAGACGGAACTGACTGTAATGTGGGAGCTTCACTTGTAGATGCCATCGCTGGATTTATAGACATAGACGGAATATTATATCCATTAGATAAATAAAATGATACATAACCCCCGGCTGAATTACCAACAATCGCTTTAATATTGTTATTTTCAACAATTTCAATCATCTCATCAAATATCATTTCACCACCTTTCCAATAAACAGAAGGATAGATAACATTATCTCCAAATTGCGATAATCTATTATAAATAAGTTGACTTCTTCTATTTACATTTAAAGAACCATCTTCTTTGAGCAATGGTCTAGATCCATTGATATATAATATACTAGGTTTTGTTGGATCAATTTCTTTTGGCCTAATAAAAATTTCTTCGAACAAATTAAATTTCTTTATCATAATAATGCTATATTTTTTTATATATATTAAAAATTTAAAATTATTTTTTATATATATAATAAAAACAATAATATAAATAATGGGAAGAATAATGAAATTTTTTGAGTATAATGGAACGTATACTCAAGAATGGCCTATGAATAAACAAAGTGTTGGTCTTGGTGATGATGATGTTACTAATAATCTAGAATACGCAAAAAAAGAAAATAAATTTCAAGAAGTTCAAGAACACATGAAAATTATTTTAAAACCCATCATTCTAAAGAAAAATAAAAATGCTGAAGATAGCGATATAGAAAAAGTAGCTGAATCATTCTTCAGACTGGGCAACAATAAATCCCAAGAAATAAAACATATGGTCGATAGTTGTAAAGATACACAACAATGTGCTAAAGATATTGTTAATAAATATATCAAATATGTTAAAATAAATTTCAATGCCAAAGATAATATAAACGACATTGAACAAGATTACATAATGAATAATGAATCTTTGAAATTCGATAAACTAAAACATCTATTAGATATCATGTGTAAAGTTATGATTCAAAGAATGACAAAAAATCAAGAAACTAGTGCGATTCAAGATTTTGAAAAAATGATTAAACCCCTACCCAATTATATTATTAAAGACGAGTATTTTATAAATAAAATTAGAAATTTGATTGTTACATCTAAAAAATTTAATTGTTATAATGTTGAAAATTTCTTAACAAATTATTTAGATAATATAGTTGAAGATGACGATAAAATAAATAATTAATATGAATAATGTGCTAAAATATGATAATTTTATTAATGAGGATTTTTTGATAAAGAAAAATAACGAATTAATAAAAAATTTGGCCAAAGAATTTAACTTAAATATAATTTTCGTCATGACATTTGGAACAGCTATCGCAGCCTACATACCAATAGCAAATCATATAATAAAAAATCAAAATTTTAATGCTCCAATAACAGAAGAAACTATCATATTGAGTATTATATCAGCATTTTGTGTTGTTTTTAAAGATACTCAGACAGAAGAACTTAAAAAATATATTAAAGAAAATAATTTATCTGATATTATAAATTATTTCATAAAATCAATTAAATCTTTTAAAAACATATATGAATTTCTTATGAAATTTAATTCCATCGAGTTTCTAACTGATACATTTTCATATACTGCGATATTAGCACCATTTATGTTAGCCATAAATGATATTATACATAATCAATTAATGTCAATGGATGAAATAATTGGTTGTGGTATGAGTATAAGTGCCGGTATTATCACCATGACAACAAAAAATATTATTAAATTAATATGGAATAAGTTTTCTAAGAAAATCAAATCCGGTGAAAATATAATCACCGAAGGAAAACTAAAAGATGTTGAAATAAATCCAACTAATGTTAAATATAGAAACGAAATATATCCAAATTTCAATTATCCAAAAAGATTCATAGGAAAAGGAAAACATAAATATAGAGTTCTGGCAAGAGAAGGAGATAAAGTGAAACCAATTAATTTTGGTGATAAAAATAAAAAAGAAAAACCATTAACTAAATTGGACAAAAAATATTGGGAAAACTTACCATACTGGAAATAAAATGATTATTATAAATTTTGAAACATATAACGAAGATTTCAATTGGAATCCTTTTAGAAAAAAAAGAATTAATAAACATTCTGATGTAGATCCTTACGGTGAAGAAAATTGGGATGATGATGATATAGAAAATAAATTTAAAGATTTCCTAACTAAACATAAATCACTCGAAAATTACAAAGATAATTTAAAAACAAACGGGTGGAACGATATAGATGAATATTTAACGCAAGCAAATCCAACACAGTTTATAAGAGGTGCTTTCTATTGGAAAAATACTAATCAAGGTGGTAGTTATTGGACCAAATTGAACGTGAAATGGATGATTAAATTGAAAAAAATTAACAGAATATACGAAAAAAATGAAGATATAGATCCTTACGGTGAAGAAAATTGGGATGAATTAGACCCGTATGCTTTGTTCAAAAAATTTTTAGTAGACAATAAAATTTATAAAAGATATATTGATAATGTATATGATCAATTCAGAAAAGAAATCAACGATGATAATTTTGAGAAAATTTTAAATAACATCAAACCAAGAAGATTTATAGATTATATATATTGGTGGAGTACACCAGAGGGACATGAATATTGGAACAGAATAGATCAAAAATGGTTAAGTGTTTTGAAAAAAAATTCTTAAATTTTATTTTTATATGAATTTTTTATTAAATAAATATTCATTAATGTATCAATTCCACTGAATTTATTAACAAATAAAAAATTTAAATATATTATTGGAAATAATATGAAATACCATATTTGTGTTAATATATTATTTAAATAACATGGAACATAAAATAAAATTTTACCTACCATATTAAATTCATCAAGAGACATATCCCACTTAGAAAAAATGAATAAAATTGATTGAAAGAATGGTTTCATGTTATATGAGTTATTTTTTGTACCAACATATAATGTTATTTTATGTTATTTTTTTTTATTTGTTTATATTTTTTATTTACACCCTTACCGAATCATTTCCTAGGACAATAAACTTTTTTACAAGGATTCCCACAGACTTCACAAACATTGTTTTTATTTTCCATATGGATTCACATCATATATTTTTATAAAATCTCTTCCATATTTATCAATAAACAAGTCTTCATATATTTTATATAATATGAAAAATATAAAATATATGAAGACTTGTTTTAAATTGATACCGTGTTTTCTCTTAAATAATTCTGGTACTCCCGATGGGATTTAAACCCACGATCTTCAGAATGAGAATCTGACGTCCTGGATCACTAGACGACGGGAGTTCAATTCTTTTAAAATCTACATTATTAGAAGGATTATAATCTAAATCTTTTTTGTACTCTCGACGAGACTCGAACTCGCAAATCTTCGCCGTGAAAAGGCGATGTCCTAACCGATTAGACGACGAGAGCATTTTCTTTTTCTATATATATTTTATTTTATTCTTTGTTTATTTTAATTTTCAGCCAATTATTTCTTCTTTTTAGATTCTTTCTTTTTGTTTTCTTTATCTTTCTTTTTTTCTTCAGATTTTACTTCCGTTACTGTTTTTTCGCCTTTGAAAGTTTCTTTATATTCTTGTTTTGAACAATAATTCCATCCTTCTTTAAGAAGGGAATTCATTTTATTAAGATCTTCATAAGAAAAATCCTTAACTCTTTTAAAATCTTCTCCTTTTTTCAGTGTTTTCATGTATGTTTTTTTTAATAGTTTCCAAATTTAATTACCCAACTACTATCCAATCTTCCATTTGAAGACGTCTTTGATCTTTTTCTGATACTTTTATTATGTTTCTCAATCTTTTATGTATGATTATTTTTTCACCTTCTTTTATTTCAAAAGAATCTATAATTCTTTTTTCATCATCTGTCAAATTAATATCGTTTTTAGAAATTTCATTTTTAGTGTTTTCATTTTGATCATTTATAGAATTAGAAATGATTTTTAGATGTAAAATAATATCTTCCTGTAATTTGATTCTTTTATTGATTTTCCAATACCAACAGTTTACTTCTCTAAATAAAAAAAATAGTATAACAACCACAATTATAATCAAAATGAGACTCTGGATAGATAAAAAATTTTCCATTATTTTTTTTATTTGTTAGTTCGTGTAATTTCTATGATTAATTGTGAAACAGCTCCAGTTAGATAGGGAGACTCGCCATTCCCTCCTTAATTGTTCTCTCGTTATCTTACGTTACGGGCGCATATTCTGTGTCCTGTGCCATAGGCCTGCGAATAGAGAAGCTGGTTTACTGAATCATATTTATATTTTTAATATTTTCTTTTTCATAAAAAGTCTTTAAATAAATTATAGCATTTTCGAATAGTTTTATATTATCTTCAAAATGACCAATACCCTTATTACATTTATCACATAAAATTCCCCTTATTTTACCAGTGTTGTGTTCGTGATCAACACAAGCTTTCACATCATTTAGATTAATATTACAAATAGGACAAATATAATTTTGATTTTCAAACAATTTTATATATTCATCTTCGTTTAATCCATAATTATATTTTATTCTATTTAATTTTTGTAAATGTTTTATATCTTTTTTATTTTTAGTTCTATATTCATGGTAACAACTTTTACTACAAAAATTAGATTTTCCTTCTTTTAATTTATATTTTAAAAATAAAAATTCATTGTTACAATTTTTACAATTTATAATAATAGTCTTTCCTTTACTTTTTACATCTACTCTATTTCTACCCTTTAAAGATTTACTTATTTTATTTTTAGTATCTTCTGTCAATTGTCTATTTTTATTATTATAAATAGCCGAACAAGATTGACAACAAAACTTATTTCTTCTATTTATTATGATTCCGCAATTTAAACATTTTTTTTCAATTTTTTTCTTTTTGAAAAAACCTACTAAATCAAATTCTTTTAAATAATAATCTATTTTTAATAAGGTTGTTCTATTTGAATAATTGAATATTTTTTTACTAGCTTCAGTTCTAGACTTTGAATTTAAAATTTTATTTTTTATTTCATTTTTTTCCATAATGTTCCTTTTTTATTTTATATATTAAAATAAAAAAGTCGTTTTTTACAACTTGAACTTTTATCATATCGTAGTCTGGGGTGGACTTGAACCACCAACCTCAATTTTATAAGAATTGCCGTCTAACCATTGACATACCAGACCGTATATTTTAAGGTGGTCTAGACTTTCTTTGTTTTAATGTAAGGGATTTGCTACACCCTCTAGATTTTTGTTTGATATGACTTCGACATCATACCCTCGCATCAGGTCTTGCCCTGATATCTTTGCATTAGCTACATTAAAACAAAAAACACCTTTTAGTTGCGGGAGAAGGAATCGAACCTCCAACTGGACTTTACCATTCTCTAGATTATGAGCCTAGGATCCTACCATTAGACTATCCCGCTATATATTTTTCAAAATTTCAATGAACCATATTTATAATACAAATATAGAATTTATTTTTTGATTTAAAAAATTATTTTTAAAAATTTTTTATACATCTTAAAGAATATCCGAAATTTTTATCACCATCTATTTTATTTACAGATGGTGCCATTTCATATATAAAATATACCCAAGCTGTACTTTGATCTCTTTCAGTTGATGTCCAGTAATATGAATGACTTCCTTTATTTTCTAACAATTTTTTATCAAAATTATATCTACCATTCATAGATGCGTGAAATCCATTATAATCTCTTAATTTTTCAGAAGCATTTTGTCTTCCAACAGTTATTAATAATTTATACCATTCACTTACATTTGGTACATGCCAACCATATGGACAAATCCCTTTGATTTGATTTGTATCTGGTTTTGTTCCGTTCATAATCACTTGATAGTTATATAATGTAGTATCATTATATTTTAGATCTTCATTCATCCAAATTTGATCACCTATTTTGATAGTTTTGTATGTTTTATTATCACGTATATCAATGAACGTTCCTTTTGTTTGAGCGTTTAATATAAAAGAAGTTAAGATAAATAAAATAATAAATAATTTTTTCATAATTACTATGTTTCCAAAAATTTTTAATGTTATATATTATACAGTGTAAAAAGTTTTAAATTCGTAGATCGAAATGAATAAAAGGTCAATTATTTTTTAATATTATTTAGTAGTTTCTCTTGGATTTGAACCAAGACAATAATTTTCAGAAAATTATATGCTTCCGTTACATCAAGAAACTGTGCTGCTCCTGAAGGACTCGAACCTCCAACCCTGTGGCTCAAAACCACTAGCTCTAACCAAGTTGCGCTAAGGAGCAATGTACCGATGGCTGGATTCGAACCAGCGACGTGTTGTGATTATGATTCACATGCGATAGCCAACTCCGCCCACATCGGCATTTTTTGAGTTTGGATTCGACTACATCGACCCACTTTCCCCAAAAATTTTATTTCAATATGTCAATGAACAATTTTTCTTTACTTATGATAATCAGAAATCTTTTCTTTCTATTTTTTTCATTTTTTTTTAATTTTTGTACTCCCAGCGAATCGCATTTAAAGTATGAAAAGCTTTTGTCCTACCTTTAGACGATGGGAGCATTTAAACAAAAAACCCCAGTCATTTCTGATTGGGGTTATATTATAACAATCTTATAGTTATCACACAGCATACCCAATCAGATTTTTGATCTGTTGCATTTGTTCTTGTATCATATATTCTATTCGAAAGTTCATAATTTTTATTTTTTAGTATTTTTATATATTATAATAAAAATGTCATTTTTTTCTATTTTATAAATACAAAATTAATAAAAGTTTATGAAATAAAAAAATAATATATAAATAAATGAAATATATTTTGACTTATGATAAATTAAATGAAAACATTGAAGATGGTGAAAATGTAATATACGTATATAAGTTATATGATAAATACGATATTGTTAAAGCTAAGGGAATATTGGATAGATTATTATATAAAAAGTCAATAAATATTCATGTATGTGATAAAACAGTATTAAAAAACATTGAAGTCGCGTCAGTTTTAATAAGTCTTCAACAAGACCAACCAATACGCTTGGCTTTAAGAAGCACAAAAGGAAAAATTTTTAATATTTATGGTTGTGATAAACTAGAAATATTATCCAATTTAACTGAATCAGAAAAAAAATTAATAGACTCATTAAAGCCTAAAAAAATAATAACTTTAGAAGATCCTTATGGTGAAGAGGATTGGAATTAAGAATATTTAAATTTTCGTGTATTTTTCTAATTGTTTAACTTTTTCTTTAAATCTATTAATTATTACTTTATGAATTTCATAATTTTTCTCGATATCAGTATTATCCAATAAATGTATAATATAACTAGTCAATTCATCATCGTTTCCATTTCCCCTAAGAGAATCTAAAAAATTCAATAAATTATCGATCTCATTCTTTTTTAATTTCGTTAAATCCATATATTTTAAATTACCTATCAATTCAGAAATTCTGGATCTATGAAATTTAGAAACATCATCTTTTACGTCTTCCCATCTCATAAGAATATCGTTTATATTTATGTTTGATATATCTTGACAATATCTTATGAAATTGGTTATACTATTGCCTATGAATCCTCTACCGCATCCATGATTCATTAATAGTGGTATAACTTCATCCAATTTAGGATTTTTACCGAATTTATATGTTATAAATTTTGATAAATTTGTCCAACTTCTTGGTGAAGCATATCTAATTTCTTTATCGTTTGGCATTTTATAATATTCGCCAGCATTTGTTCTAATATAATCTATTATTACATGCCATACGTGATACTGAGCATATTCACTAATCCATTCTTCATATGGTAGGTCGTGATCTAGTATGACGAGTCTATTGCTCAATGCTAAATCCATTTCATCCACCTCTGTTCCATCGGTTTCACCAAGATTACCAGATGACATTAAATAAACATTATCATTCAATTTTAAATCGCCTATCTGTCTTTCATTGAGAAGTTGAAGTGCTGCGTTTCTAACATGTAAATTAGCTCGATTTAGTTCTTCTAGATGTATTAAAGTTGGTTCTACATTGGCACTAAAAGCCCAGTCTGGAATTGCAAAATGTAATAATTCAACTTGACCATTTTTTATATTTTTCAGCAGTGATTTTTTCATATTTTCGAATTCTTCGATTGTCAAATATCCTAGATCTTTTAGTTTTCCAATTTTTTCTAATTTTGAATAAGCATCATTTAACACAGGATATAATCCAATATCTGTTTCATCGATTTGACTGAGTCTTTTATCTAAATGTTTAATTCCGATTTTTTTAGTAATAGATAAACTTATAGCTGATTTCCCCATACCAGGTTTGCCTCTTAAATAAAGAGAATTTCCACTCAATAATATCTCCATATAGAGTCTTTCTCTTTCCGATAGTTTATTTAATTTTTCTTCACTTATCATATCATTTTTCTAATCCAATAATTTCTTTTTATATTTTTAATTTCTTCTTCATTCGCCCTGTGTCCATTAACCCAGTATTCTTTATATTTTTTATTTAAAATTGCTGGTCCGTCATCTCTATTAAGTCTTCCGTTTTTTAACCACCATTTAATTCCAGATTTGAACTCAATAGAAGGACCATCTTCTCTATGTAAAAGATTATCATTATTAATATAAAATATATCACCATCTATATCAAGCATTTGTCGATTAATAAACTTCTTTTTATATTTTTTATTTCATTATTATTTAGATAATAAAATTTTGAATCTAAAAATAAATTAAATCTACCAGATATATAAAATTGACCGAATCTCTCATTTGAGTCATTAAAATAGAACAATCTTCTTTTATCTGTATGTAATATGATAATTATAGTATCGTCATATATATTTATTTTTATTTCATTTTTAAATATATCAAGATTATCTTTATTTGTTTTTCCATTATATACTATTTCTGATAATTTATTTTGATCAATTTTAATCAAAGGTTTCTTTCCTATACATTTTTTGTGTAAAATTTCAATATAATTGATGAAATCTATTTTATCAACAAAATTTTCAATAATTATGTCAGGATACATTCTTAAAAAATCGAAATAATTTATTTCCATTTTCTACTTTTTTCCACTTTTTTTATTTAATATATAATAAAAAAAAGAATTTAGTTTATGAAAAAATCAAAAACATTAAAAATAGATGAAAATCTCCATAGAGAATTGAAAAAATATTCAAAAGAAAATACGTTGAAATTAAATGAGTGGATTGAAAATTTAATTAAAAAAGAATTTGAAAAAATAAAAAATATAAATGATAATAAATAAAGAAGTTATGGTAAAAATAACCAATAGAAATATAAATTATTATATATTAAAAGGATATGATGTCAAAAATAAAAAAGAATTGTTGGCTAAAATTGAAGATCTGCCAATATGCTCAACCCACAGAATTGAAACAAAATGTGATATTTGTGGAAAAATTAAAAATATAAGTTATCAAAAATATAATGAAAATATATTAAATGGTGGTTATTATGCTTGTAGTCAATTGTGTTCTAAAGAGAAAGTTAAAAAAACAAATAATATAAAATATGGTTCTGATTATCCCCTTCAATCGAAAGAAAAATATGAACAATTAAAACAATATTTTATTGAAAAATACGGAGTCGATAATACTTCAAAATTAGAAGAAAATAAGAAAAAGAGAGAAAAAACAATGTATGAAAGGTTTGGAGTAAAAGTAAATTTTATTTTACCAGAAACTCATAAAAAAGCTATTGATAGTTCAATAAAATCTAAAATATTAAGTGGATTCATAAGATCCTACGATGAACAAACTGATTTTTATCAATATAAAAATAAAGTTTGGAGTATCACTAGAAAAAATCAAAAGGAACTTTTTGAAATGTGGAATGGTTATGATTTTTATGATAAAGAACATATAATAAAAAATTTTCTTTTAAAACCGAGCGACGGTTATTATCCAACAATAGATCACAAAATAAGTATTTTTTATGGTTATGAGAATAATTTAGATCCATTTGATATAGGCGATATTTCAAATTTATGTATTACGAAAAGATATATTAATTCTAAAAAGAATAAAAAAAATGATTTTAGTCTTTAATCACAATTTGTTTAATTTTGCATCCACTTATATTTATAGTTTCACATTTTTTATGAGTGCTTAAAATCATACATTTATTATTAAACCCCCTAAAATCTAATATATCTGTTTCACCGTCTGTAAGAATTAAAAGATTTAATTTCTTTAATTTTTTATTATTTACCACATATTGTATAGCTGGTGAAATTGTTGTGCCTCCTAAACCACATATTTTTATTTTTTGCATCTCTCTTTTATTTTTGACAGTGGTATGCGATTTAACTTCAGTGTCTATTTGTAAAAGTTGAACAATTATATCATTTTGAAAAATATATGATAAAGCTTTTTCAAAATAAGATTCCATAGATCCAGAAACATCTAAAATAACAGATAATGCGAAGGCTCCTTTTTTTTTGCCTTTAACACCATTAATAGATCTTCTATTTTTTTTAGTTATTGATTTTTCTTTATGTATTCCAAATAATTCATTAATACAGATTTTTATACTTTTAATATAATCTTTTTTGGACTTTGTTAATTTACCTATGGTTGATAATATATCTGCTGTTTCAAATCCTCTATTTCTTAAATTATTTTTAATATTTTCTATAATTGATTTTCTGAAATCTTCAGGCATATCTGACGGCAAATGACTATCTAAAAAATCTAAAATACCTAATTCTAATTGGTCAAATAATTTTCTTAGATAATCGCTTACTGGACAATTTCCACACTCGCATGATTCTTTACCATCGGCTCTATTACATATACATTTTTTATCTTTATCGCATTTACAATTATTTTTCCATTCGTCATATTTTTTCTTTTCTTCAAATATCCATTCATACATGTCTTCATAGATCAATTTACCTTTATATTCTTTCGGCATTGTAAGAACCCAAATTTTATTTGATTCTTTATTAACAGGTATTTTAGCAAAAGATAAATTGCGATGTTCTCTTTTATTTGATTCTTCCATTCTTAAAATAATATCTGTATTGATAACTTGATTTATTATCATATCTTGGACCATGTTACTCAAATCATGATCATATCCACATCGACGTTCCCTAGTTTGATGATCCCAAAGAAGATGAAATATTTCATGTAACATAATAAAATTCATTTCTTCTTGATCCAATCCATTTACAAATTCATCATTATAATAAAAACGCATTCCTTGAATGTCGACTGTAACCCCACATGTTTTTATTCTAATTGATTTTTTAAAATTAATAAATTGACAAAATTCACCATAATACTGAATCTCCAACATAGCATCAGATATCATTTGATCAATAGAATTTGTTATTTTTTTATTTATTTCCATTCACACATTTATAATTAAATTATATAAAAGTTTATACAATAAAAAACCGAATCAATATTTCATGATTCGGTGAAAAAGAAATGGACGCATTAGAGAGAGGACCCAAATCTTAAATTATGTACATAAATGACTTATTATTCGTCATCGGTTTTTTCTTTCAAATCATTATAAATCTGATTAGCATCGGCTTTATTGATAGGAATATTGACTTCAACTTGTTCTCTGGTTTTTTGACGTTTTCTTTCCTCTCTTACTCTACCCGCTTCATCAGTTGTAGTTTTTCTGAAAGCTGTGGCCTTTGTTCTCCACAGTGTAATGGATCCATTTTCTTTATTTATTTTATGTTTACGTCCACGAATACTAAAAGTCACTGAATTATCAGTTATTTTAATATCCTTAACTTGATTTTCTTCAATAGCCTTTTTAATGCTAGCTATAAATTTTTCAAGATTACCTTTCCAACCAGATGCTTCTTGATCCATAACCTTCATATATAAATTTTCGTTCAAAACATCAACACCGACATCAGTTCTTTTCGTTGATTTTTGTTCTTTTGATTTCCAATTTTTTTCGAAATCATCGAAATTTAAAAGATTTTCTAATTTTGTCATATTCTTTTTAATTATTTTTTTTATTTATATATTAATATTTTTTTTTAATTTTTGTTTTATTTAGATTTTTTTTCAAATGATTCGTTCATAAAATCATATAATGTTTTTATTTTTAATTCTTCTACCTCCCAATCTTCTTCACCATAGGGATCTATATGTTTATATTTCAATTTCATTTTTTCTCTTTTTTCTCTAATTTCTAATGTCGCCTGTTTCATCTTATCTGTATTATATTCAGCATCAATTTTATTCAACTTTTCAAAATATTTTTTCTTTACGGCTTGAATATACCCACATTCTTCATTAGTTTCTCCTTGAAATATATTCAATTTATAAACAGCATCATATAATTCATAATAATCTTCACAATCGTTTTGTTCATTTACATGTCCTTTCTTAACTAATTGTCTTAAATCATTTACTACTGATTTCGGAAAAGTCTTTTTTTTATTTTTTTCATTAATATAATCGATATAAACTTCAGGATCAAAATTATCCGGAAGATATATTATTATGAAAGATGAATTACTACTATTACTCACAAAACCGCTTCTAACTCTCATATTTTTTATTTTCTTTATATATATTAAATAAAAAAAGTCAATTTTTCACCATCTCACTATTTTAAAATTCATTCCTTTACTATTAACATACTTTCCATCAGATTCTAATTCCTTTACTATACTTTTAACCGTGGAATCACTTAACCCTGTTATTTCCCAATAATAGTGTAATTCACCTTTCTTTGCGCATTTGATGATTTCACGTTTAATTTTTCTCAAAATTTCATTTTCTTGTTTGATTCTTTCTTCTAAAGCTCCCATAATATTTTATTTTTTTTGTTAATAAAAAAACCTGATCAAAATGGTCAGATTTTTTGAAACTTTGTAGTTGTTGAGCGTAACCGGCCTTCTGTTTTATTATATCATTTGTCTATTGTCCTCTACCTTGTCTTTTCGTGTTGCTCACCCACTATACCGGAATGGTAAGACCTTTTTGAGTTTAACCCTCAGTAGTATTAACGATTTTTAATCTCCTACTTTTAAGCAACGGTTGGCTGAGTTTCCTCACTTTCGTTTTTATAACGATTAGTGCGATATATCCTCTTACAATTACTTTTCTTTTTTCTCTTGTTTTGTTATAATTTTTGTAAATTCTGGAACATAACAACCATCTTCATATGAAGAAGTTAACAATCCCATATACATCGTATAATTTATGTCACCATGTAAATAATCTACTTTTGTTATATGTTTTGAAAAGGATGTTACACTTTTTGGTTTTCCATTATATTTTCTATAAAATTTAGTAAACCAACCATCAACATCATGCATTGCATAACCATGATCAGTCCAACATATATAACTCCAAAAATATTTATTATCCCATTCTTTTATGATTTCTTCAATTGTTTCAATACAAGTTTTGAAATATACTTTAAAATCCGGAATAATATCCTGAATTTTATTTAATGTTGTTATCATTAATTTATAATCATCTATGGTTCCTAATCTTTTTATTTTACTAAATCCACACCCCCACACAGAATATTCATAATAAGGTGAAACTGTTTCTAAAAAAGAACATTTGAAAGCCAATTCACTTTTTTCTGTTAATGTAGAAAATTTAGGAACTATCATATCTTCAGTCATGTCAATTGGAACCAATTCTAAAATTTTTTGTGTTATCACATCTAATGGTAATTCTGGAATACCATTTTTTGAATACCAAGATGTGACTTCAATTAAAATTTTTTCATTACTTTTTGTGTAATATTTTCTAACTTAGTATGTTCCCGCAAAGAATGCAATATTTGGGAATCATTTCATATTCTTTTATTCTTTCATTTTTTAATTCTGTTATTTTTTTACTTTCGATTAAAGCATCCACAACAATCTTACCAGATTCACTTTCTTTAAAATTCATAATTCTTTTTTATTAATAATTTTTGTGGGAAAGGTGAGATTCGAACTCACTTACTGCTAAGTCCACTACGACGATTTGTTGAGCAGGTTGGTTTTACAGACCAGTGCCGTTACTTTCCCTCTTTTTGCGGCTCGTGTAGGGGTCGAACCTACGACCAACAGATTACACATTATCTATAATTTTCATTATAGGGTGGACTATATCATCATCTTTTTATAAGATGTCGGACGCTTGTAAAGGTTTATTGATTGGTTTTCTCACCTTTTAGTCTCTGCTCCTTCTCAAATACATAATTTGACCTTCTTTGAGCTTGGATCAGGATTACCATACCCATTTTTAATGAGTGAAGGTTTCCCTGAGTTCATCCGATTTTTCAAATATGATCACTCATATAAGCTGCAATTACTTACAGTCTGCTGCTCTACCTACTGAGCTAACGAGCCATTATTTCAATGAACTATGGGGGTTGACATTTCAAATTACCCAGAACTACAGCGGGCCTTACGAGAGTTGAACTCGCTCCGTGATCCGTGACAGGGATACATCTTAACCGTTTGACCTAAAGCCCATTTATTTTTAAAAGGACTGAGATTACATCCTTGATATCGATACCTTTGTTGTATTATCCTACCGACTCCCGCCAGCGGTTCCCAACTTATCCACCTCTTCAAAAGAGGTCTATCGACGACGTTGCCTTTTTATAGTTGGAGACTCAACTTTTCCCGATAAACATATTCGGCTTTCCAATTACCCTCTGTGTTTCCACAGTACATGGTCGCTAAACCATTAGGTGCATTTTTCAACCAAATCCTTCCAGCTTGGGGCTTTCCAGACTCTCAATTCATCCGAAGATGTTGAGAATTAAACGACTTTCCGTTTATCGTTGAGTAGGTCTTTCCTGTTAATAAATGATGGATTTGAACCAACAACCTATTCCTTAAAATGGAATTGCTCTACCATTAAGCAAATTTACTATGTCACCGTGTGGTGCCTACTCTTGTGATTCATACCCTTTTGAGGTACAAAATACACGACACACACAATACGTTTCGAGTTACTAGCTCTACTGTGTGATTCTTCAAGATTCCGGAATTACCCTTCATCTTTGGAATTGTTAGTTAGCTCTTGCTTTGGTGTGTTTGAACAGACTAACTACATCTTATCTAATCGGATAATGGGACGTTTGACCAACTGGCGTCGGGGTGTCAATCCCTAATTAATGAGGCTCCTTACCAACACATTTCTATGTAGGGGCTTACCCCATATATTCTTTCCAAAGAACCAGTAACGTTCTTCCATCTTATCTCCGCATGGTAAGCGAAGATCGCACTTGGATGCGATAAGACGATGCTTTTTTGGATGATCCAATTTCCATTTGGATATTGGTAGGTGGGTGTGACACCCATCCTCTTTTGTGACTCGCATCACATTATTCTTCTCTTCCTTTCGGAAGAAACTTTCCAAACAAAGTTAATATTTTTACAAAATTTCAAAGAACAATTTATTTTTATTGATGAGACAAGGGTGGGATTCGAACCCACGATCATAATGCCGCTTTGCAGGCGGTTCCCTTGGACCACTCGAGCACCTTGCCGTTTCATTAAATCAAAAAACAATTTGTCGGCGAGAATGGAGTCGAACCATCATGTGACCAGTTACACTTTCAACTCCTTATCAGAGAGAGGTGATACACGCCGTTTTTATATCAAACTATCCAAAGTACTGTTTCGAACATCCTAATAAGATTTTACAGGTCTGGATTGTCCCTACTCGTCGACTTTTAATTTTTCAAACAACAATATTAAAACAAAAAACCCCAGTCATTTCTGATTGGGGTTTCGTTATGTTAAATAAACATAGTTCATCCAATCAGCATTTTTAGCTTATCATTAATAATACAATCATTATAATATTTGTGATTCATGTTTTTCATATTTTTATATATTATATTAAAAATGTCAATTTTTTCCATTTTTATTCCTTTTTATTATTTTTTAATTATATTACAAAATTATAAAAAGTTTTTGAAATAAAAAATTATTTTAATTAATTTCTGAATATTTTTTTCTATCAAAATTATTAAGAACATTATATATATGATCATCAACAATATCTATTTCAGAATATGTTGTTTTACCTGTAATGACTGTGAAATCCTTTTTTTTATCAGTGTCTGAACAATCAATACATGTTTGTGTATTTGGTATAGCTTTAATTCTTCCTTCCGGAATAAAATTCCCACAAACTTTACAGATCTTCATAATCTCCGAGTTTTTTGAGAATATTTTTTATTGTTTTCCTTTCTTTTTTAGAAATATCTTCAAATATTACTTTTTCTGTAAGTGTACAGATCATAAAATCGATATTACGTTTCTTCAATTTAATTTTTGTTTTCATAGTTTTTATATTTTTTATATTACATTACAAAATTACAAATATTTATTTAAATAAAAAAATTTTAAGATAATTTTTTAAAAATTGAAATAAAACTATTAACTCTATCTAAAGGCGGAACATTATATTTTTTTTTACCTTTTTTATATTCTAACCCATCATTTCTAATCGACTGGGCATAAATATTTGCTACTTCATTGCCATATATACCTATATGAGATTTTATAAAAAGAACTTCGATATTTTTATGTTCATTTAAAACGCGCATGCATCTTGAATATAAGATGTGTAATAATGAGTCATTGTCTTTATTTTTTTTCCAATTTCTTAATTTAGATACACCATTTAATAACATAAAAATACTTTCATTATCGGTATAGATTTTAATATGATTTTTTATTTCTTTCTTTACCATAAGATTAGATAACGATTTGTATATAGCATATAATTCGCCGATTGTGGTACTACCACATTCATCTAAAGTTTTAAATTCATGGTTTAAAGACTCTGTATTTGTTTTGTAATTTTGAATACTTTCTTCATCGTTGTCAATGACAACAATAGATATACCAAAATCATTTAAAGATCCAGAACAATCTGTATAAATATCTAATTCTTTCATTAATTATTATTATATACAAATATATAAAAAGTTTATCATAAAAAAAATAATATATAAGAATAAGAAAAAATTGACCATATTTAGCAAAAAAATATAACTTGTGAAATACATTAAAAAATATAAACTATTTGAAAACGTAATTACTTTTTTAAATTTATCTAATCAAAATTTAATTGAATTACCTGATTTACCAGATACATTAGAAATATTATGGTGTTATAGTAATAAATTAATTGAATTACCAAAATTACCAAGTCATTCGAGTATTTTATCTATAAATATTCTTTTTCCAAATTTAATATTTGAAGCTTGATCGTTATTAGTTATTACCCACAATACTCTATTAGCATATGATTTTATAGAATATTCACCTATATTTGGTGCATCACCATAAGCATCTGTGAAATAAACCATAAAAGCAGGGATTTTGCCTTTTTTCAATATGTTATTTTGAACCCATTTAAATGGCGGTTTAAAACTTGTTCCGCCTCCACCTTTTGGTTTAAGTTTATCTATTTTAAAACTCTTATCCGCTTTTTCGAATATTTGAACAGATGTAATGTCATTATCACACCATATTACATAACAATTCAATACACTATAAAGTTTAAATAATTTCAATAATTCCGCGGCAAATTTATTTAAACTATCATCTGAAATCGAACCCGATGTGTCAATCGCCACGACAACATTTTGATATGTTGATTTGTCTGATGGATGTGGCCCTGGTAAATGCATATCCTGCCAAATAAATCTTCTATTAGAATACATATAATCAAGTTCATCATATATATTAGCGACGAATCTTTTTAACTCGACTCTCCAATTTACTTTCGCCTTTCCGACCTTTCTTAACCATTCAAAAATTATTTTGGTCATTTCTGTTGTGAAAGATTACAGAGAAGGCGAAATTTATCAATATCTTCTCTTGATTCTTTAATATATTGATTATATTTTTTAATCATATTAATTTTATTTTATTTTTTAGACAATAATCTTTTAAATATTCCAAATATTCTTTGGAAAAATCATTATTATAACAATCTAATATTTCTAAATTGACTAGTTTTTCTATTCCTTCTAATGAAGTTAATTGATTATTATAACACCATAATCCTTTTAAATTAACTAGTTTTTCTATTCCTTCTAATGAAGTTAATTGATTATTATAACAACTTAATATTTTTAGATCAACTAGTTTTTCTATTCCTTCTAATGAAGTTAATTTATTATCAGAACAATATAATCGTTCTAAATTAACTAGTTTTTCTATTCCTTCTAATGAAGTTAATTTATTATCAGAACAATATAATCGTTCTAAATTAACTAGTTTTTCTATTCCTTCTAATGAAGTTAATTTATTATCAGAACAATATAATTCTTTTAAATTAACTAGTTTTTCTATTCCTTCTAATGAAGTTAATTGATTATTATAACAATATAATATTTCTAAATTGACTAGTTTTTCTATTCCTTCTAATGAAGTTAATTGATTATTAAAACAATCTAATAATTTTAAATTAACTAGTTTTTTTATTCCTTCTAATGAAGTTAATTGATTATTAGAACAATTTAATTCAGTTATTTTGTCCAGTGGTTTTCCTTGTTTAAAAGCGATTTCTATGATTCTAGGTACTTCCTCCCAGATTTCTTCGCCATAAGGATCAATATCTTCTCTTGATTCTTTAATATATTGATTATATTTTTTAATCATATTAATTTTATTTTATTTTTTAGACAATAATTTTTTAAATATTTTATATATTCTTTGGAAAAATCATTATTAGAACAACTTAATGTTTTTAGATTAACTAGTTTTTCTATTCCTTCTAGTGAAGTTAATCGATTATGATGACAATATAATGTTTTTAAATTGACTAGTTTTTCTATTCCTTTTAATGAAGTTAATTGATTATTATAACAATATAATATTTCTAAATTAACTAGTTTTTCTATTCCTTCTAATGAAGTTAATTGATTATAAGAACAACTTAATATTTTTAAATTAACTAGTTTTTCTATTCCTTCTAATGAAGTTAATCGATTATGATGACAATATAATGTTTTTAAATTGACTAGTTTTTCTATTCCTTCTAATGAAGTTAATTGATTATTATAACAATCTAATATTTCTAAATTGACTAGTTTTTCTATTCCTTTTAATGAAGTTAATCGATTATGATGACAATATAATGTTTTTAAATTAACTAGTTTTTCTATTCCTTTTAATGAAGTTAATCGATTATGATGACAATATAATGTTTTTAAATTAACTAGTTTTTCTATTCCTTCTAATGATGTTAATTGATTACTAGAACAATCTAATATTTCTAAATTGACTAGTTTTTCTATTCCTTCTAATGAAGTTAATTGATTATTATAACAATATAATATTTTTAAATTAACTAGTTTTTCTATTCCTTCTAATGAAGTTAATTGATTATAAAAACAATATAATATTTCTAAATTAACTAGTTTTTCTATTCCTTCTAATGAAGTTAATTGATTATTATAACAATATAATATTTTTAAATTAACTAGTTTTTCTATTCCTTCTAGACTAGTTAATTGATTATAAGAACACCATAATTCTTTTAAATTAACTAGTTTTTCTATTCCTTCTAATGAAGTTAATTGATTATTAGAACATTCTAATTTAGTTATTTTATCTAGTGGTTTTCCTTGTTCCAAGGATATTTCTATGATTCTAGGCACATCCTCCCAGATTTCTTCGCCATAAGGATCAATATCTTCTCTTGATTCTTTAATATATTGATTATATCTTTTAATCATATTAATAATTCTATTTTATTTTTTAAATAATCTTTTAGATATTTTATATATTCTTTGGAAAAATCATTATTAGAACAACTTAATGTTTTTAGATTAACTAGTTTTTCTATTCCTTCTAGTGAAGTTAATTGATTATTATAAAAATCTAATATTTCTAAATTGACTAGTTTTTCTATTCCTTCTAATGAAGTTAATTGATTATTATAACAACTTAATATTTTTAGATCAACTAGTTTTTCTATTCCTTCTAATGAAGTTAATTTATTATCAGAACAATATAATCGTTCTAAATTAACTAGTTTTTCTATTCCTTCTAATGAAGTTAATCGATTATGATGACAATATAATGTTTTTAAATTGACTAGTTTTTCTATTCCTTCTAATGAAGTTAATTGATTATTAGAACAATTTAATTCTTTTAAATTAACTAGTTTTTCTATTCCTTCTAGTGAAGTTAATTGATTATCATAAAAATCTAATATTTCTAAATTGACTAGTTTTTCTATTCCTTCTAATGAAGTTAATTGATTATTATAACAACTTAATATTTTTAGATCAACTAGTTTTTCTATTCCTTCTAATGAAGTTAATTGATTACTAGAACAATCTAATATTTCTAAATTGACTAGTTTTTCTATTCCTTCTAATGAAGTTAATTGATTATATGAACATCTTAATATTTTTAGATCAACTAGTTTTTCTATTCCTTCTAATGATGTTAATCGATTATTAGAACAATATAATTCTTTTAAATTAACTAGTTTTTCTATTCCTTCTAGACTAGTTAATTGATTATAAGAACAATATAATTCTTTTAAATTAACTAGTTTTTCTATTCCTTCTAATGAAGTTAATTGATTATTATAACAATATAATATTTTTAAATTAACTAGTTTTTCTATTCCTTCTAATGAAGTTAATTGATTATTAGAACAATTTAATTCAGTTATTTTGTCCAGTGGTTTTCCTTGTTTAAAAGCGATTTCTATGATTCTAGGTACTTCCTCCCAGATTTCTTCGCCATAAGGATCAATATCTTCTCTTGATTCTTTAATATATTGATTATATTTTTTAATCATATTAATTTTATTTTATTTTTTAGACAATAATCTTTTAGATATTTTATATATTCTTTGGAAAAATCATTATTAGAACAATTTAATATTTTTAAATCAACTAGTTTTTCTATTCCTTCTAATGAAGTTAATTGATTATTATAACACCATAACGTTTTTAAATTAACTAGTTTTTCTATTCCTTCTAATGAAATTAATTGATTATAAGAACACCATAATTCTTTTAAATTAACTAGTTTTTCTATTCCTTCTAATGAAGTTAATTGATTATTATAACAATCTAATATTTCTAAATTGACTAGTTTTTCTATTCCTTCTAATGAAGTTAATCGATTAGAATGACAATCTAATATTTCTAAATTGACTAGTTTTTCTATTCCTTTTAATGAAGTTAATCGATTATGATGACAATATAATGTTTTTAAATTAACTAGTTTTTCTATTCCTTCTAATGAAGTTAATTGATTATGATGACAATATAATGTTTTTAAATTAACTAGTTTTTCTATTCCTTCTAATGAAGTTAATTGATTATTATAACAATATAATATTTCTAAATTAACTAGTTTTTCTATTCCTTTTAATGAAGTTAATCGATTATGATGACAATATAATTCTTTTAAATTAACTAGTTTTTCTATTCCTTCTAATGAAGTTAATCGATTATGATGACAATATAATGTTTTTAAATTGACTAGTTTTTCTATTCCTTCTAATGAAGTTAATTGATTATAAAAACAATATAATATTTCTAAATTAACTAGTTTTTCTATTCCTTCTAATGATGTTAATCGATTATTAGAACAATATAATTCTTTTAAATTAACTAGTTTTTCTATTCCTTCTAGACTAGTTAATTGATTATAAGAACACCATAATTCTTTTAAATTAACTAGTTTTTCTATTCCTTCTAATGAAGTTAATTGATTATTATAACAATCTAATTTAGTTATTTTATCTAGTGGTTTTCCTTGTTTCAAAGCGATTTCTATGATTCTAGGTACTTCCTCCCAGATTTCTTCGCCATAAGGATCAATATCTTCTCTTGATTCTTTAATATATTGATTATATCTTTTAATCATATTAATTTTATTTTATTTTTTAGACAATAATCTTTTAGATATTTTATATATTCTTTGGAAAAATCATTATTAGAACATCTTAATATTTTTAGATTAACTAGTTTTTCTATTCCTTCTAATGAAGTTAATTGATTATTATAACAATATATTATGTCCACATTATTTTTAATTAAAATGTTTTATAATATATATTAATTTTTTTTTCTAAAATCTTCTTTATCTATGCTTTTAATAAAATTATTAACGTTAAAATATTTATCATAAGTTTCTATAATATTATCTAATGTTATTTGATGTATTTGTTTTTCAATCGACCATTTTTTTGGTTTTATATAATATTCTATATTATTGTGTCTATTAATTGATATTGTATCAATTTTATTGATTATAGAATTTTTAACATTTTCGAATTTTTCTTTAGTTAAGAATGATTTTTCTTTTAAAGTTTTATCTAAATTATCCATTAAATATGGCAATTTACTGTCTTCTGTTTCTGTCATTATGACATTAATTCCGGAATAATCGCTCATTCTATTTATATTACATTTTATATAATAAGCCAAACCATGTTTCTTTCTTATATTTTTATATAAAATTGACCCTATTCCGTTTGATAAAATATAATTTATAAAAAATACTGAAGCCCAATTATCATTAATTATTGGTGACACATATATTAATGAAGTTTTATTCATTGAGAAATGTTTTTCGTATGTTATGTTAGAATTATTTTCAAAATAAATATGATAATTGTTTTCAATATTATTCAATTTTATATCTGTTTCAAAAATTGAATTTTTAGAAACGTTGATTATTATAGAAGGTGAATTATAATATTTTGTTCTATATTCACAACAATCTTTTTTAGTTATATCAATTATATCTTCTTTTTTACCTATTGTATTATAAGAATTGAATAATTTTCTATATAAATTTAAAAGATGCGAGGAATTTTGTATATTGAATAAGCTAGTGTACTCTTCAAGTAATGAATTTTTTTCAATAATAAAATCCTCGTCATTTATATAAATATATAATAATTTCTCCAAAAATAAATTCATTCTTGAACAACTATACTTAATTTGTTTGCCACTTGATGAAGAATTTCAGTTTTTCCAATGCCGGGAGCCCCCCAAATATATAAAGCGTGATTTTTTGTTCTTGGTTTGTTTTCTTCGACTCTATTAGCGTTCATTTTATACGCAAAAACGATTTCATCGACCAATTCATCGACATCTAAATTTTCAATACTAGGATCTGGATGTTGTAATGTGATTTGTTTTTCATTGATGTCGAATATGCCAAATTTAAAATTGCTATATTTTTTTTCGGGAATTTCAGTCATTTTATCTAACGAATTGTTAGAAGGTAATATAATTTCAATTTTATTTTTTGGTAATTTATTAGATTTTTTCAAAAATAACGCATAATAAATCCAAGCTGACTTTCTATATTTATTTCTAAAAAACTCTTGAATTTTCATCCATGATTTTTTAATTAAATTTTCATTTAAACTGTATTCTTTCGAAAAATCAACATAACTTTTAATAATTTTCATAATTAAATATTGTTTCTTTTTATATATTAAAAATATAAAGTGTTTTTTTTGACCTTGTTAATAACTAACAGAAGACATGAAAATTTAAACGATTGTTTTATATAAATCTTTTTATAAAGAATATATGAAACAATCGTTTATTTTTCTAATGGATTTTTTCCAACTATAGGTCTTCCTCTAGTTTTACTTTTCTTACTTTTACCTTTCTTTTCTTCTCCTGTTTCTTCGTGAGCGAAATGATTATAAATATCCGGGTATAATTTTGAATCATGATCAATATTAAAATTCAATTTGAAATAATCATTGAAATTGAGTAGATCAGATTTTTGCAAATTATATTCCCTATTTATATTTAATAATTTATCTATATGAGCACTCAACTTATCCACAAAACTATTAAATATTTCAACTGTTTGTTCGTTGAATATACCAATTGGTTTTTTCCTTCTTTTACTAAAAGTTCCAAGTATTACCTTGAAAATATATTCTATTTTTTTATCTGATTTAACATGTTCAATTGTTTTTCTATTATTTAATAAATCGATATTTATTTTAAATTTTTCTTCTTGAAAAAATGGGGGTATATTAAATTCCAATTTATCAATATCTTTTTTAATATTATCCATATATTCATTAAATAATTGACATATTAAATCGATATAAATATCATCCTTTATATTAGCTTTAACTTTATATGTACTTATGTCAATTAATTGACAATATTCTAAAAAATTTAAAATTATTAAACTATACATTTCTACATATTCGTCGTCATTATAATATGACAATCTCTTATAAAGAGGATTTAATACTTCGAAAGATAAATCATCGTTACCTTCTATTTTAATGACAATTTTTTCTAAATTATTATTAAATTCATCGTCTTGCATTAAAAAAGAATTTTTCAACTGTGGATTTAATATATCATAAAAGAATTTAGCAAAATTACTTTCGCCGAAAACAAATTCAACATCTTCTCGCGACGTGTGTAAAAATAAATTAATGATTTCGAGTTGTTTTACATTTAATTTACCCATATAAATAACAGGAAGAGGATCACAATCAAATAAATTGGCATATTCTTGTAATTCAGCATAATCATATTTATATTTATTTCCTTTAACTATACAAGTTAATATTAAATTATTTTTCGGATTTTTAGCATATTCAATGTTTGCTGGACAAGCATCATATGGTGGAAAATATTCAAAACAGAACCACCAACTTCTAGATAATAAATCCGTTATATAACTCGGTAAAGATGCAAAATAATTATAAGCTTGATTATAAAATTTTTGAACTGTAAGATCTACAAAATTGAGAGGATCATTTTTTACTGTTTTTGGTTTTATTATGAATTTTTCACCATCATATTTAACAAAAATTTTACTTCCCTGAATATCTTCATAAATAAGAAGCTGTTTATCCGATATAATACTTATAAATTCTTTTGCACTATCAATGTCGTTGTTTAATTTAACTATTTTTGTCATTGCAATTCTTTTGTTTTTTGAATTTTCTATTATATATATATATATATATTAAAAATTGGTTCCAATTTTTAATATATAGCTTTGATGAAAAATTATTTAACATTCGTTAATGAATCTATTCCTAGATTCAAAATTGGGGATGTTGTTTGTTTTTATAGAAATCCAAATAAAGCAATAGTAATAGATGTAGATATTAGAGATTATTTCTGTCTTTATAGGATTGAATTTCCAGATGGGTATATGCTTTGGACGGCTGAAGATAATTTATACGTCCAAGGTAATTCGTTTTCAAAAAAAGATGAAGATTCTGATGGGGAATTTAGACGATGGAAAAACGGCAAAATACAAGAATCCATTGATCCTTTATCTGGAACAACAGATATTAAGATGAATGTTGAAGGTAATAATTTTCTAATTAATCAACTTATCGATAATATGTCATTAATAGTTCAAAAAAGATCTTCAAAATCATTAAGAATTAAAAGTATATATGGATATATAAATAAAGAAATTCATAGTAGGCACAATCTTTATTATGATACATATTTAGAAATTTCTATGATTAACAAAGATTTTATAACCGCTGAATATAAATCAGTAAATAGTAATATTGTTATAAAAATAAATGACGATATTGTTTATGATATGGTCAGTAAAAGATTCGATAATGAAATTTTATTTGATAAAATAATAACAGAATATAAAAAATATTTGAAAATAAATAAATTTATTATAAAAGAGAATTATTCAAAAAAAGATGATATAGTTTATGTTTATGGAACAGTTGATGAAATTGAATTTCGTTACAATAGAGGAAAAATAATATTAACAAAAGATGAATTTAATTCGGATTATTTGGTTTATGATTATTTAATTTTATTTGATGATAGATTTAATGATGAATTACATTCAGCTGAAGAATATTCAGAATTAAATTTGCCAGATCGATGTTATTATGTGTATAAAGAAAATGTAATAACCGAAGAAAAATATTTAGAAAAAGAACGAAAAAGATTAAAAAATGTTGAAAAATATAAAGAATTTGATCCCTATGGTGAGGAAGACTGGGATTATTAAAAAAATTAGTATATGATAAAAAATTTTAATAACTTTGCGTTAGAATCAGTAAATATGCAAAATAATTTATTTGTAAATGAAATGGATCTTAGACATCTCTTTCAACTATTGAAAAATAGTAAAGATTTGGTTTGTTATGAAATTAATAAAGTTTTATCAGGAAAAGAAATAAAAATTGCAGAAATAACATATAATGAAAAGAAAAATTTATTTTATAACAGATCTATAATAAATAGATTTGTTGTTTTTAATCGAGCTGATAAATTTAATGATGATTATTATATCAAATTCGACGACGACTGTATGATAAAATTGAGTAATAAATTAATAATAGAACATCGATTAATTATACACGATATCATTTCTAATAATTAATATATAAAAAATAAAAAATAGATGATTAAACATTTTAATAAATATATTAAAGAATCCCATAAAGATGTCGATCCTTACAACGAAGAAGATTGGGATGAAGGACTGAGTGAATTAAATCATAATATTTTAGAAGTCACAGATGATATGAATTTTAATGTCAGATTCATTGAAAACGATAATATACCAGGAATAGTAAAACATTTTGAAGAACAAATTAAAGAAATAAATAAAAATATTTATAATTATTTACACCCAGAAGATTTAAGAGAAGAATATGCGTAATTATAATGGAATAATAAATGAATCAAGAAGACGATCTAAAAAAAATAGAGTTGGAAAAGCATGGCCTGAAAATCAAAAAAAATTCAACCAGACATACGTGTTGCCAAAAATATCTTCAGGAATGGAAATGATAGTGTCTGATAGATTTAAATATATTTTAACAAAAATGGCAGACACAGGTAATAAAATAGCGAAGGATTTATTGCAAATATGTGATCAGAAAGTGAAAACGCTATATGATATGTCTTATTTGGATTTAACTCCCCGTGAAGACACTTTATCATATTTACCAAATGGAGGAAAAGATTTACCAGAATCAGAAAGATACAAGAGCAATAAAAGACAACATTCTAAAATATATAAAGTTATTAAAACTATTTTTAGTAATAGATACACTAAAGATGAAGTTAAAAAATTTGTTTCAGTTTATAAAAGTATTTATAATAAAGGGCCTGAACCGCAATACCTTCCTCCTTTAAATCAAGGACAATTAGTTAAAAAATTAATGGAAGACACTAAAAAAGATAAATTGAAATGGGTAAAGTCTTCATCAGCTAAAGGTTGGGTAAAATATGAAACTACACATAAAATTACAGAAAATAAGAATTTATTATTTAGTTTTTATATTTTTAATAAAATACAAGAAAATTATACTTTCTTATCTATACATTTTCAAGATCAGACAAGAAAAGAAAAAGATATATTCATAAAAAATTTTAAATTCAGTGAAATTAATGAAATTGTGGATTTTACAAAGGAAATGATTAAAAAATATAATATAAATTTCGAATGAATTCATCAGACGTTTTAAAAAAATTAATTGAAGATACTGAAAGTGATAAAATAAAATGGGTTGTCACTATAGAAAACGAATTGGTGAAATCTATTTTTGAAAAAGAATTGACACCAAATAAAAAAGTCGTTTTTAAAATAGTATATTATAATCAACATCCAAAAAGTACAAAATTGTATGTATATTTTAATAAAAAAGATAATTGGGGAAGTACGACATTAACCATCATGGATATTGGTGGTAATAAAAAAAGAAATGAAGCTAGAATAGTATCTCAACTCCTAAATAAAATTCTTTTAAAGGAGGAAAAATTAAGGAATGAAGTTGATATTGAATTAGATGATGAATTTGCAATCGGTGATAGAGTAGTTGTTATTAAAGAACAGGATTTTCAAAAAGATGTTATTGTCGGTCAAAAAGGAATTATTGTTAATCAATTCAATAAAGACGGCTTAAAATTTTTAGTTGAATTCGATGACAAGTTTAGTTATCTTCTTATAAATAACGATTTCAATTATGAAATCAATGATAAGAACAATATAAAAAGCGGGCAATGTTGGTTAATGGATCCAAATAACATAAGAAAAATAGGTTATAAAAAATCTAAATAATTTATTGTATTTCTTGTTGATTAATCAAAATCTAATTTTATTATATTTCCATCCGAATCTTTGAATTCATATTCATTGAACTTACTAAAAGATAATATAAACTTTTGATAATTAGTATTCTTCACAGTTATTTTGTTTTCAATTGATATTATTTCACCAAAAGGGATATTATTGTTACTTCTAAATATTTTCATTCCTATATATTTATCCCGTTTTTTATCTATAATATTATCGCCTGAGTCATCATCATAAATTTTTCCATTTTTCCACCATTTTATTCCTTCGTTTAAGTTTTTAAATTGTTCATATGTAGCAATTCTCCTTGTTGAAGGATCTCTTCCGCCTGATAATTTATTGGTTCTAGATTTTCCAGACCTTTTCATCAATCTTTTAAATTGATTCACTGTTGATTTTCTTGGTAATCCGGGCATTTAAAAATCATTAATTTTTGGTCTTATTTTAGTAGATTCCCAATCTCTTAAAAATTTGGCAAGTCCTATTTTTTTAAAATGGTTTATTATTTCTGTTTTTTCTACCATATAAGTCTCTCTTAAATAAATTATTAATTCGTCAATTTTTGACAGAAAAACATCTATTTCCGAATGTTTAGATATGACTTTTAATCCGTCTATTATTTTTATTAGACCCGATAAACTAATACCTGTGAATTCTTTCCAGTTACCAATTTTTTCATCTAAATATTGCGTGTTCTGATTAAAGGTATACCGTTGCCACCCGTTAAGGTCCCCAACAGTTGAAATATTTGATTTTGATTTTTGAGTAGAATTTGTAGTTGTATTTTTTGTTTTTTCTTTTTCTACCTTTTTTAAGTTTAAATCCACTTTTCCTGTTCTTTTATATTCATCTTTCACTGACTGAGGGGCGAATTTAAAATATCCTCTTATTCTGTCTAAATTGTTTTGTTTGCCGATCAAACACATCAATTTCCAACAATTATCATAAGAATTATAATATTTTTTATCTATAATCATATCACTATATATGAGTTTCATTATTTTCTTCGAATCTTCTGGTTTTTGTAAAATGATAGTTTTCTTTAAAACATCTTCAGTGAAATTAAGCTCTGGCATTCCATTTTTATAAGCTTGTTCTAGCTTTTGATGTTCTTCGTCAGAATATAATTTTCTCTTATGTTTCGATAATGCTGGTTTAAGAAATAATAAATTATTCCTAACCTCTTTTGTTCCTTTATTATCTCTTACACCTAGCCATCTAGTATCACCTCGTGTAAAAAACGTAGAAGCTTTTTTATCTCCTCTTTTAACTCTCATAAAGTCATCCAGAAACTTATCCAAAAAATAAGGACTAATTGTTATTTTATTATCATTTAAAAGAGCATTAGACAATTCTTCTACATCTAACGTTTCTTTTTGTTTAAGTCCGACTACTATATCATGAATAGCATCTCTTAATTTTTTAGTAGCCATCTCTGACATATCTTCGTTTAAAAATTCATAATCGTCCATTATTAAATATTAATTTTCACTTAAATACTTTTAATATATACCTATATATAAAAAAAATAATTCAAAAAATAAAACTTTTAAAATAAAAATCAATAAAATAACAAAATAAAGATGCATGAATTGAAATTGAATCTTAAAGAAAAAATAGCTTACAAATCCTTTGAAAACCAAGATAAGTTGAATCAATTTATCCTTGAATATATTTTTAATGCCAAAACAGATAAAATAATATTTAAAGGAGATCCTTGGGAAATAAATCTTAAGCTTCTTAAAAAACTCATAGATAAAGAAAATCCTTTAGTTGAACACGGTGATATTAGAGGAGCTTTTAGAAAAATAATACAAATAACAAAAAATGAACCCCTTTGTGTTATTTACAAAGAATAATCATTTCGTCATTTTATCAATTAAAATTCCTCTATTATAATTTTTATATTTTTCCTCTGATAATTTATCTCCATCTATATAATATTGATTACCAATGCCTGAAAAAAATTCAATAGCTGGACCTCCTTCTCTATGTAATTTATAATTTTTCTTGTATTCTATTCTATTTGAAAATCTATGTATTTGATATTCTTCCGTGCTTTTAAGCCAATCAAGAACACCAATTTCTTCTATATAAAATTTTTCGTCTTTGTTTTTCTTTTTTACCATGAAATTTGAAGATATTCTATATTGTTTTAATTATATTTAATATTGTTCCAATAAAATCCTTTATCCAATTTCCAATAAGATTTCCGCTCCAAATCGGAGCGAACAAAATAATCATCAACATTAAAAAAAGAAAAAAATTTAATATTCTCTTTTTATTCCTTTTTAAATACAATCTAAAAAGAAAAAAATAGGATTTTTTATTAGGATCTACAATCTTGCGTCCGTCATGTAATTGCATAATCGTATAATTGTATTTTTTGTCTTTATATATTAAATTAATCAAGATGTTTAAAAAAAATCAGATATACAATCCATTAAGCATTTTTTATTAATAATTTGGCAAATTGTTAATAAACATTTAATATTATTCATTTCAATTATTGTTGCCGAAAATAATCCTCTAAACTTTTTATTGGAAGGCGTTTTGATTTTGACAAAAATATTTTTTACCTCACCTTCATCATATATAGAGCGAATAATTGTATCTCTGTCTTTCTTTTTCAAAATTTTAAGACCTTCTTCTGTGGTTATTTTCCCTATAACATCATACTTCGATTGAATACCAATAATATCTATAAAGGCTTGATTAACGTCAATTAATTCGCCGGTTTCCAATTTACCTATTACCATTAAACACGGATTCAGATCAAATACTTTATAAAATGTTTCTTCAATTATTCTGAAATTTTCATTCAAACTCAATATATCAATATTTTCTATTGTTATATTTGATGATGATAAATTCATTTCTATATCTTCATGTCCAAGTACCATATACGTATATATTAATATTTTATTATATTAAATTCCGTATTCTATTATGTTATTTTTATCTGAATGAGGTTTATCACCTTCAATTTTTAAAATATCATAAATGTCTTTTGGTTTTATTGTAGTTATAGTAGTAGTTTCAAAGTCTATCGCTAAATATTCGGTGTCGCCTTTATTAATTATAATATCTATTATTCTTAATGTGGTTTTTCCGTCTCTAAGTATTACTATTTTATTTTTCATTTTAATTATTTGTTTTTTGAAGAGGAATAATATCCCATGTATAAATTTTAAATATTTCTATTTTTTTTACTGTTTCAAAATCATCGTCATTCCAATTTTCTTCACAGTAAGGATCAATTTCTGAAAATGTTTGTTCACCACGATTTATTACTTTTTCTTCAGTTCTCCCTGATGCTCTTAATCCCATTCTATAATTTCCATTTAATAATTTAACAGTTTTTCCACATGGAGTATTTAAAATTTCTACATCACCGTATATTTTATTGTCAATCAATTCAATATTCTTAATACTATGACTTATTTCCACAAATTGGACAATAATAATGTCCAATTATCGATTGAAAATCATGGTTCAATTTAAACCAATTAATATAGTTTATTTAAATATAAAGTTCAATTTTGAATTTGTTTAGTTTAATTTTTTAATAAACTTTATATCATTTTATAAATAAATGTTTCATGAAAAACTTATATTTTAATAGTGAAGGGCATAACGGCGACATACATTATTGCAGAGAATATGTGAGAGATATAATAAGAAAAACAGATTACGATAATTATTACTTTTTATGCGAAAACATAAACAATGCTAAAAATTTACTAAAAGATATACCAGAATTAATATTCGATAAATTTAATGATGAATATAATTTAAATGTTTTATCAACAAACCCAAACTACATATACGGTCATTATATTTTAAGAGTAAATGATAATGATTGTTATATAAGTCTACCTATAAACATAGATGTCATGGCTGTACATTTTATATATTCTAATATATATGATGAATTACAAATAACATTAGAAGAATTAAGTCATTATGAACCAAAAATAGACTACAATTACTATAATATAAATAACGTTAATGAATATCTAAAAAATAATATAAGTAATTTTAAAGTATTAATTAGTAATGGCCCCATTCGTTCATATCAATCTGATGATATAGATTTTTCAAAAATCGTAGATTCTTTATCTGAAGATTTTAGAGAAGTGGATTTTATTTTAACTGATAAAATAAATATCAATAAAAATAATATATTTTTTACTTCGGACATCATAAAAAATGATGGATGCGATTTAATGGAAATATCATATTTATCAACATTTTGCCATATTATTATTGGAAGATCTTCTAGTCCGTACACACAAACGATAGTCAAAGAAAACATTAGAGATGTTAACAAAACTATAATTTTTATGACAAAAGCTTTGAACAGTGGAATATATTTCTATAATAATCCAATATCTAAGATATGGATAAATAATTCTGAATTTAATAATGTTTATAACACAATAAAAAATGAAATAAATAAAAAAACAGATATAGATAAATTAATTTCTATAAAAAAAAACATAAATGAAAACAGGATAGATATTAAATGTTTGCAATATTTAGATTCCAAAATGGAAATGTTTTTTTATATTCATGATATATATGAGCATATGGATAGAAAAAAACAAGATGGTAACTGTTATTGTTATCATCGTCTGACTGTCACTGGTAGTGATAGTTACTGGGTAATACCTTATAGCGGATATGATTGGAAAGTTAAAACTAAAATTAGAATTAATTATAAAAATTCGGTTTATGTTAAAGTATTATATTAATCAATCATCTTTTCGATCAAACTTGTTCTTTTTTTATTTTTTAAATAATTACAAAATTGACTATTTCTAAAATAATCATAGGAACGTCTACATTTATAATATTCATTCAAATGTTCAATTTCCATAGGAATAAAGTAATTCAATTCCAATTCCATCATTCTTCCTTTAAATTCTATATAATCTTCCCAAGTGAATTCCATCGTTCATAATTTTTTCACTAATGAATAACTTTCATCATATTCCATGAATATTTCAAACCCCATATTAAAATATAATTTTATTGCTTTATAATTATCCTTATCCACTATTAATGTGACAATATTAAATTCAAGAATATTTTTTGTATACTCAAATATTTTTTCTAATAAATATCTAGCAAATCCTTTGCCTCTATATTTTTCAATTGTTTTTAAATCGTAAATGCTGATGTATTTTCCATTAAACCATTCATCTGGATTCTCTATCTTAAATCCAGATTCAGCTAGCAAAATATCATCTAAAATTACATAAAATTTGTGATTCTTTTCATCCACTACAAATCTTTTTTCTTCAGATTTTTTTTCTTTTAAATATTTAACAAAACTTTGATGTATTCTCATATCCAATATATTATTTATAATTATATATTAAATTATTTCAAAAGAACTAATACCATTTTCATCTTTAACAACATTAATAATCAAATCACTTTCTACTTCATTATTATGTTCTATTACTATTATTTTAGTAATTTTAGTTTTTAATGTTTCTAGTAATTCCATGAATTTATTTATATTATTTCTAAACCATTCTATTAATCATTTATATATAAGTAAAAAATATAAGTTTTTATAATTTATTTAATTTCATGAAAATTAAAAATAAAGAAAATGAACAAAAAGAAAACTTTAGAAGAATTTATACAAAAATCTAAATTAAAACACGATAATAAATACGATTATTCATTAGTTAATTATGTTAATTGTGATACGAAAATTAAAATAATATGTTCAGAACACGGAATTTTTGAACAAACACCAAGTTCTCATTATAAGAGCGGATGTCCTAAATGTGCTTATGTAATTAAAAGTATTACGAAAACAAAAAATGTAGAAAAATTTATTGATGATGCTAAGAAAATTCACGGGGATAAATATGATTATTCGTTAGTAAAATATGTTCATAGTTATAAAAAAATAAAAATATTATGTCCTACTCATGGTATTTTTGAACAAAGACCGTCTCTCCATTTGAGTTATGGTTGTTATTTATGTAACAAATCAGTAAAATTATCACAAGTTGATTTTATTGAAAAATGTAAAAAAATACATGATAATAAATACGATTATTCAATAACAATATATAAAAATACTAGATGTTATATAAATATTATATGTCCAAAACATGGGATATTTAATCAATTATCTGGAAATCATTTAAAAGGTATGGGATGTTCAGAATGTGATAATGATAAAAGAAAAATTAAAATAAAAGATTTTATTGAAAGATCTAATAATATACACAATAATAAATATGATTATTCTACCGTTAAATACATAAATTCAATGTCCAAAATAAAAATAATTTGTCCATCACATGGAGAATTTTCACAAACCCCACATAATCATTTAATTCAAAAAAATGGTTGTCCTATATGTAAAGAAAGTAAAGGCGAAAGAAAAATATCAACATTATTAAAAAAATATAATATAGAATATGAAAGAGAATATATATTTGATAATTGTAAAAATATAAATAAATTACCATTTGATTTTTATTTACCTGATCATAATATATGTAAAGAATATGATGGGAAACAACATTACGAACCAAATGAATTTTTTGGTGGAGAAATAAAATTATTAGAATTACAAAAAAGAGATAAAATAAAAAATGATTATTGTAAAGAAAATAATATAAATCTCGTTAGAA